CATCCGTTTTGATGGACTCCCACGACGATTGATCGAAAAAGCGTGTGATAGCGCGGTCGATTGCGAATTGGTGTAAGTCCGCACCATCTGGCAGCACGTGAACCACGTGCCAGTTACCGTGAATGTCCGTGACAAGAATCTCGCGATCCTTGCCGACCACGTTGGTCTTGATGTACATGGTCAAGTCAGGTGCCAGGTAGGAATCTGGCTGGGAGCGGGCGCCGGTGAGGCACCCGGGATGGGCGGCTGCTGCATCACGGGTTGCGTGGAATCGGGCTCCGGGCTCGCGGCGTCGGGCTCGACCAACCAGCCACCAGGCTTGCGTTCCGCTACCTGGTCGGGCGGCAGTGCGCGGTCGCCACCCAGCATCGGCTCGTTGGGGCCGTTGAGGATGTGTTCCGCGATGTCCGCGATCATCGCGAACTCGTTGGCACAGTTCGCGCACTGCCGGATGACCTCGTGCCAGTTGCCGTCAAAGGCGGCCTTGGTCAACTTGCCCATGTGGTAGACGACGTCGAAGAGCATGATCTCCGGCGACGCGGTGAGCCACCCGTCCGCTGGCTTCGGTCGGTCGGGGCGGTTGCGCCGGATGATCAGCTCGTACATGCAGAAGGGCTGGAACCACTCCCACAGGCGTCGTCCCGACGGGTCGTCGTGACCGGGCGGAACGAGAGGAGGATGTGCAGGCACGCCCTACTCCGACTTGGGCTCGAATGGGGTCACCAACAACGAGATGAGGTGCTCGTCAAAGAACGAAAGAGCCTTGCCCATCTCCATGTTGTTGGTGTACGGCACCGTGTTCTTGTACACCAACTTACCCTCCGGGTACTTGTCGCTAGGTCCCGACACGTGAAGGTACACGTCAGTTTCGCCGATCTTGTACTCGATCGTGGCGACCGTGCGCAACTGACCAACAGGTTGCACGGTGATCTTGCCGCTCACGGGCGGCCGTCCGATGTCAAGACGGTACGGCCACAGCAGTTCGCAATCGTGCTTGACGGCGATGTTGTGAAGGGCCGTGAGAATCTTCTCCTGCATGGTCTGCAGGCTCAACTTGTGCATGAGGCTCATTGGCTTGTTTACTCCTTGTATACCAGGCGAGCAGATAATAGAGATTATCCTGAAAACACCGGTGTCACCAGGGTGCCGGTGGCGAGGTCGTAGGCGAAGTGCACGCGGGTCCAGCCCCGATCTTCGGCGGGCACCATGTGCTCGCCCGTGCGAACGATCTCCCAGAACTCCGCGGGCGTGGACACGTCCTGGGTGTGCATGGGGTCTTCTTCGAAGTCCGTGCCCGGGTTGTTGGGGTCGTGCACCACGTTGTAGAGCACGAGGAAGCGCTTGGGTTCGACGTGGTCTTGCAACCACTCGTCTTCGATCAGTTGAGGCTCGTGCTGCTTGATGAGGCGGTCATATGTGGGCCGGTATGTCATCGCGGCAGCTCCGCCATGAACTGCTTGAAGCAGTCCGAACAGAGCTTGTACTTACCGGTACGCGGCCCCTCGCCGCTGACCACCTTCTTGGTCGTGCCGCACTTCGTGCAGATACGAGCGGCCTCGCAGCGCTCGCACTTTCTGACGCCCAGGCGCGGCTCCTTGGTGACCAGGCCGAAAGTAGGCACCGTGGTGCCGCAAGCGGAGCGCGCCAGGTTGGTGCCGTCGTCCACCACCTGCAGGTGAGCTATGCCGTTGGGGTCCCCGAAGCGCTTCATCTCTTTGGCTTCGGCCCAACCGAGAATCTTAACCTTCATGCCACTCTCCTGACCAAGGCCAAGCACTCCGCGGGCACGGTCCATGCCGTCAACTGCTCGCGGCCGTCGATGAACCACTTCACGGCGATGCCGGGACCGTTGAGTTGCTCGCGGTCCTCGTAGACCACGCCCTCGTCACCAGGCTTGATGGGACACAGGCCGTCGTCCAGGTCGTCATCATCGAGCTGTACCAGGAGCACACGCGTACCTGGCTTGTAGACGGTGGCCGACAGGTTGTACGACGTGGAGAGCTGCTGAACGAAGTCCGGCATCTGCTTGTGGATGTCTCCGTCGGGCGACAGCCACTCGTTGGTGTCGCGGCTCCAGGTCCAGCCGAACCACAGGCCGATCAGCCAGTTAAGCCGCCAGCGCGCGTCGTCGCTGCGATCGTTGGCGGCCACACCGATCTCGATGATAGGGGGCAGTTTCATCGACCCAACTCCTTCTTCACGAGCTGCTTGATGCCGCGCAGCGTGTCGGCGCACAAGCGCTTGCCGTTGCCGATGCGAGCCTCCCAGCGGACACCACACGCGCGGGCGCGTTCGTTGGCCGGTTCGAGGGCTACCCCGAAGTAGGTGCGCTCGCCCATGGCTACTTCCTCCTCCGCTTGCCGCCGGCCTTGCGTTCCTGCAGCGCTTCCGGCTCCGGCGTGAAGCCCCGGCCAGCACATGCCGCCACGTACCGCATCTGCAGCTCGTCCAGCGCGTAGGTCTCGCCCAGCAGGGTGGCCTTGCCATCGCTCGTCAGGTGGCGGCACAGCATGCGGATCTCGTCGAACTGGTCGTCATCCAGTTCGTGGTCGGCCGACGGCTGGGGCGTGAACTCGCCGGTCTTGTGCAGGTCGGTGGCCGCGCCCAGGAGTCCGCCAATCATCAGTTTAGCGTACACGAGGTCTTCCGGCCGAACGATGCCAAGGCAGGCGTCGGTGGCAACACCACGCATGATATGCGCCAGGTCTTCCGTGAAATGCTCGAACAGCTCACGTGGGTTCATGTTTTCCAAGTTCTTTTCCGTCATCGTGTTCGACTCCTTATCCGTGATCGTTCGTCAGATTCCAGTCCGACGACGTCATCTTGACCGATTCATAGTGAAGGGCTTCAATACGATCTCCGACGGGCAACACGTCGATCGTGCCCAGTTCGTACGACGACATGATGCCCTTCTCCTTGTAAGCCTCGACGCCGAGTTCGATGATGCGCTCCAGTATGACCTTGGCCGTCATACCTGTCGTGTCGGTCTCGATCTCGACGGGAATCTTGAAGCGATTCATTCGCTCTGCCCTTCGACCTGCTGGGTATCCGCGCCCTCCACCATCGACTTCAGCACGTCGATGACGGCGTCGTCGGCGAACATCATGACCATGTCGTCCGGGATAATCACGTCGAACACCTGGCGGGCCGCCGTACGGCGCACGTGGGCGATCCGCCCGGTGCGGTACGCGTCCTCCAGCTTGAGGGTGTCGTTGCGCGTGCCGCTCTTGTTCGGGTCCACACCGACGATGGCGACGAACCCATTGTCGTAGTGCTTCTGGCACTCCTGGCACAGGCCGTAGCCCGTGAGCGTGTACTTGTCGAACACGGCCTTCATTCGCGTGTTGATCAACAAATTGTTCGTGTCGAACTTACGCGCACACACCTGACACAGGTGCTGCTCCAACGTGACGAAATTTTTATCCACGTGATACTCCTATCTAAAGCCAGACTACATCGTCCGGCAGGTACTCGTCGAAGTATCCGTCCTCAAAACGGATGCCTATGGTGTAGTGGTTTTTGCGACGATCGCTGTAACAGTGATGAGTGATTTGACGAAGCACACCAGCTCGTCCCGGCATTTGACGAGCGGCCACACGTTGACCGCTCATTGCCACCGTGCCGTCGGCCAGCACGCGCTTGAGGCCGAAAAGGCTCATCGCCTGATCGCGTGTCATGCGCCCTTTGTCGAGCATCCGGTCAACGACGTGCCAGGCGTCACGCACGTCGTCTTCTGGCGTGAAGATGAAGTCCGAAGCATCTTCCACGCTAGTACCCGCCGACGTCTTCAACGTCAATGAACGTACCCTTCGCCACGTGCTCGTTGAGCGCCATGGGGATGAGCCACTTGAGGTTGGGGACTATGTCGTTACGCAAGCACACGAGGTCCGTGTCCACGACCACGATGGGTTCGTCAGTCATCGTGCGGACGGCCTCGATCACTTGTGACCGGCCAACGTAAAAGAAGACTTCCCACGTGTCGGCACGCCACAGCCGCACGAACGGCACCCAGCCGTAGAAATCTACACCAGCCTCTTCGCGGAACTCCCGCTCCATGGCGGACGGTACGCTCTCACCCTCCTCGACCTTGCCGCCGATCCCGTTGAGCTTGCCAGCCTGCCACGATGGTCGTCTCTTGAGCACGAGCGCGACCGACGACCCGTTCTCGCTGAACAGGAAGCCCGCAACGTAGCGTTGCATCTACGTGTCCTCCGGCGGCCGCGGTATAGGCCCGCACTCGTTGGCACGATAGTCGTAGCGACCCTTCTCCAGCGTGGCCTTGATGCGCGCGAGCGCGTCGATATGAAACTGAATCTCCTTGAGGGCCTCGTTATCCAGGTCTTGGTTCGCGGTCTGGTGGAAGCGGTGCAGGTTCCCGAAGCGGTCCTTCTGTTCTTCGGGAACGGCCTCCACGCGGCGGTCGTTGCTGTGCCAGGCACCGACGAGGCGGTAGTAGTTGTTCGACATGGTGCTCCTCGCTACTCCACGTAATAAAGCTGGTCCGCGTCGTCGCTCTTCACGTGACGAATGTCTTCGCGATCGACACCGATGTCAATCACGAAGTGCGTCTCACCCCAGTTTCCGATGCGGAAGCCAGCCGGGTCGTGACCGTTCTGGGTCGAGTCCAGGATGAACTCGACGCGGCCCACTGCGTACATGGCGTCGCCGTCTTCCAGATACTGACGCACCTCGGCCTCCGCGTGGCAGGAGCCACACCAGGGCTTGCCTTGGGCCATGCTGGCTTCGAAGTCATGGCCTACTTCCTCTCCGGCGGCGTTCAGGTCGCGGCGCACGTTGGCCGTGACGCTGAACATGCCGGTGGTGCACCCCTGCGGGCAGACCAACTGCTTACGCATCGCGCAGGGCCTCCCGGTGCTTCTCGAAGATGGCTTCCATCGTGGCCGGATGGGCGTTGAGCAGGTCCACGAGGTGCCGCGTCATCGCGTCGGCGTGTTCGGGCGTCGTCTCGCCCGTTCGGTTGACGCTGATGAACGGCTCGCCGTTCTTGTAGATGTTGCGGCCCGGCTCGTACGTGAAGCTGCCCGTGCACGGGAAGTCCCGCAACGTGTCGTTCCACACGGCCACCGTGCCGTCGTCGTGACCACGCCCGTCATGAATGTTCTGCTGGTGTTGCGCGCTGATGGCAAGCATATGGCCCTTCGTCTTTTCGACCTGCTTGCAGTTCTTGCACACGCCGCAGCGATTATTCTGCACGCTTATCCTCCTCGTGCTTGGCGATCAACTCGTCGAGGTAGCGCCACAGCTCGTCGTCGTCTTCGAGACCGTGCTTCTCCTTGACGTTTGTGATCGTCTCCTGCATTCCGTCCTCGTCCTCGAAGTCGAGTCCGCCGCGCCACAGCTCCAGCAGGTGAGCCTTCGCGGCGTCAAGCCACGTGGTCTCGCGCAGGATGAACTCTGGGATGGACTCGGCCGAGAGGGGCTCGGTGCTGAATACCTCCGCCGTCGCGACCTCGTCATGCTTGATGTAGTTCTGGAGGTCTTCGTAGGCCGCCTCTTTGGCGCGCTCGACCTGGCGCTCGTCATCCAGGTCCACCGTGTAGGCGATCTCGATGCCCACGCGGCCCAGCCGGGGCTTGGCGGGCGCGAAGTGCGCGAGCACAGCCTCGGCCAAGGCCCGCGCGTCCGCGGGGGTGACGTCCACATCGGGCTGATCGTCCGTGTTCGCGAGGATGAACTTCGCTTTCTCGATGAGTTCGTTTTGCATTTTTACTACCTCTTTCTCGACATAACGTCGATTATCTGGCCTAGTAGACCCGCTTGTAGACGGAGCCCTGGGCGTGGCCGGACCAGACGAAGACCTTCGGCTCGGCGTTGGGGTCCGACACGACGATCACCTCGTCAGGGCCTTCGCCGTACTTGTCCTCGCCCGCGCCGCTGACGTCCAGGTCGCGGTCCTCGGCGTACTCCTTGATGGTCGTGAAGCTGCACTGGCCGCCAACGGGCGGCAACTCGATCTTGGTGCCCATGTCGGGCCTCCTTTCCAGATAGTTGCTGTTATATCGATCCTGCTGCGGCTGCAAACGTCGCGGACAAGCCGTCGGCCGCGCGTGATAGGCTTTCGGCAAAGTCAACCAGTCGTCGTGCGGCCAAGAACACCTCGTCGCGGTCGATCCTTGGTTTCGTCTTTTCCAAGGCCGCCCGCACGAGGCTCTCTTTGGATGCAGCATCGAGTGCTGCAAGGACCTTCATGGTTTGAAACGCAACGTTCTGCGCTCGTCGAGCAACGAGGTCGGCGTGCTCGATGGCATCATAGAACTCCGGGGTCTGCGCGGGCACGGTCCCTCCTTTCTTCAGACAATTTCTGTTACGTGCCTACAGGCGGCCCTTATTAGCGACACGCTTGTTCAAGTCTTCGATCGCCTTCTCCTTCTCGTTAGCGCCCCAGTAGTTACCGTGAGCCCACTCGTTATCGCCTTCGCGATACGCCGCGGTGACCCATTGGTTACACCAGAACACGAGGATGTATCCGATGTCCTTGCCGTCTTGACGATCGGTCTTGACGAACCGCTCTGGTGTAACACCATTAACGACGTGTTTCATAGGTTTAGAGCACCTTTCCGAGCACAAGGCCCACGAGGAACCACACAAGGCGCAGCACCCACTGCACCTTGCGCTCACGACGGACGGCCTGTTTGAACGAGAGACCGTGGTAGAGCCAGTAGTTCAGGCTACGCACGCTCATCGCCACGGGATCTCGTTGGTCGAGGCTTCCAGCCCGTCGGCGGCTTCACCCCAGGCTTCGGCCGGCGTCTCCCCGTACCACTTCGTGGTGCCGCCGTTGATGACGATGTCGTGCATGCCGGTCGGCCGTCGGACGACGCCGATCTCCCAGCCCGACGGCAGGGCGGCCAGGGCTCGCGTCTTGTTCACGTGGAGGTCGCGCAGCTCCTGGGCCTGATCCCGCATCTGCTCGAACTTCTCGTGCAGCGCGTACGCCTGCGGGTACAGCTCCTCCAGGAAGGAGCTGTCGAAGCCGATCGACTCCAACCACGCGGGGGTGTCGGGTGGCGCCATGCCCTGGCCGCGGAAGTTCTCCATCAGGTTCGTGAAGTCGTCGAACGTGGTGGTCCACGTCGTCAGGGTCTCCACCAGCTCGTCGAGACGCGCTTCTTCCTTGGCGCGCTTGCGCTCCACTTGCGCCTGCGCGGCGGCCGCGATGAGGGGGACGAGGTCGTTCATCGACACGCTCTCGCCCTTCATTTGCGCGAGCTGGCCGAGGATCTCGTCGGTGGTGAGGGGTTTGGTCTTGGTCAAGCGATGCTCTCCGTCAAACCGTCGGCCTTGAACGTCACTTGCACGTGAGCGTCCAGAGCGAACGGGCCTTTTAGGGTGCCGTGTATCGTAACGTCGTGCGGGTCTTCGGTACGCACGTATCGGTAGTCTTCTTCGCGAAGGCTCTCCACGAAGTTGCCGATAGGAAATACACCGGAGTCCCCGTTTCCTTTAGGGCCCCAGTAGTCCCAATCGACGTTGTTCCAGATGAGCAGCACGTGGCCTTTGCGTGCAAAGCGACGTGCCTGATCAACCAGAGCTTGTGCCTTGGTGTGCTGCTTCACGGTCTCGAAGAAGTTCAACGAGACCTTTGGCGACAACGCCAGGGCGACGGTGCGGTGGAAGTGGCGCGGCTTTTCGGCCATCTACTTGTTCCTCGGATCGTGAAGACCGCGGCCCAGCGTCAACAAGACGCCCATGGTCAAGGCGTTCTTGTGAAGGCCGTGCTCGCGCTCGTCGTCGGGGATGGACTCGCGGTAGGCGTCCCACATCAGCTCGAAGGCCGCCTTGAGGTGCGGCAGCGCCTGCTGCATCTTCTCCTGCACGCCCGGGACCGTGTGGACCTGCTCGCTCCACTTCTCTACGTCGGTCACGATGCCGTGCAAACCACCTTGCCGGATGCGCAAGCGCTCCGTTTCGGCGCGCCGCTGCCGCAGCGTCACGTCGGCCAGCTTCTCCGAAGACGACCAGTTGTGCCACTCCAGAAGGCGGTCGGCCGCCGCCTTCTGGCCGTTGTACTTCTCGAAGCTCTTGCCCGGCTGCATCAGCAGCGTGTCCGGGTCGCATGGCCGGCGGTCGGACGGCAGGAACGCCTTCCAGCGACCCTGGCTCTCGTGCCGCACGTCACCGATGTGGGTGCCGTCCGGCAGCTCGATGCGGTAGTAGGTGATGGTGCCGCCGGGGCGGGGATCGACCTGGGCGGTCTTCTTGAGGATCGTGTACACGGCTACGACTCCGTCTTGTAGGTGCCGTCGTACAGCGCCTTGTTGCCCGGGAAGTCCGGGTTCGGGTAGGCCACCAGGTAGATGTAGCCGCCATAGCTGCGTGCCTTGATGACGTAGCCATTGGCGATGTACACCGTGTGGTGCGTGTCGTCGTGGTTGCCCACGTCCTTCTTGTACAGCTCCTTGGCGGACTTCTCCAGCGCCTGCCCCTTCTCCAGGGTCGCGAGCATCTTCTGTCGCAGCTCGACCGGCCCGAAGGAGTCCCGGTTGGTGAGGGGGATGTCGAACTTCCCCTTCTTGAGGTTCGAGCTGTCGTAGACCGCTCGTGCGCCCCACGCGAACGGGCAGTTCGGCGGCAGCGCCGCGTCAAGGCCGAAGGTCAGCTTGGTCTTGGTGGTCATGGGTGATGGACTCCTTGTCGTGAGGCGGCTGACGGCTATCCAGCCACCAGATGGCCGCCAGCAAGAGGATGGCGATGGGGATGCCCGACCAGACAGGCCAGCCGGGCGGATAGGTGAACGGGATCACGGGCTACTCTCCCGGGAACTTGGCCGCGCGATCGCGCGCACGCTCCAGCTCGTAGTCCCGGTAGAGCCGGCCGCTCTCCATGCGGTCCAGCTCGCCGTGCGACACGTGGCCGAAAGGCCGCACGTGTTCGAGCACCCCTTCGAGCGTCTCGACATCGGCGCAGTCGCGGACCACGATGCTCTCGTTCGACCGGCCACCGGGCCGCGTGACACGCACGGGCCACACGAAGAACGAGTTGCCGTGGATGTCCTTCTTGTAGGGATCCACGGTGTAGCCCAGGTTCTCCAGCTCGCGCTTGGCCTCGCCGAAGCGCTGGCGGATCACGCGCTCCATCAGGCCCGTGCTCGACGCCTGCAGGTGGATGGGGTTCTCCATCACGCCGCGATGACGCTCGCGGTACGTCACGAGCGCCGTGATCAGGTCGTCGATCTCCGAACCGAACACGCGGGTGATCGAGGTGCAAACCTCGCCAGCCACGTGAATCTCGATCTGCTCCTTGTCCTTGTTCATGCCAACCTTGTACGGCTCTTGCGGATGGACCTCCATCCGGCCGGCGATGATGGGCGTCAAAGGGGGAACCGTGGGCTCGTTAGTCGAAGCCATTGTCGTCATACTCCTCGTCGGTGAACACGTTGCGCAGCTCGTGACGAGCGGCAGCACCCGTGAGTTTGGGTAGCGTGTCGAGGTCCACCTCGACCAGAATGCCGAACCGTTCCGCCATGCGCGTGGCGTTGGGCCGGACAACCTTGTCCCAGCCCGCGCACAGCACGTTTTGGCGCTTCTCGTAGATGGCCTTGTGGCACGGGAACTGGCCGCCCTGCTTCGTCTCCCGGATGATCTCCTGCAGGCGGCCAGGCCGAAGCTTGAGACCGCCCACGAAGGGGCATTCGGGGCATGGACGGTCGCATATCTTGACCTTGTTCTCGTAGGGGTCAGTCGGTGCAGGCATTGCGCTCGCGCTTGACCTTCTCCCACATGTTGCCGGCCTTACTAGCGTTGTTCGAGTGCATTTCGTGCAGCTTGTCGTAAATGTGCATCAACTCCGTCAATGCGTCGCGTCGAGTCGCGTGAATCCGAGTACGCGCGTACGTCGATCCGTCGCTGGTGTGGAACCAGTCGTGGTCCGGGTCCTCGCTGCGGTTATGAGCGCTTGTTACCGTAACGTGAATGACCTTCTTGGTAGCCTTCTTGTTGACGACGACCCAGCCTTCTTTCGGGTCGGTTGGCGCACGTTCACGGTCCCACTTGGCGATCTTTTCTTCATGCTCTTTACTACGCCGCGCTTCTTCAGCGCGGTAGCGTTCGTAGAAGTTGGGGTTTTCACTCATAGCCTATCTCCTTGACCGACCACCGCCTCACCCACGATGGATGAAGCGGTGGGCGGCGCCGTCACACCCTAACGGCCCTTGACCACGTCCTGGAGGACGTCGAGGAAGGGCCGTGGGTTCTTCGGATTGCTGCGCGTACTCGCCCGCCACATCTGCGCCGTCACCAACGCACGCGCCGCATCCCACAGCTCGTTGAACGGGAAGGGGTTGTCGTCGAAGACGAAGCCTTCGAAGGCCAGCTCAAGGTTCACGTACGGCTTGACCAAGCCCACCTCGACGGTGTCCACGCGGACGAGCCACGTGTTGACGTCGGGAGCGGGCGAGAGGCTGACGATGCAGGGGCCGTCGTAGAACGGGAACTTCGCCGTCATGGCGTCGCCTCCGGCATCGGCCACCATTCGGCCTTCGGTCGCGTGCGGAAGCCCTTCACGGCGAGTAGGGCGGAGTAGGGGTAGTTGAGCAGACCGTCGGGCGGCTCGTCCTTGAGCTGCAGCCACAATGCAGCCAGCGCCTCCTCCACGTACACGGGCAGCATGTCGGGCCAGACGCTCGACTGCAGCAGGGGCGCGTCGGCCTTGCCGGTGACGAGTTCGCCCTTGTGCACGTAGAGCGCTCGCACCTCGAACGGAATCCACCGCGGCTCGTCTGCGCCTGCTTCACGCGGCTGGCACCACAGCTCGATCGCCACATTCGGAGCCTGCTCCTTAACGAGCTTGAGAACCGGATGGGGCGACATATCGCCCGCTTTCAGCTTTTCAAACATGCTTTGTCCTTTTCCACCTTCGCTTTGTCGAGAAGGTCTTTCACACGTGCCCCCAACACGTACAGCTCGTTCTTCAGTTGCGTCACGCTGTCGGGGGCGTAGCTGACCTTGCGGGTTTCGGTGATGATGTCGGAAGCTTTCTTGACCTTGGCAAGCATCAGCTCCAACTCGTCGTACACCTTGGTGGTGCCACGTGCCAGCTCGTACGTGGACCACTGCATATTCGTCCAGCTAGACGCTTCGAGCACGGCCTGTCCCGCTTCGCCCTTGCTCGTGAACGAGAGGTCGGGCGTGCCGAAGCGGTAAATTTGACGAAGCGGCATGCCCTTGGGCTCGACCGCAGCGTGCCACCAGTTCCCCAAAGGGTCGGGCCAGACGTAACCGATGGGTGTGCCATCAAAGGCCAGCGTGTAGGCGACCAGGTTGGGGGACTGGTGGTGCTTGGTCTTGTTGTACTCCAGCTCCGGCATCTACTTCGTCTCCACGAACTGAACGTGGCCGGGGTCGATGCCTTGCTTCCAGTAGCCGGGCTGGCCGGTGGGGCCCGCGCTCTTCTCGTCGTGCGTGAACTCGACGTACCAGGTGGGGTCCTGGGGGTCGTTGCTCACGTTGTTGCGGGACTTGACCGGACCGCCGTAGACCTTGCTCCCGACGGTGATCTGAACCAACATGTTGGTGCTCATTCTATCTTCGCCCTTTCTTCTGTGTAACGGAATGTAAAAATCGGTTGCGTCCGGGCGGGGCGGGCGCATCATGTCCTTGTAAGCCAAAATTCTTTGGAGGGCCTGTCCGTATGCCCCAGGACATCGTGCGTCAGATCCAGCAACTCATGGCGAGCGACGAGAAGCGCCACCAAGAAGAGATGCAGGTGCTATCCACCGCCTTGACGCCAGCTCCCGCCGTGGTGCGAGTCGAAACGCTGCGCGTCAACCCGTCACGGCGAACGAAACCAGCGTGATCAGGTCTTTGGTGGTGCGCGCGGCCGTCTCGTTCCCGCAGTCATCCACCTCGATCACATCGAACACCGCGAGCGGCTTGGCGTGGAAGAACTCGTCGAGATCCTCGATCACGACGAACCCCAGCGTGCGTTGAGGCGTGCGGTCGTAGAGGACGACGCTGAACGTCCACGTGGGCGTCTTCATTCCACGTAGTCCACGAGGTTGGGCCACGTGACCTTCGTGCCTTCCTCGTTGCACGACATCTCGCTCTCCCAGTCGAAACCGTCGTGGATGCGCCACCACGCCTTCTCTTGCCCGGACCAAGATGCCGGCAGGTCGTCGATCGACGGCGGGTGTTCGGTGTAGGTCAGGCCACCGCCTCCGAAGTCTCGCCACGGTGGATCGGCCGCGAAGCGGAGAGCCATCTCCGCGGCCTCGCGTTCCGGGTTGGGCGTGTCCACGTTGATGCCGAAGTCGGTGAGCACGCCCAGGCACCAGTGCCCCGGAAGCTTGACCTGTTCCTTGCCGGGTTCGTACGGCGTGTACTTCTGGAGCAAAAACGACACGTGGAAGCGCCAGCGGCTGGGCTCGTGCGTGATACCCACGGGCGTGACGACGAGCAACACGGCGTCACCCAGAGAAAACATCTTGCGGACCGGACGGTAAGTTTCAGTGTTCGGCATACCGAACTCCTTTCAGTTAACGGCGAAGGTTGAGCAGCAAGACCTCTAACTGCACAATGCGTTGAGCGGTACGTTCACGATCCACGTGAAGTTGACGACGGATGGCACGCTTCAATCGTGCGTGCTCCGTGTCGAGGACGTCCCGAACGTGTCGCTCCGGCGACACGTCGGGAGGGAAAGGGAAGTTCATCGGCGGTGACGGCGGTTCTTCTTGCGGGCCTGCCGCTCTGCCTTGCGCGCCTGCTTCTTCATTTCCTTGGCGCCTTTCGGCTTCTGGGGCTTGGGCTCGACGTACTGCACGACGCGGTACTTCTTGGTCTTGGTGTTGACCTTGACCGGGGCCTCGTCGAGGTCCTCCGGTTCCGCGGTCGCCACAGCGGGCATCCGCGTGGCCGGTAGCATGCCCATGGCGTTCTTGTAGGCATCCATCTGGGCCCGCCCCCGTTCGGCATCCTCGTTGCCCAGCTTGTGCCGGATCTCGTGGCGCACGCCGTCGATCGTCGCCACCGCGTCGGGCGGATCGGCCTGCATCTGGGCGAAGTCCTTCATCTTGTCCGGCCCAACGCCGTAGTTGAGGGCGAAGTCGCGCGACTTCTCGTCGTGGCGCTGGAGTTCCGGCAGACGTTCGTAGGCGGTCAGCCAGGCCAGGTTCGCCGTACCCGCCGACCCCAGCACGCGGATGAGCTGCTTGCTGGGATCGTCGGGGTCGGGGCCATCCGGCATGATGATCTGCCAGAGGGTCCCCTTCTTCGAGGAGGCGGCCTTGGGGTAGACCGCGAGCACGTGTTCCTTGGGAGTCGGCATGGGTTAGGGCTCCTTGGTAGAGGCTGCTTCCAGCAGAGCCAGGGCCTTGCGGAAGTAGTGATCGATGGGGTGAGGGTTGAACAGGTCGTTCGACCCGGCGACGGCCCGGTCGAGTTTCTGCATCAGGACCAGCTCCGGGAGTGCTGCCATCTCCCGCTGAAGCTGGGCCAACAGTTGATGCTGACGGCTGGAGTGCGAGTTGCGCTCGCACTCCAGCTTCGCGTACCAGCCCAGGAAGAAGTCGTGAAGGTCCGTGTACACCATCACGCGCACTTCTCGATCGTGGGCGCGAGGCCCGTGTCGATGTCGTGCGACAGCATCGGCGCGTGTTCGCGCGCACGCCACTCGCGCACGTTGGCGCAGTAGCGCTTGAGGCTGCACGTGAGCACGAAGCGCGAGTTGTGAGAGGCCGTCGCGTACGGCAAGCTCTGCGATTCGAACCACGGCGTGGACGAGTACGCGGCCGTGCGCCAGCGATAGTTTTCTGCGCCGTCACGGAGGCAGCCCCGCTTGAAGTCGGCGTCGAACAGCTTGAACAGCACGTCCTTCGGGATGGACGCTTCGAGCTTGTAGATGTCGGCGATCTTGTAGGGCCGCTTGCGGTGCGCCTTATCCGCCTCGTACCACGCGCTCCGCATCCGCTTGACGCGGCGGTAGAGCGAGCGGTACTGGCGCCATTCGGTCTTGGTCATCAGAGGCTCCTTATAGGTCGGGCGCTTCGATGTGCAGCGACTCGAAAACGCTGGTGTAGAGCGAGTGCGCCTGGTCGGCGCGGAGGTCTTCGCTGCGGCCGGTGTCGCTGGCCCAGGGTCCGTTCTCGTACCGCTTCTTCAGCGCGCTCACGAGGCCCGGGAACTGCTTGGCCGACCACTCGTAGATCCGGCGGCCGTTCGGGTCGGTGCCCACCTCAAAGCGCCCCAGGTGGCCCTTGTAGGCGGAGTTCAGCACGAGGTACTCCTCGCTGCAGTCGTGCGCCGTGATGCGGTACTTGCCGTCCACCTTGACCCGGGCGATCGCCAGATCGAGTTTGGGCACCTTGCCGCCGTAGTAGTACGTGATCCAGTCGCCGTACTCGTTCTTGGCGAGCAGGTGCCCGGGGATACCATCGACGGTGGGCGTGCCCAAGGCCGGCGCCAGGTCGTTGTCGGTCGCCAGGGCCGGCGCAAGGTCCGTCATCGATCCCCCAGCGCGGGCGCCAGGCCGCTCGTCGTATCCTCGCCGACGGCATTGTCCGGGCGGATCGTGAAGCCCTCGACCCACTCGTGCTTGTTGCCGTGCGGGTCGGTGAGCACCCAGCTCTTGAGCTTCCACTTGCGGGCGAACGGCACCTCGGCGAGGATGGCGTTCAGCGGCTTGGCCGTGGACACGGTCTCGTACCCGCAGTTGTACAGCTTGAGCGTGTTGGTCTTGTGGTCGAGCGTCGCGATGACGTTGCCGAACAAGATGTACGTCGAGACGTCGCCGTGACTGGTCACGGTGTGGTTCGTGCCGGAGCCACGTTGGTTCGCGGCGAAGCGCTTCGCCATGTCGATATGAATTGCCATTTGATGGTTCTCCTTACAGGCCAAAATAGCGCTTGATGTCGCGCAGACGATGAGCCACGTAGCGCAACTTACCGGTCTTCACGTTCTTGACCTGCCACTTGCTGCCCTGGCGGACCAGAGCGAGCCCTTGTTGCTGGGCGTGGATCCCCAGCTCGACTCTCATGGACAATGTACTACTCCTCGTCTTTGGGTGGGATGCGGTAGCCCAGGGCTACCAGGGCCGCGCGGACATCGTCTTCGGTAGGGTCCGCGACGGTGGTGTCGTTGGTCAGCTCCAGGGCCTGCTGGCGGTTCTGCCAGAGCCACTGGTGCACCTGGTCTTCGATGCCCTGGATGGGCCTCGGCCACCAGCCGATCTTGTGCTCGATCGTCCGGTAGATGTTGTCCAGCTCTTCTTGCCGACGAAGCTTGTAGTAGTGCTCTTCGTCGGCCACTGGATACTCCTCCAGGCCGTCGCACCAGTGCTTGATCACCCGGAACATCCGGGTGGGCTGCAGGTCGGCGTCGAGGGCCCGGAAGGCCAGGTGCTCGACCCAGCCGCTGGCGAAGTGCTGCAGGCGCAGCACCTCCCAGTCGTTCACCAGCTCCGGCATCGTGTCCAGATGCTTGAGCAGCGCGACGGCGTTGCTCTTCGCGAGCAAGTTGGCGTCGCGCGTCAGGAGCACCGGGCCCAGCGCCCAGTGCGTGAACATCTCGTCTTCGCCGTGCTTGCCAGCCGGCACGTCGGAGAAGAACATCACGTGGTCGGGCCGCTTGAAGACCTGCATGATGTCCTCGTGGGTGATGTCCACGCGCGCCAGGTCGTCGTCCGTGACCATCGCTAGGACTCCCAGATGATGTGCTCACGGCCCCGGCTGTGATGGTGCACGGTCTCTGCCAGGCTGATCACCTGCTTGGCCGTCGCGGGCTTCAAGGTGCCTTCCGGCCAACCGGTCACGATCTCCGAACTGGCTTCGTTGCGCCACGTGACTTTGATGACGAACCACGTGATGTCTTCGGTGCCGAACTTGCCTTCCCGGGCCATCGCGATGGCGTTGCGGGCGCCGCGATCGGTGTTCAGGTAGAACAGGTGCGTGCCCGACGGACGGACGGACCAGGCGAACATATCGCCCTTGCGGGCCATGCTGATCAACTCCGTGTCGATCACGGTGAAGTCGGCGATGTGGTGCGTCAGCAGCTCCGGGCGCTGCCGGATGGCCTGGAACATCTGCTGGATGATGTTCAGGGTACGCGGCGGCTCCGGGGCCTGGATGCACTCGTCCAGGCGTTCGCGGGCGGCCTTCTTGGTGAGGCGGGTGGTAGTGGGCATGGCGGACCAGCCTTTCGTAAAGGGGGCGCGGCAGTCGTCTGTACCGCGCCGGGTGGGGTTAAGGGGTGGGAGGGCCGAAGTCCTTGCCGCGGTCTTCGTTCACGCGGTCACCCAGGGCCTGCCGCAGGATGCCGGCGACGGTCTTGGGGTCCCGGGTCGAGAAGATGTGGCGACGGCCTTCGATGTGCGCCAGGGCCGTGTTCAGCGCGTCGATCAGCTTTTGATCGGGCGGCGGAACATCGGCCGCGTCGTCATACAGCGGCATCGTCGCGCTCCTGGTCGAACGACGCGTCACCGTCGTCCAGCTCGTCGATCTCCTCTTCCACCTCGTTGTCATCCTCGCGGAAGCGACGGGGGTCTTCGGGAGGCGACGCGAGCTTCCAGGCATCGTAGCCAGGCAGAGCTTCGTGCATGGCTACAGCTCGCTCGCGCGGTCGGTGATCTTCGACCACAGTGCCGTGGGGATGATGGTGAAGTCGTCGCTGTCGTTGACGAGGAACTCCTTCTCCTCCTCCGTCAACTGGCTGGGGAGTTTGGCCTGGTCCTTGGCGTCATCGACCGCGTCGGCGAGTTCCGCGGCCGTTTCCGTCCACTCGCGCAGGTCGGTGGCGTTATTCTCGATCGTGTTCACGATCTCCTTGGCCGTGGCGGCCGTAAAGCGACGTCCCATTAGTGTACGACTCCTTTGAATAGCACGTCGGTCACGTCACCGTCCTGGGTCAGGTCGGTCACGTACACGACGTTTTGGATGGCTTGACGAAGGGTTGCCATACCGCTTGACGTGCCGATCATCACGCCGAACGAATGGAACCCGGTGGCTTCCTGCAGGGTCTTCCATTGCTGCAGGAACCGGCCGCTGAAACGGCTCTCGCCGTCGGTCAACATCACGACGTCGGCCGCGTTCTGCGGCTTGTCGGGCTTGGCGATGAACTTCGCGGCCCAGAGCAGCGGCTTCTCCAGATCGGTGCCGCTCGCGTCCATGAAGTATTCCGCGAAACCCAGGATGTCCGACGACTTGACGCTGCGCGGGTCGCTCTTGTAGAGGAACGACCACGTCACGAGGTCGTCGCCTGACGAGCCAAAGGCCGCGACGAACACGTCGCGCTTCTCCGACTCCGCGATGGCGAGGAAGCCCAGCACGACGGCCTTGCTCCACACCTCCGGCTCGCCCCGCATCGAGCCCGTGGAGTCCACGAGGAGGACCATCGGCCCTTGGCCCAGCTTCTCCTCGCCCTTCTGGTCGTAGACCATGAGCTGGCCCTCGTGGAACTTCTTGAGGAAGAGCGGCTTGGTGGTGGGGTTGCCCAACAAGCCCAGCTCCGCGGGCACCACGTGGGCCAGGTCCTTGCCCACCGTGACGCCCATGATCTCCTGCTTGAAGTGCCGAACGACCGAGTTCTTCTTGGCGAGCGCGATGCGGCGCATACGGCCCGCCAAGGCCGCGAGCATCTGCATCTTGCGGTTGCCGCGGATCTTCTGCTGCAGGTGCAGCTTCGTCTGCAGGCTGGCCGCGCGATCGGTGCCGAAGACGGTCTCCAGCTCGATCAGCTCGTTGACCGCGGTGATGGCCTGCGCCGACGCCTGGCGCGCCGTGTTGCGCATCTTATCGGTGTCGCCTTGCAGGGTCTCGATGGGGAGCTGCGCGGTCAGCTCGTCGTACGCGGCCTGCAGCCGGGCCTGGGCTTCGGCCAGTTGCTGCTGCAACGCGGGGTCACCCGGGTTGGCGGCGACCGCGGCCTGGAGGGTCGCCACCTCCGCTTCGGCCTGGGCCAGAGCGTTGGAGGCGCGCCATTCCTCCGCCAACCGGTCGGCCATCGACGTGCTCATGCGTTGCAGGATCTGCTCCGCGAGAACGTTGGCGGCGACCGCGCTGTTGATGAGGTTGGTCTGGCTGATCGGCGCCAGGTTGGCGAACTCCTGGGTGTAGACGATGTCGCGTAGCAGGAACTCGTGCAGCGTGATCGTCTTCTGGTTGTCGAAGACGGGAGCCGGCTGATAGAGCGCCTGGAACACGTCCGCCACCAGGTCGTGGAAACCCGGGAACTTCTGTTCTCCCTGGGTCACCGTCGTCTGGAGCGGTACGCTCTGCGCCAGGGCGACGGACCAGTTGCCGACGTCCATGGGCGAGGTGCGTATGATGTTCATGGGGATGCCTCCAAGGGAGGGCACGCGAGCAACGGCGCTCGCGTGCCCGGGGCGTTACATCTTGAGGCCGGTGCCGGCTTCGACGAACTCCTTCTGCAGGCGCTCGACGTCGTCCAGCATGTCCTTCAAGTCCTGCAGGCAGGGCGCGCCGGAGTTGCGCTTGATGGACTCCTGCAGCTCCTTCTTGAGCTTCATGACCTCGCTGTTGTCGGCCATGGTCTGCTGCTGGGTGTGCGTGACGTCGCCGTTGTGCTGCCGCACCAGGTCCATCACCTTCTCGTGCGTCGCCTTGACGGAGTCGAGGATCTCGACGGCCCGGCTCTTCAGCGGGTTCGAGTGCTTGATGACGTACTTGCGGGCCGTCTGGATGTCTTCCAGGTTGTCCCACAGCACGTCCTGCAGTACCTCGACGTCGTCTTCGGTCACGTCCATGCGGCCGTTGATGAGCGCGCTGGCACGCACCAACCGCGTGCACAACGCGACGCGGCGGTCGGTCGGCGATACGCCTTCCTGGTCCAGCTCGCCGACCAGCGCGTTCAGGTCGGACAGCACGTCGTCGGACACGACGACGTTGTAGAGCTGCGCCTGGATCCACTGCAGCTCCTGCAGGTCCATCGTGGCCGTGGGCGCCTGGTTGTACAGGCCGTCGCACTCCGCGCGCATCATCTTGAAGCGGCCGGCGGGCGACAGGCGCTTGACCTCGAAGCGCAGCAGGAAGCGGTCCCACAGCGCCTGCAGGCCCTCCTCCGACGGCACCTCGTTCGAGGCGCCGATGACCGACATCATCGGCACGTTGATGGTCTGGTTGCCGTTGCGGAAGACCTTGTCGATCATCACGTCCAGCATCGTGTTCAGCGCCGCCGTCGAGCACTTGCCGACCTCGTCGAGGAACGCGATGTGCACGTCCGGCAAATAGCCGTCGATCACGCGCTCGAACACGTCCTGCTGGAGCTTGGTCATCGACACGGGGCCGAACAGCTCTTCGGGCGAGATGAACTTGTTGAGCATCTTCTCGAAGTCGCGCGTGTTGGTCACGCGGCGGACGACCTCGCGCACGAGCATCGACTTGCCGGTGCCCGGGGGCCCCAGCAGGATGACGTTCTGCTTCGCGACGAGCGCGAGCAGGATGGCGTTGACGACGGGGCCGCGCTCGAAGCACACGGCGTTCAGCTCCTGGCGGATGGCCTGCAGCTTGCCGGAAACGGCGGCCAGGGAGAGGGCGGGGGCGGAAGCGGTACGGGTCATGTTCGTATAGTCCTTTCAAAAGCGAGCGATTGCTTCGTTGCCGCTCGCGGGGTTCACGTAAAAGAAGGGTTAGCCGAGCAGGTTCTGCTTGATGCGGTCTTCGATCTCCGCGAGCTTCTTCTCGTAGACGTCGCCACGGAACTTCAGCAGGTCCGTGTACATCGCGAGCTTCTGCCGTTCGGCGAGCACTTCCTTCTGGCGGTTGTGCCAGGTAGACATGCGCGTGGCGCTCGTCACCTCGCGCTTCACGAAGAAGGTGCCCTCGACGGCCTTACGCGGCGCGTTGCTCACCTGGACCTTCATGGGGTCGAGACGGTTGAGCACCATCAGCTCGAACGTCGCACCGCCCATCGTCACGATGAGCTTGTCGGGCGCGCCGACCTCCTTGGTCTCGAAGTCCTGGTCGTCCACCGGACCCAGCAACGTCACCTCGCCGTTGGGCTCGACGCGCACCAGCACCTCACCGCCCACGAGAACCTTGCCCTCCAGCTCGTCGAGCTTGCGGGTGATCTGGGCGATGTTGCTGTCGAGGTCGCCGTTGAAGGCGCTCTGCACCCCCTTGCGGTCGTCCGGCGTGTTGACCAGGTTGAGGCGCCGCACGTAGCTGCCGGACTTCGGGAACGCGTCCAGGAACTTCTGCAGCGCGTTCACCACCCACAGCCGGCTCGCCGGGATGAAGTAGACGCCGCCGTTGTCGCGCCAGGCGATGCCACCCGCGTCCTTCACGGCGTCGAGTACCATGCCGCGGATGTCGTTGGTCAGGAAGCGATCGCCGAACTGGTCGAGCAGCGCGTCCACCGTGGGCTGGAAGGCAGGGTCCGTCACGGTGACGGTCTTGTCCTTCTTGTTGTAGACCAGGCGGTCCTCGACGTTGAAGTCGATGTTCAGGTTCGCCTGGTCGATCTTCTCCGCGACGAGCGCCCAGGCGGCTTCGTCCACCGTCTCCTTGATGCGGCGGGCGAAGCCGTTCAGCTCCATCTCCTTGAGGACCCGCAGCACGCGGCTGCGCATGCGGATCTCCTTGGGGATGTACTTGTCGTCGAAGCCGGCGTCGGTCCACGCCTTGATCAGGTCGGTCCGTGGCACGGCGAGGCTCGACAGGCTCCACGTCATGATGACGCCCAGGATGGGCACCTGCACGTTGTCGTCCGTGAGGACGCTGGGCAGGCCGGCGGAAAGGTCGATGGTCTTGGTCATTGGAGGCATACCTCTAAAAGGGAGGCGGCGGGCGTCAGTACCGCCTCCCGGGGATGGGGAACTACTTGGTTTCGGCGAGCGGCTTGTCGATCCACGCCGAGGTCTCGTCCACGTCGGCCTCGTTGGCGAGGTCCTCCGCGATCGACTCGTCCATGGTCTTCGACTTGATGCCGGCCTTCACGAACGCGTCCACCGTTTTGGTGTCCACGGTCTCGCCGATGAGCTGCTTCGCGAAGTCGGGCAGCAGCTTGCGAATCAGGCCGGGCGTGTAGGTGACCTTGCGGCGGATCTCGTAACCCACCTTGCCGAAGGGGGTCTCGACGACGCCCCGCGTGTCCTTGAGCAGGCCCTTGAGCTGCTCCGTGAGCGCCTGGATCTGGGTGTCGTAGGCGGAGAGCTGCTGGCCCGGCGGCGTCGCCATGAGCTGGTCGTGGAGCTGCTTGCGAGCGAGCTTGGTGGAGACCAACTCCTGGTAGGTCTTGAAGACGTTCTGCATCAGCTTGGCAGGGCTCGACGCCTTGTGCTTGAGGGTGACAGCGGCCGTCACGAGGGCGGTGTCGGGGGCGGGAGCGGCAACAGCCGCGGCAGCTTTACGAGGCAAGGTGTCATCCTCCTTCGTGCGCATACGCACGCAAACGACGTGCCCACGCGGGCACGTCTCGTGGTGCCCGCGGTGGGTTAGCCGTTAACTGGCCTCCCGCTCCGTCTGGGCGTACATCGTGATGAAGTTATCGGACGTGATGTCGTGATCGTTGTCTTCACAAAACTCCGGGACGATCGTCCATACGACGTGCCCGTAGGCAACCATGTCGCCGGGCACGAGGTCGCTCACGTCCTTTTGCTCGAACACGTACGGATACCCGTCGTTCCACTCGATACCCAGGCCGTTTTCTTCCGCCTCGTGATCGAGCGTCTCGTTGAACCGCTCGTCACGAGCGACGTCGTTCTTGGTCTGGTTCGACGTCCAGAACGCGTAGTGCTTGCCCGACGGCCAGCAGTTACCCAGGCCGACACGACGGCAGACCTCGCCGGGGTTGTGCGGGTCGAGTTCCCACACCGACGTGGACAACTTCTGCCGGAGGTCCGGCCAGTCCAACCCCGTGGGTACGAGCCGCGAGTACGGCGCGCCGTAGGGCTTGCCGTGCGGAAGCAGCGTCAACGGACCCTGCAGCTTGTGGCGCTCGATCCACAGCTCGTGGTGGTCATCCCCGTCACGCCAGACGGTGACAACCTTGGCGGTGTGGCCCTTCCGCTGGTAGCTGGCTTTCTTCTTTTCCAGCCAACGGCAAGGCTTAGGCGTTCTTGGCATGGGCGTGTTGGTCCTCTGCCGCATCTAGCGCGGCACGGTTGTACGCCAGCGGCGAGTCGCCGTAGACCTCCTCGCAGGAGATGTAGCAGTCGAACTCGTCGTGAACGTAAGGGGTATTGTCGGTGGGCCTCACGTCAATGCCTACGAGTACGACATGCGCATCGCGATGTGCGTGAGTTCGACCTTGTCCATCGGTCCCACCGGTTTGTGTGTCTCCGCGTCAACCAGCACGCCCGGCGTCAACTGCACGAACGTATGACGCACCATCATCGAGTGAGCCTTCACGGCTTTCATCGACTTGATGTACTGGAAGTAGCGCGGATTGTAGTGACAGTTAGGAGAGTGCGTGTGCACAATGGGCTCCTTTACTTCGGGGGTTCGATCCCCTGCGATAACAACGACGCGTCGGACAACGCGGGATTAAGTGCCAACGTCAGGTGCACCACGAGGTTCGTGATGACCGTGGCGATGACGAATGAAGCTTTAGCCTCGTCGCGGGTCATGTGCATGAACCGGTTTCCTCCGTGAAGACCGCGATGAGGTTGGCGTACCAACCTTAGAAGGTGTGGCCTGCTTGACCTTGGGAAGGGGATCGAAGGCGGCGCAGGCCACGAAGGCCGCCTTCTGCCCCAGCTCCGCGCAGCTCTTGTCGTCGTCGGTCAGGGCGATGGTGGCCGCCGTGTGACCGTTGAGACCTTCACGCGCGATGGGCGACGTGCAGAGGTTCTTGCATTCTCCGCACGTGCGCTCCCTACTTCCGACCGCCCTTACCAGCTCCGGCCGTGGTTCTCTTTGCCAGGGCAGAAGCGACTTCAGGCGTGAACTCCAGCCCGGTCTTGCCACGCGAGGACCCGCCTTGGGCTTTCGACGCCTTCTCGCTTTTGGTGTCGGCCGGAGCCGGGGCCACCTCCTGGGCCCGGAAGCCCGGCCCGGACATGACGGCCTGGTTCACCTGATCCTGGGTCTGGGCTTCCACGCCGATGCCGGCCTCCTGCCGCTGCTTGGCCGCCTTCTTGTCGTCGGTGGCCGCGGGCAGCTTGCCTTGGGCGCGCAGCTCCGCCGGCCGCGGGCCACGCGGGCGCTTCACGCCGGGCAGCGTGAACAGCAACTCGCGCATCTGCTCCGCGAACTCGTTGCCGTCGAACGGCTCCGGGATGGGCTTGTCGGCCAGCTCGCAGAGGCGCTCGACCTCCGGCTCGATGGTCGCGAAGATGGGACCGAGCTTGGCCTTGATGGCCTTCTTCAGTTCTTTCACTTGGGTCATGGTGAAGGACCTCCTGCCGCTACGCGGCCAGATGGGCGACGCCCTTGGCGTACACCCGGGGGACGATGCGCACGTCGTACGCTTCCGCGAGGGCGGCGAACAGCGTGCAGATAACGGGGTTGTTGTAGACCAGGGGATGGCCGGAGAGCAGCTCCAGCATGAGGACCGTCTTGTCGCGCAGGCCGCACGCGCGGATGGCGACGTCGCACATCAGTACGACGAGGCCCCACTCCGCGAACGACTCTTCCGTCCAGTCGCACAGGGCCTGTGTGGTGGTCGGCTCGATGACGAGGGCCTCCCAGAAGGTCACCGGGGCCTTGCCACCACGGCAGTGCTCCGCGAAGTTCTCGTACAGCTCCAGGAACTTGGTGGGCGTCGGGTTGTCGTTGACGTTCAACAGCCCCGCCTGGGCGATGGCGACGAACACGGCTTCCTTCGAGAGATTCGACTTGGTCATTGTGTGAATGCTCCTTCCCCACGTGTGGGGCTATCAGAAATGCGAAACGAGTTAAGTGACGGACTTGCGAACACGCTTCAACTTGCGCAGCGTCGTTTCGCGCGAGTCGATGGCGTTGTCGAGGGCCAGCTTGATGCCGACGCGAACCGCGTCAATTTGGACGCGACTATCGTCAACATACGTGGCTGTACCGTCGGAGGTGATCTCGACGAAGCGACCGCTTCGCGTGAGGTACTGGCGCGTCAGGCCGTCGATGATGCCGATGCTGACGCCACGTTCGTTGAACTCCACGCCACGCTTCAGCAAGATGGGCTTGGCGATGTCGTGAAGCACGTTGTTGGTCACGCCCAGTTGCGTCAGTATGGGCGAGGACTCCAGGGTGATGGTCTGAACTTCGAGTTCCATGGGTGCTCCTTTTAGCGCCCACACGTGCGGCAGTGCAGGCGTTTCACCTTGTGCGGACACAGGGTTTCCGATTGGCTTGCCGCGACCATCGCGGCGTCCTGGGACGGGTAGTACCCGAACAGGCTGGCCTGGGTCTCGACGACCCACTGGCCGGCGCGGTTCTTGAGGTCCCACGCTTCGGACGAGCTGGCCGGGGGCGCCGGCCGCACGATGAAGCCGTGGGGGTGGAGCTTGGTGAGGTCGTCCAGCTCCGTCTGGGCGGCCTCCAGGGCCTTGCGGAGGTTCTCCCAGACGGCCGGGTTGCCGATCTTGCCGGCGAGGTAGTGGTTGCAAGCGTCGAGGTCTAGCATTCGAAGGACTCCTTGTCGTGTTGCTCTTGCTCGTCCGTGGGCAAGAGACCGCGAGTTTCCAACCAAGCGTACATAGCGTTGATGAACGCGATCTCCTCGTCTCGCGTCGTAGGGCGGAACCAATTGATCTTGTACAGCTTCGCGAGCTTTTCGGTTTCGGAGAGGTGGTCAGGCCCTTGCATACCGCGTGCATCTTCCAGCATACGGTCTACAATACGTGACGTGACCTCTTTCTCGATGTTCTTCTCGTGCTTGTCGTACAATGCACGTGCGAAGTGATACGACCAATTCGATGGTGTACGACCATACCACGGGTGAATACGGAAGATAGGTGTTGTGTGGATGTAGGCCAGATGGTTGCCATCACGTGTGGCCTTGAACAACATGTAGTAGCGATAATCAAGAGGTGACGACGCGCCTTGTACACCGGCGACGTAGCACTCGTTGACCGCGTTGCCAATGGTCGCGTTGAAGACGGGCGCCACACCGACCACGGTGGCTTCGGTGGCGTGATCGACCACCCATAGAGCGTTACGGACCAACTCTTTACCACGGCCGCCACGGAGCTTACCGCGACCACCGGCCGACGACCAGTACCGAATAAGGTCGCGCACGATCGTACGGCGCGTGTACGCGTCCATGACGGTTCGCACGTCCACGACCGTTCCCACGGTGTGTGCGGGGGCAGGAAGAGGCTTCACGGGCCCCAGCGGGTCTTGCGGGGTGGGCGCTCGCATCGTCGGCACCTCCTACGCCGACTTCCGCATGGGCATCGCCAGCCGGAAGCCGGCGTACTTGCCCTTGCGCGGGTAGCCCATACGGACGGCGACGCCGTCTTCCACCGGGCGGATGTTGTGCCCGCAGTAGTGCTCGCCCATGTAGGTGTGGTTGACGTACTCGACCCCGATGGCGGAGAACGAGGTGGTGCGCTTGGTGTGCACGATGTAACTCCTGGCCGGCAGACCGGCCGTTTAACGTCACGCTGGACGGGCAGTTCGAGGTGCCAGCTCCACTATAGCGCGACCCGCGGTTGTAAGCAAACAACCGCGGGTTAGGGTGACCTAGTCCGGGAAGAAGTTGTGCACCTGGCCCGGCTGCAAGCCGTCCATCGCGCGCAACTGGCGGACGACGTCCATGAAGGCGTCGTTGAGCGTGTTGCCGACGGCCGTGAACGCGCCGTGCTTGGCGACCACCGCGTCGAGGGCCGTCTTGAGGACCCGGCCGTGAGCCAAGAGCACCTGGCGGTCGTTCGAGCAGGAGAAGCCCAAGACCTTCGTCTGGGCGAGGGACGTGCTCGTCATAGTGACCTCCTTGCCCGGCAGACCGGGCGTAAATGTGGGATACAACTATAGATAGGGGTTTTCGAGCCTGTTTTTAGGCATTAAAAGGCCACCCCCAGGGGTGGGGGTGGCCGGGAGCTTTATAGGGTCTGTGGGAGCGGGCTTACGCCTGCGCCGGCAAGAAGGGGTTACCCCCAGGGGTGGGGGTGGGCGGCGCCAGCAGCCCGCGGGCGTGCGCCATGAAGGACGACCGGTCCGCGTGCAGGGCGTGCACGGCGGCGTTGTACCCCCGGCGGTGGGTGTAGACCAGGTGCGTCGGTTCCTGGCCTTCCTCGCCCAGCAGGACGAGCGGGACGTAGCCCTTGGACCGGGCCGCCAGGTGGCCCTTCACGTCGGAGCCGACGACCATCAGGTCGAGCGGCGGGGGAGCGACGGGGGCCTGATCGGAGGCTTCCTTCAACAATAGATAGACGATTGCAGGGCGCATTTTAGCTACCTCCGGGGGTGAGGGGGTCCAACAGGGCGATCCGGTCTACGAAGGGGTACTCCGACTGCAGGAGCCGCTTGGCGATCTCGCAGAGCATGTTCCGGCGGGCGTGCATGCGCTTGCTGTTCTCCGAGGCGGTCACCACCTCCAGGTGGTCCGGGTTCACGCACCGCTTGTTGACGCAGGTGTGGTCGAGCGTCATCCCCGCCGGGATGTCCCCGCGCTGCAGCACGAAGCTGAAGCGGTGCGCATAGAAATAATCACGCGTTCCCGTCTTGTACGTGAACACGCCGTAGCCGGACGCCTTCTCGACGTACCCGGTCCACTCGATGCAGCCGTTCTCCCGAACCGCCAACTTGGCCTTGAACCTGGTCACGGGATCACGCGGATCCAGGTCGTGGAACTTGAGGTACTTCTCGACCAGGTTCTCGTCCACGTGGTACAGGTGTGCAATCTGCGTACGGCTGTAACCAGACTCCATCAATGCTCGCAGATTACGCACATTGGCCCAATACTTGTTACGCAGCCAGCACGCGTCGATGTGCATTCGTAGCAACACGCGTCGCATGTGCTTGGGTTTAACACCGTATGTTTCGGCCAGCTCCGCGATCGACATGCCGTTCTTCAAGAGATGAACGATGTCGTCACGACGCGCTGACCAGCGGCTAACCTGGGACATACGAACCTACTCGTGGAAGTACGTGCCCAGGTACACCTCGTACGGGCGGAAACCGGCAGACTTCTCGCGGGAAGCCTGCAACTTCAAGAGCGCCTTGACGGTGCTCGCGGTCTGCGGGAAGAGCTTCTTGGGCAGGTGGTCCGGGTAGAACCAGCCGGCCTCGTCCACCTCGCGCGGATCCAGCTTCAGCTTGGCGCCGTCCCGCAGGCTCATCATGAACGCCTTGCCCATGCCGCCCGGGAACTTGAACTCGTGGGCCTGGCTGGTCGGGTAGGCGTCGAGGTTGGTCTCCTCCTTCAGCTCGCGCAGCGCGCCGTTCAGGAAGGTCTCGTCGTCCTCCTTGGCCCCGCCCGGCAGGTTCCACGTGCCGGGGTGGAACTCCTCGTCGTCGGGGCGACGCAGCAGGAGCACCTTGCCGTCGCTGTCAGTGACCATGGCGCGCACGCCCGGCCGGGTCTTCCAGTCGTCACGCGTCGGCGCCTTCTCCGCGGCCTCCTTGAAGCGCGCCCGGTCCCGGGCCACGGCCGGGGTGTCCGGCACGTACTTCTCCGCCTCGCCCATGAACGGGTTGCCGCCCGGCTTGTAGCCCATCTGGGCCCGGTACTTGGCGACGGCCGGGTGCTGCGGTCGGCTGACCAGGCGACGCGCTCCCATGGCGGCCATCACGTCGTCCATCAGCGCGGCCGTGCGCTTGGCTTGGCCTTGCCCACGGTGGGCCTCCGCCGTCGCGAGCCAGTCGGTCACACCTTCGGTCGGGTCGCCCACGTGGTGCTGCACCGTGAAGCGGCCACCGCCGCGCTCTGCCTGCTCGCCGTGGCTCACGTTGAAGCCCACGAAGTTCGACTTCGACGCCGGGTTGTGCGCGTAGCCGCCCTCGATCAGGGTGTCGGGACCGAAGCCTTGCTGGCGGGCCTTGAGGCGCGTGAAGCGGTCCAGCAACGCGTGGAAGCCATCCATCTCGTGCGGTGCGAGTGCCTGGTTGGCGAGGATCTTGGCCCGGTACAGGCTGGCCTCCTTGGGCGTCTGACGGACGGCCGCCACCACGTCCTCCGGTAGCACGAGGTCGCGACCGGCCGCGCGTGCCAGCTCCTTGGCCGCCTCCATCACCCCGTCGGCGAAGCACCCGCCTTCGGAGCCTTCCAGGGCGTTGAGCTTGCGCTGGGCGTCGGGGTTCATCTCCATGGCCGCCTTATACTCCTGCTCGATCGCCCACGTCGAGGCGTCGCCCTGGCCCAGGCGGTTGCGCAAGCGCGCGGCGAACAGACGGGCGTAGCCGGGCTCTCCAGATTGCAGCATGGCGGCTTTCATGACCTCCTTGGGTCGGCTGAACGCGTAGTCCAGCTCGCGGGCGTGGCTGGGCCCCTTGAAGTAGGGGTTGACCTTGGCGACGAAGCGCACCCGCTCGCCGTGGGCGTAAGGCGCGAACTCGTGCGTGGCCGGGAACCAGACGTGATCGGTGACGGGCTGACCATCCGCCGCCCGGACGTCCTGCAGCACGACCCAACGGTCGGGGACCCCCTTGGCCCCGCCCGTCCGACCGACGCGTCCGGTGTAGGCGCCGGGTGGTGCCCCGAGCTGCTCCTGCTGGTGGATGGCTTGAAGGACTTCGCGCACGGCTACTCCCAGGGCTCCGAATCGGGCAGGACATCCAGCTTGCCGTCGGTCAGGTACGCGTGGAAGCGCGGCTTACCTTCGAACAGGATGCTGGGCCGGATGGTGAGGGTCTTGGGGTCGGTCGGGTCGCCCGTACGCTGCCAGCGGCCGGTGCCGTTCGACGAGGGGCGATCGGGACACCACTCGTGGCCGCCCGGGAGCTTGATCATCAGGACCTTGCCGTCGGGGCCAGGCCGTTCGGGGTCGAGGTCCGCCATCCACCAGGCGTTCCACATCGCGCCGGGGCTCACCGTCCGCAGGTCCACCACCTCGCCCGTGTCGGTGCGACGGTAGAGGCGTTCCTGAAAGATCTGGTAGTTGTCGTCGGGCTGGAACACGTAGTCGCAGTGGTCGCACTTCACGGGCCAGCGAGGATCGTCCTTGAACTCGTTCGGGCTCGTGCTCGTCATCGTCGCTTCGATAGGAACTTCGGAGATGTCGAGCGGCGCGTGCGCGTTGTGGTAGCCGTAGCGTGCATCACACACGCTCACCGGCTCTGCGATGCTCGATCGGTAACGACGAAACATGCGGCGCGCCTGGCCGATCTCTTCAATCCAGAAGCAGGGAACGAACGCTGGCAGACTCATCACGTACCTCCTAACCCACTGGCACGAGACGAATCGCCTCGTTCACGTAACACGCCACTCGCTGCGTGAAACCCTTCGCGAGGTTGTCGGGGATCACGAGCACGTTGCTGTCGGTTAGCTCCACCTGGGTGCCGTCGCCGTAGTAGACCTGGGCGGTCAGCGCGTAGTCCTGCACGACGTTCACCGCGCTCGACTTGTAGATCGCTTCGGTCAGGCGGCTCACGGCCAGGGGCTCCGCGTTCGTCAGCCCCTCCAGGTACACCTCCATCGCGGCCGACGCGGCGGAGTCGCCGGTGCCAATGCCCTGCACGTAGATCAGGCTCGACAGCCACACCGGGTGGAAGAAACGCACGAGCTGGTCGGCGTTCGTCACGTGCTGGTCCTCGCTATCCACGAACGCCTGGATCTCGACGACGTCGGGCGCGTACGACATATCCACGACGATCGTGTCGTTCACGACGCCCGGGTCCACGAACAGGCGCACTCCGTCACGCGCGGAGTAACGCGTATCGACGCGGGTGTTGGTGAGGGCGAAGTAGAGCGGCGTGGTAGGATCGCTCTTTCGCGTGACGGAATGCACCTTCAGCAAGGCAAGGTACGCGCTCATATCGATCTCGAACCCGCCCGACGGCACGAAGATCTCGACGGTCTTGCGGATGATCGGAGTCTTCACGTAGATGTCCGTGTGCCCACCCAGGTGCAGGCTGATGTTCCCCAACAAGGGGTCCACCACCGTCTTGAGGTCGCGGCGCATCTCCGCGTCCTGGTAGCCCACCACCAGCAAGCGCTGGATCGAACCCGCGAACTGGTCCTTGAGCACGTTGTTGATGCTCAAGTTGTTGATCAAGTTGCGCACCACGCTCGTCGTGCGGATGCGCTGGTAGTAGTCGGCGTTCGCCTCGACGTCGAAGCCCCCGCTGATCGGCGTCACGGCGACGATCTCGATCAGGTTCGTGTCGCCGTCGTAAGCCGCCATCGTGAACTTGGTGTCGATGCCCGTGATGTACTTCGATCCCACGTCGTCCGACTCGATCTGGACGTCCGCGTAGTAGTAGTCCAGCACGGACTCGAACGAAAGGTCGCTCGCGGCCAGGTCCACCACGGCGGTCGGGTGGTAGACGAGGCCGTTCTGCACGATCTCGTCGGCGGGAGACACCGACACGGCCACGCGCTCCTTCAGCTTGATGCGGACGGAGCCGCCGGCCTTGCGGCCCGTGGTCGGGTTGACCTGCCAGCGGTCACCGATGGCGAACAGCTCCGTCTGGGTGAGCTGGTCGAAGTTCAGGGGCGTGGCCTTGCGGTCCGCGTCGTTCAGCTTGGCGATGACGCGCGCCAGCACGGGAAGCTGGGGCCGCACGAACAGGTCGTACTGGGGCGTGCCGGGGCGCAGGTCGATCGCGTCGGCGTCGCCCTCGAAGCCCGCCTTGATGGCCTCCACCAAGAACTGCTCCGCTTGCTGCAAGATGACGTCGTTGATGGTCGCCATGAGTTAGCCTCCCAGCCCGGTCGTGATGGTGAAGCCGACGCGCTTCCCGGTGCCGTCCGTGATCGCCAGCACCATGTCGATGGCTTGTTCGGGCGTGTTGACTTCGATGCGTTCGGCTTCGAGCCGGCCCAACCGTTGGGTGGCGGGCAGGTCGGGGTTCTGCTGCTGGCGCAACTTGATGCCGGCTTCGGCGCGGTTCAGCTCGTTGACCATCATGTTCTGCGCGGAGACGCTGCTGTTGAGCGCGACCCGGCCGATCATGTTGGGGATGAGCGTGCCCGCGTCCGGGTCCGTGGGGATGGATCCGAGGGGCGTCAGCACGTAATAGAATACCTCGAACAGGAGCTTGTCGGTGTCGGTCGCGAAACGCGCCTCGCTGAAGCCCTTCTTGAGGTTGATGCGGTAGAGGTTGGTGCCGATCTTCTCGAACGTGCCGGCCGACATCCCGAACAGGGCCATTAGAACCGCTCGCTTTCGTAGCGCGCCAGGCGGCTCTCCTCGTACCGATCCTGCATCGGACGCGCGGCCTTGGCGTCCGCGACGTGGTCGAGGAAGGTCTTGTTCCGCAGGGCAACTGCGCGTCGGCTCGACGCGATGATGTCGTGGGCGTGCTGCTGCACGGCGACTTGCTTGTCGGTGGTTAATGAACGCGTCAGCTTGGCTAATTTAGTGGTATCATGCAAAGCAGGGGTCACCACTTTGGAGTACGCCGGGAACTTAAGTTCCTCGACGGCCGACCGGAAGGACTTCCGGGCCTCCAAGAACCGCTTCAACGTCGTATCTTTTTCGCTTCCCACGTTCGCATTCCTCGCGCGGAGTAACCTTGTCCCGCTCGCCTCGCAATCCGTATCAGGTCCACCAGGAGGACAGTGCCTCTCGCGGGTACGTGACCATCCTGACGGTGGATCCCGTGCGTATGACGGCGTCGGTACTGTCGTCCGACGGTCAGGTGTTGCCCGACGTTTTAATTATCAGCGAAGCGGGCCCGGATGGTGGAGGCGACATTTCGACGCCGGAGCCCGGATGGAAGGGCAAGCTCACGCACGAGCTGGGTATGGAGGCGATCGAGCATTGTTTTCCGCCGGCCAGCTACTTCGCCGAAGGCCGCCCGCCGGAGCACGACGACTACGACAAGGCCCTCAACACCTGGCTTTCGTTGACCGGGTCCCCCACGCCGTACCGCGTGGTCGAGCACAAGGTCAAGAACTTCCGCTCGCATCGGCCTTACGACTTGATCGCGGGCGACCGGGGCTTCCGGTCGAGCGACGGCGCGAGCGTCTTCGCGCTACGTGGCGGCGTGGCCGGCATCAAGGTAGACGACCTCTGCCAGTTGCTGATGATGCAGGTGGACCACCTCACACGTCTGGTGTCACGTCAGTTCCAGATGTTCACGGACTGGGGGCACATCGAGATCCTCAATGACGAGGGCAAGACCAAGTTGCACATGCGTTGCAACATGCACGGCCCCAACACCTATGACGACAAGTTCGCGTTCGACCTCGTGCTGGGCAAGAGCGACAGCGAGGGGAGCCCCTTCTTGAGCTGGACGCTTCACGCGAAGGACTGCGAGACGCCCGTGGCTACGTTCCAGCTCGACCAGAACGGGGTGCAGCACCGCTGGCTCAAGGGCGACGAGTTGACGGAGATCAACGGCAACCAAGGCGTCGGCATCACGAAGAACCAGAAGTTGATCGTGGGCGGAAGCCAGGAGATCGACGTGGATGGCTCGTCGGTCGAGACGATTGGCGTGAAGAAGACCATCAACTCGCCGCACGTGCACCTGGGCGGCGAGGGCGGCCAGCCCGCCGTGATGGGCACCGACGCCGTGAACCTCCTGAAGAAGCTGATCCAGTACATCAACACCGAGCTGGTACTGGTGAGCCCGATGGGTCCCACGTTCCCGCCGGGCGCGGCCGCTGCGGGCCACCCGTTCGTGGACGGCCTCGACATCTTGAGCCACGTCGTGGACCTCACGAAGAACTAGGAGGAAACGTATGCCGTCAGCCGCTTCCGCTATTCTCCAAGGGATCCACCCGACCGCGCTCGCCGCCATGACGACGTCGTTGGAGGGCATGCTCAAGCCGGCCGACGGCACGAGCACCCAGGCCCAGGCCGCGAAGCTCGCGACCATCATCGACACGTACGTGCTGGCGCTGCTGACGCCGATCGTCGCGGCGATCGACGCGTCGCCTTAAGGAGGATCCGTGGCCCAGTTCCAGCTCAAGTCGCAGGGATCGTTGGGGGCGGCGTTGCCGGGGATCGGCGCGCTGCTGAACATCTTCGCGCCGCTCAAGGTGATCCCGGGCATCCTGGGCGCCGTGGTAGCCGTCGTCCTGGTCATCATCCAGGTCGCCAAGTTCGCGGCGATGCTCGCGGCCCTGCCGCTGCTCGCGCTGGGCGGCGCGGGCGCGGCGCTGATTGCCTTGATCCAGGGGTTGGTCGCGGCCATCACCGCCAAGCTGTCGGAGTTCGCGAACGGCATCGCCCTGCGCATCGACGCCTACAGCTACCTGGGCACCGTGGGCGACTTCGGCAACCAGTGCACGGCGCAGTTCGCGGGCGGCTTCGGCAACACCCCGCCGACCGCCACCGTCAAGGGCGTGTTCTTCTTCACGGCGTCGGAAGGCGCGTTCCACGGGCTCGCCAACTTCTTCACGTCGGGGCCCGACATGCCCGACTTGTTCCCGCCGCCTCCGCCGGAGAACGAGATCAGCAACGTGGAGATCGCGACCGCGGGACCGTTTTTGTCGTGCACCTGGATCACGTCCTTGACGGCAAACGTGGCCTACACGCTGGAGCTGCGTACGAAGTACGACACCAGCGAGGACGTGACCGACCCCGATACGCTGGAGGTGACCACCGTGGTCACACATCACGACGACCTCGTGGCGACGTTCGCGTTCTCGCAGGACGGCTTGACGCACCACTACACGTTGACGGACACGCTTGACGAAGGCACGTACTACTTCAAGTTGATGACCACGACGCACGAGTTCGAGACCAAGGACCTGGGGTACATCCCACCTGCCGAGAGCCCCGTGCCCGAGCTGCCTACCGACGATCCGTCGGGCGACGCCGACGACGGCACCGACGCCGATCCCATCCCGCTGCCTGCCGACACGGGCATCGTGCACGATGGCGACCTCGCGATCGGTGACGCCATCCCCGTCTTCAAGTACCTGGCGGACGCGATGGACGGCGTGAAGGCGCAGCTCGACGCCGCGGCGGAGACGGTCATCAGCATCGTCGGGGCGTACGCCGATCGCGCGGCCGGCATCCAGCGTCTGTTGGACTCCTACACCGAGCAGGAGAACGGGCTCAAGAAGGCCGTGAAGGACTTCGAGGCGATGATCGATCGCCTGGGCGGCATCGGGCTGAAGCTGGGCGGCGCGCTCGCCATCGGCACCGTCTTCGTGTACCGCTACGAGGGCACGGTCGCGGAGATGGGCCCGGCCGTGCAGGCCGCCCTGCAGGCGGGCTTGCCCAAGCGTCACAACCCGGGCCAGGTCATCTACGCCAAGTTCTACCTGGCGTCGAGCGACGCGTCGTGGGTGTTCCTCGCACCGATCGTGGGAGGGTAGCATGGCGAACGTCGCGCCCTTCTGGGTTTCCGCCAACCTGCAGTCCATCGGCCCCGCCGGCAACGAGTTCACGCACCTGCTCGACGCCACGCGCGGGCTACTCGACGGCGTGAAGACGCCCCTGCAGAGCACGGCCACGAAGGCGCGCGATGTGAACCAGCGGCTCGCCACGTGGTACAACCAGCAGGTCCAGCAAGGCACCGAGGTGCAGGCGCTCACCGACGCCGCCGCGAACTTCCTGGACAGCGCGTGGACCAGCGGGGTCCACTGGTACATCATGCGGCCGGACTTCGGCGGCTTCGGGCGCGTGCTCGACACCATCGGCCGGGGGATCACGGCGCCCGACAGCGACCTCTCCGCCCCGGACTTCGCCGACGACGCCTACGCGGGCGGCGTGCTCGTCCTGTTCGCCGGCCCGCCGGAAGCGCTCTTCGACGCGGCCATCGTGCTGCTGCTGATGCTCACGGGCGACACGGAGGCGGCCGGCAAGGCCCTGTCGGACCTGCTGGGCACGAGCCCGGCCCTGGGCAGCGTGAGCGACGCCTTCAGCGACCTCGTGTCGCTGCCGGAAGACCTGTGGGACTCCGCGACCACGCGGATCAAGAGCGCCTTCGAGGCGAGTCCCATCGCGAAGATCGTGAACGGCGACGTGTATCCGCTCAACCTGCTCAAGGCGGGGTCGTTCAACATCGACGCCGTGACGCCCAGCTCCGTGAAGCCGGACGAAGCCGTCGTCATCAGCGTGAAGGGCCAAGGTTTCGACCTGCAGGACTTCATCACGGTGGACGATCACCCGCAAGCCACCGCGTTCATCGATGAAAATACGCTGCAGTGCCAGGTGCTGCCGTCGCAACTGGGCGCGGGCGATCACGCGGTGGCCGTGACGCACAAGGGTGCGAAGATGGACGCCGGCACGTTGACCGTCGAGGCGCCCACCATCTTCGACGCGCTCTCCACGATCGGGGACCCGGCCATGTGGAACGTGTGGCACGCGATCACCGTGGGCGACTCGCTCAACAAGCTCGTGCCCGGCGCGGGTTCCTTCGTGGACAAGACCATCGCGACGCTCGACCTGATCGGCGAGGGTGCGGTGGCGGCCCAGAACCTGGGACAGGTGGCGCTCGCCACGACCGGCAACACGATCGCCGACGGCGCGGATCGTGCGGCGAACCTGATCGACTCGATGGACGACGGTGTGGCCGACTTCCTCGCGTCGATCCTGTCGTTGTCGGCATCGATCATGGTCATCCCGCCCGTGCAGGGCGGCAATCACCAACTCAACTATGCACTTCACCAGGGGCTAAGTGGCTTCGCGGCCAACGCGCCCATCGTGACGGATGACGACGCGGTATTCGCCGCGTTCTTCTGCGCGGGCGGTGAACGCACGGTGGTCAACACGGCATTAAACACCGTCGCGACCGTTCTCAACATCCAAGGTTGGCAACCACTCGCTTAAGGAGGACAGTTGACGATGGACATCAAACCGGCCGCGCCGCGTAAGCAGCCCGAGCACACGCCCGAGATCGTGGCCCTGTTGAAGGACAGGGTCAACGCGGCGACGACCTTCGTGCTCCAGGAGGACGAAGATCCGCACTTCAACAAGAGCCAGGAGGACAACGACAAGCTGGAAGTGCTCCACGTGACGTCGGACTCCATCAACACCAAGGTGCTGGAGTCCGACGGCCAGCGCGTCAACGGCGCCCCCATCCGTCATGGCGACGGCGAGTCGATGCGGGTGACCTTCCGCGGCTGGAAGTACGTGCTTCTGGTGAACGCGGCGCGCCGGGGCGATAATTCCATCAAGACCGTGACGGTGTGCTACCTGCGCGATCGTGACACCTACGCCGCTCTGCGCAAGGCCGTCGGCCTTCCGGCCTACTAGGGAGACGCCTTCCATGCTGTTCGACTACCACGACGACACCACCAGCGCGGTGCTGACCCGGCACATCCACGACCACGGCGAGTCCGCCATCCCGGAGTTCGTGAAGGCGGCCGCCGAGGCCCCGGGCGAGGCCACGCGCGCCGAGAAGACCCTGTACGCCTGGCCCAAGCTCAAGAAGTTCGCCTGCGACACGGCCGCGGACACCTGGCTGGCGGCCTTCTACTTCACGAAGACCGCCTCCCAGATCGGCAACGTGGACGACCGCAACTTCGTCCGCGACCAGATCAAGTACGCGGCCGCGATCCACGGTGTGGAGGACATCATCCTCCCCATGCTGGAGGAGCCGGTGCAGAAGGCGGCGTCGGAGGCGCCCGTGATGACGGAGGTCCAGGCGGCCTACGCGTCCGCGCACAGCTTCCGGCCGAACGAGCTGCCGCTGGAGGAGGTCCACAAGACCGCCGCCGTGCTCGACGAGGTACTGACCGAGGCCAACATCCCGGTGCCGGCCATCGTGAAGCAGGCCGCGCAAGCCGTGAAGCGGTCGCACGTCATCGACTCCGTGCGCCAGCGCGTCGCAATCATCCGCCAGAACCACGACGAGGCCGCGCACCTCGACGGGCTGCGCAAGGCGGCGAGCGCCCGCAACGTGGACCTGCCGCACGCGTACCGTCCCGTGCACCGCTTCGACGACGGCTTCATGACGGCGTACAACGAGCTGTGCAAGCTCGCACACGACGAGGAGCTGGGCGCGGAGTTCTGGGACGCCTACGCGACGCTCGACAAGCTCGCGGGCTTCGACCAGGCCGTCGGTCTGATCGGCCTGCCGGCCATCGCGTACCGCCCGGTGGACGAGGACATGTACCCCGCCAACGTCAAGCTCGCGGGCGTCCACATGGCGCTGCAGGACATCGTGCACGGCATCCCGGACCACGTGCTCGCGGACATCGCGCCCGGCGCGTTCGCGGTGCGGGGCAACATGCGCAAGTTCGCGGCGGCGCTCGCGGAGCTGGAGCTTCCGCAGCAGCGCATGCTGCTGGTCAGCGCGCGTGCTCCCCACGCCTAGCGTCCCCGGCGCGCCGGACGAAGCGGAGCGCGCGAAACGCGAGCAGCAGGTCCAGCAGGTGGTCTCCGGCCTCAAGTCGGTTGCGGACCTGCTGGACTCGTCGCGCGACCGCAAGGCGGTGGCCGAGCGCGTGGGCGCGCGGCTGCTGACGTCCGGCGTCCAGCACCTCGAACAGCCCGGGGTCCAGAAGCAGGCCGCCCGGCCCGCCGGCACCGCCCTGGGCTTGGCCGTTCGCGCGGAACGCGAGCTGGGGCCCGTCTGGGTGCAGTACGAGCCCGAAACGCTGATGGAATCATTGGGCTTGACCGCCCACGAGACCACGAGCCTCCTGTTCGCCCGCCAGACGCTCTACGACCCCGACGTCTTCGAGCACTGGCACATGTTCGAGAAGGCCGCGGTGGCCTTCAACGGGCGGCCCGTGGACTTCACCTTGACGCAGGAGCTGGACCCGCACGAGATCGCGTGGGCTCACCGGCTCATGCGGGTTATCGACCGGCTGACGCCCTTGAGCGAAGAGGTCAAGGCGTACATCGCTGTGCAGCTCCACCGGGCGGGCCTCGTCTGCTGCCCGCACGAGCTGGCCGACTGTCAGCCGGCGCTCGACCACCTGTCGAGCGACGTGGGTCGGGTGGTGGCGCACCAGGTGCGCAAGCAACTGCCCTCCCCGGCGGCCGACGTCCAGCGCTCGCGCCTGGCCGCCATCGACGCCCACGTGGACCACCTGCATCACGAGCTGCTGAAAGAGATCGCACCATGAGTTGGCTTTCGCCCCAGAACGACGACATCACCGGCGACTTCATGGTCGGCGGCAACACGCTGATGATGCAGCAGGCCCTGTTGAACCAGAGCCAGTTCTTCAACTTCGAGGCGTTCTTCCTGCCGAAGACCGTCAAGGAGCTGATGCGCTTCAGCGCCTACGCGATCATCACGAACAGCTCCATCAACCCCGCCGTGGAGAAGCTGGCGGAGTACCCCATCACGAAGTTCACCTTCACGCCGCGCATCTCGAAGAACGAGAACGACAAGGACTACCGTGAGCACCTTGACGCGAAGAAGGAACTCGTCACGACGTGGGAAGACATCTTCGACCACATCAAGGCGCGCGAGTTCGCCATGAAGTGTGGCATGAACTACCAGGCGTACGGCAACGTGATGGTGAGCGTGTACCAGCCGTTCGACCGTCACCTCGTCTGCAAGCACTGCAAGGCCGAAGAGCGCGCCAAGACCGCGAAGTGGGACTGGGACCGTCCGAACCTGCAGTTCATCCTGTACTGCCCGAAGTGCGGCAAGAAGGGCGCCGCGCGGATCAAGGACGTGCTCGTCTCCGACTGGCGCCGGGTGACGCTGATCACCTACTACCCGGGCAACTTCGACATCGACTACGACCCGTACTCCGGCCAGGTGGAGTATTACTACTCCGTGCCGGACGAGGAGATCCAGAAGATCAAGGACGGCAACCGCCTGCGCCTGATCAACACGCCGATCGACGTCATCACGGCCGCGCGTCTCACCAAGGGCCGCAACGCCAAGCCGCGCATCAAGTTCCGCAAGAGCAACCTGTACCACCTGGCGCGCATGAGCATGGATCTGCCCGGCACGGAGACCGCGTGGGGCATGCCGAACACGATCGCGGCGCTGCGCGACATCTTCTACCTCAACATGATGAAGCGCGCCCAGCTCTCCTTGCTGCTGGAGCACATCATGCCCTTGCGCATCGTGTTCCCCGGCACGGACACCGGCGCCAACACGGCCATCCCCATCGATCTGCTCGACTGGCGCAAGCGCTTCAGCACGGAGCTGAAGAAGTGGAAGAAGGATCCGCTCTACATCATGGTGAGCCCGATCCCCATCGCTCACGACCAGATGGGCGGCCAGGGCAAGGCGCTCATGCTGCAAGCCGAGATGCAGCAGACGGAAGACAACATCATCAACGCGCTGAACGCGCCGGTGGAGTTCGTGCGGGGCGGCCTGCAGTACACCGGCACGAGCGTCAGCTTGCGCATGCTGGAGAACAGCCTGCTCAACCAGGTGAACGGCATCATCAACTTGTTCCAGTGGGTCGCGAAGCGCATCAGCGAGATTACGAGCCTCGAAGAGGTTGACGTGGACATGCTCCCGTTCAAGATGGCGGACGACGTGCAGCAGAAGTCGCTCATCTTCCAGATGTGGAGCGCGGGTGCCATCAGCGGCAACTACCTGGGCCAGGTCAACGACTTCGACTACGACGACGAGCAGCGCAAGCGCCTCGCGGAGAACCTCGACAAGGCACTCTCCGACGCGAAGGCGACGGCGGAGGCTGCGACGCGCGCCCAGAGCATCCAGAGCATGCTGCAGAACGCCATGCCGCCGGAGTCGGGCATGGCGGGGCCGACCGTCCCGCACGAGCAGGTGGAGCAGCTCTACGGCGTCTTGGGCAAGATGAAGCCCAAGGACGCCGAGGGTGCCATCCAGCGCCTGTCGAGCCAGAACCCGGCCCTCGCGCGTCAGCTCCAGACGCGCATGCAGACCGATCCGGCCGTCATCCAGGGCCAGGCCCAGCAGTTGGCGGGCATGGACCCGGCGGCGCGCGATCAGGCCATGCAGGAGATGGAGCAGACCAACCCGCTGGCCGCCGCGATCATGAACCAGGTGCTCGCGCAGTTCAACGTCCAGCCCGTCTTCGGCCAGGCCGGGCAAGCCCAGCAGCAGGGTGGTCCGAACGCCAAGCCCGGCCAGGGCGGCGTGAACGGCCAGACCCCGGGCAAGGGCGGCAACGAGAAGCCCCTGCCGCAGGGCGGCCCGCCGAAGCGCGCCAACCCGCCGATCTAGGAGGTCCGCATGCGCCCGTACGAACTCTACCTCGCCAAGACCGCCATGGATGCCGAAGGGGCGCCCAAGGCGCTGGGCGGTCTCGTGCACATGGCCGACGACCTGGCCATGCCGCTGATCCACCACTTCCTGCCCCGGCCCAAGCAGCCGGAGGAGCAAAAGCCTACCGGTAAAGTAGGGTGATCACGTCGCCGACCGCGAGCGGCACGTCGTGGTCGAGGTAGACGAAGGCGTCATCGTTCACCGTGAAGTTCTTGGGGCTCACCAGCCGCGCGCCATTGAGCGCCGCCACGACGGCCGACGGCTCCTTGGGGGCGCGCTTCATCCGGCGGGCGAAGGGCTGACCCTCTTCCGCCATGGTCACCTGGTGGGTCTCGATGGTCAGCGCGCCGGCCAGTGCCGGGGAGCGCAGGTAGACCACGACCACGCGATCGGTGGCCTTGAGCGGGAACGGGCCGGTCCAGGCGACCTCGTGGTCGGAGGGGAAGGACAGGTACTGGCGGCCCGCGTACAGCTCGCCGCCGTAGCTGGCGCCCGCGGAGACGAACACCAGGCTCTTGCGGATGTCCGCGGCCTTCTCGCCCAGGTCGAAGGTGGGGTAGCCCACCTGGCCGTTGAACTCGCGCACGTGCAGCGCGTCGGGTGTGTTGAAGCCCAGCAGGCTGAACTCGTCGCCCGCGGCCAACGTCAGGGACGCATCCGCCCAGGTCAGGACCGACGGGGTGCGGGTGTAGCCCTTGCTCTCCGCGTACATCAGGCCGTTGACCGACAGCACGCTCGTGTCGCCCGGGTTGGGCAAGGCCACCGTCGTGCCCGGTGCCGTGACGACGGCGTTTGCCTTCGTGAACACCTGGGTCGGAAACTCGCGATCCGTCGTGGTGGCCTGGAAGAACGTCGAGGACGTCGGAATGGCGACCTGTAGCAGGTCACCATGTACCGATTCCAAGGGCGTCAGAATCGTCAACTGGTCGAGCGACACGGCGTAGTCCACCAACGGCGTGAGCCGCTGACCACGGAAGTACACGCGCAACGACAGGGTGTCGAGTGCTTCGATCGACAGCTCGACGTTCGACCCGTGCTGCGGACCGAAGGGAACGGTGTCAAGTTGGTAGAGATGCGCGCCCTCCGGCGTGATGGGGTAGACCACCACGAAGCGAGCCCCGGGGACCAGGGCCTCGTGCCAGTGGATCGTGCGGCCTCGCACGGTGAAGGCGCGCTCATCGTAACGCAGGCCGTTCACGTACACCTCCGGCGGGCCCGCGGGCGGCGCGAACAGCTCGAACGTCGTCTGCCCCGGCGTCAGGACCGGGACGACGTCAAGACGCCGGTGCACCTGATCGGTGCCGACGGCCTCGAACACGAGCGTCGTGCCCAGCGGGAGCACGCCTCGTTTCCACACGAGGCGTTTGCCCACGATCTCGAAGTCGGGCTCGAAGTACGTGAGCTTGCCCACCACCAGGCTCTTGACGGCGCCCGGCGGCGGCGCGGCCGCCAGGTTGAAGCGCACCTGGTGCGTCAGCCCGACGGTGAGCACCTCGCGCTGCAGGGGGTAGGGCGTGGTGTCGTTCGTGATGCGCGCGGGCTCCACGAAAGCGGGCAACGCACGGCCGCTCACCGAGATGCCCGCGGGGCCGAACCCGATGTCGCGTGCGTTGAAGGTCATGGTCTACTCCACGAAGTTGGCGACGGGGTAGCTCACGAAGGCTTGCGGCGGCTGCTCGACGGCGAAGGCATTGCCTTCCGTCACGTAGCAGAACACGCGCGCCGCGCGGCCCCACTTGACCAACGCGATCCACGCGAGCACGCCCGCGTCAGGGGCGGGGATGCCCATGCCGAAGTCGATGCCGCCGTCCACCGCGAAGGTGGTGCCCTCGAAGGGGATCAAGCCGGCCAGGCGCACCCCCAGAGGGTCCACCATCGACGTCTGCGGGCTGGACACGCCCACGCCCTTCACCTTGCCCCGGACCAACGGCAGGCGCTCCGTCGCGGGCGACGTGTAGTGCGTGCCGTGGTTCGCGATGCTGGAGTCGGTCGCGAGCACGTAACCGCGGGCCAGGATCTCGAAGGTCTCGCCCACAGGGGCCGGGCTGAACGGCAGGCCGTCGTAGCTGTAGCCCACGACGAACGTGTCGGTCGTGGCGAGCGCGTCGCTCCACGTGAGCGGCAACGCGATCTGGTACGTGCCGGCCGCCAGGGTGTAGAACGTGCCGCCGACGTCGAGCGTCCACTTCGCCTGTTGCGCGAGCGGCAAGGTCGCGTAGTCCGCGAGCGAGAGCGCGAGCGCCAGCGTGACGAGGTTGCGATCGAAGCCCGACGGCGTGCAGGGGTACAAGTAGCCATCGACGTACACGCCGTACACCAGCGGACCGGCCGCCTGGTGCGTGAAGCCGAGCACGCTGCGCAACACGTGGTTGTGCGGAAGTGCGACGCGCACGACGGCCTGACCGCCGTCAATGGACGCCGTGAAGAAGCCGGCCGTGGCGAAGTCGCCCAGGTGACGGTTCTGCGGGCGAACGTTCGCGAAGCGGCCGGCGAGCACCAGCTCCAGGTTCACGTCCTCGCCGTTGGCGATCGCGCTGGTGAAGGTCACGGCGAGGTCGGGCGAGCCCAACTCGACGGTCTTGATGCCCAGCGGGCTCGCGTCGGCCGCCTTGCTCGCGGAGCGCACGCCCAGCACGAGGTGGCTGTCGATCACGGCCGGCACGACCACCTGGCTCGTGCCCACGCCGGTGACGGTGACCACGATCGAGAGCGCGCTGCCGCGGTTCTGACCGCCCACCGGCTCCAGCGTGGCCGTGGCCGACGTCAGGGCCACCGGCCGCGGATCGGGCGTCGCGAGCATGTAGTCGCTGCCGTTCAGCTTGGCGAGCAGGAGCTGGGCCGGCGTCTCCGACGGGTAGTGGATCGCGTCCTGGATCACCGCGAACGAGAGGCTCACCGTGCCGGAGGCGTCGTAGTTCGCGTCGGCGGTGTCCAGGGTGGCGGAGGCGGACTTCTGGTCCAGGCCCACCGCCCAGGGGCCGGTCAGCACCACCGGCGCGCCGGTGTCCACCCAGACCAGCGCGGCCACGGGCTGATCGCCGCCCACGCCGCCCAGGTACAGACGGGCGTCCTGCGGCGCGTTGAGCGTCAGCGCCTTGGCGCCATCCTCGTAGTTGTGGAACGTGCTCACGCCGTCGAGGTCCGCCTCGAAGGTGGTGCCCAGCCAGTACGGCTGCGGGTCGGCGGTCCACTCGCGGCGGACGCCGTCGGGCGCGGAGAGCACGTGCGCGTCGCCCATGGCCGCGGGCGCGATGGCGTCCACCTGCAAGGGGCGCGCGGAGTGGTAGCCGACCACCTGGGGCGCGGCACCCAGCTTGTTGGGGTGCTGGCCCTTCAGGATGGCGCCCAGGGCCGCGCCCAGGACCGCCGGCACGTTCGCCGGCATCTGCACCGGCGCCACCACCTCCAGCTCGTCGCGGTGGAGGAAGTTGTGGCGCTTGCCGTCGGGCCGGGTCGGCACGTTGCCGGGACCGGTGCCGCCGCCGTCGATCGCGTCGTAGGCGAAGGGCTTCTGGCTGTAGCGGTACACCAGCGCGACGGGCAGCGCGTAGCTCTCCGTCTCGTGGGCCAGCAGGAACGGGCTCGCGAACTCGCCGCCGGGACGACGCACGAAGTTACCCCCGCCGATGGCCGTCACGGCCGCGTCGAGCAGGAGGTCGTTGGCGTCGGCGTAGCTCACGTTGGCCGCGATGGTATAGCGCATGCGCGCCACGACGTAGCCCACGCCGGGCACGTGCAGGTAGAAGCTGCCATCGGTCGGCGGCGCGGGCTCGACCGTGCGGTAGAACTCCGCGAACACGAGGTCGAGGCGGCCCACCGTCAAGCCCGCGTCGGGCAAGAGGACCTGGGTCTGCGGGCAGCGGTACTCGACGCCACGCACCACGGCCACGTTGTCTTCCAGCAGGAGCGCCTTCTGGATCGTGCTGCTGGGAGTGGCGACGAACGGCTTCACGAAGCCGGCCGGCTTGGTCAGGTCCTGGATCACGATGCTCGTGCCGGCCTGGGCCGACGACTCCGCGACCTCGGACGCCAAGATGAAGTGCACGTCCGCCAGCGTGGTCGCGCCGAACGGCACGTCACCGTAGGCCACGAGCACGGTGCCGATGTCGGGGGCCGGCGTGTACAGCGTGTCGGCGAACACTTCGCCCGTCGTGGTGTCCACCCAGACGTAGATGCGTTGGCCGGGAATCCCGGTCACGTCGAACGTGAAGACGAAAGGCGCTTTCGTGCGGATGGCGCGGAAGAGCGGCAGGTCGTCAACGACCTTGCGCAACACCACGCGGATCGGCTCGATGGTCAGCGTCGTGTTGACGTTGACGACGTCGGTCGGCTTGACGACCACGTAGGCGAACGCGTCGGAGTTCTTCGCGAGGGCCTCGCCCTGCAGCACTTCCGACTGCACGGCGAAAGAGATGAGAGGGCCATTGAACTGCGCGTCGCCGAAACGCATGCCGGCGTCGTACAGCTCCGTCGCGTTCAGCGGGTCGTACGCGTCAAGCACGCGGCTCTCTTGGCGCTCCGTGAAGTCGAGTGTCAGGTCCGCGATGGTGTTCGCGTTGGCGGGCCAGCTCACCTTGCCGAAGATCACGTAGCCGGTTGCGGGCGCGCCGATGATCACGACGTCGGTCGTCTCGACGGTGTCGAAGGCCAGGTAGGCGAAGCCGGCATCATCCGGCAGCTCCAAGCTGTAGACCGGGGCGTCGAAGCTGGTGGGACGGTTGGACTCCCACGCGAAGCCGGCGACGGCCTGGTGGAAGTGGACGCGCACGAAGCGGCCGTCCTGGCCGAACCCCATCTTGCGGCCGTCCTGCGTCTTGAGGATCGCGGGCGCCACGCGGATGCCCGCCTGGACGTTGTCGAGGGTGACCGCGCCGCCCTCGTAGATGCCGTAGGTGCCGTATTGCATGGTGGGTCCCCTAGATGAAGATGATCTGCCAGTTCACCGACAGCCGGAGCTGCGGGAACTTGAACTGACCGGGGAAGGCGAAGCGGGCGAACAGAAGTCCGCCCTGGGTGACGAGGCCCACCTCGTTGTAGGTGTAGTTGCTGCCCACGCCCCGCACGAGCTGGCTGCTGAAGATGACGCTCTGGTTGTCGTCGGGGTAGGTGACGGGCTGGATCACCGCGGAGGTGATCACCTGGTTCGCGAGCGCGGTATCCTCGCGGTCGGGCCCGTTGGTGCCATCGTAGCCGGTGCCCCACGCGACGGTGGTGATGTGACCGGCATCGTCGCCAGCAATGGCACGTGCCATGGCCGGTCGCGCGTCGTAGGTGATCGTGTTCTGTCGGTGGAACTCGACAACCTTGCCGTGGTTCTCGTGACCCGGCTCGTCCCAGATGCCCTTGATCTCGACGAGGCCCATGTAGCCGCGTCGCGTGTAGTCCTTGATCGCGAGCGAACCGTCCGTCGTTTGACGGCGCCGACGCGGGTAGGGCTTACCGTTAGGACCCAGAATCATTGGCTTTAATTCCCATATCGTCGAGGACGTCACCCATGCTGATGGCGATCTCGCTTCGCACGGTCTTCAGCGCGCCGCGGACGAGCTTGCTAATGGTATTATACGACTTGCCGAACATGACCCCGCAACCGTTCTTGCCGGGGTTGAACTCGCCGTTCTCCTCGACCTCCGCGCGCTGGCCGACGAGGTCCTTGAGGGAGTGCTTCTCGTCGAAGGCGTAGACGCCCAGGTACATCGAGAGCAGGATGCCTTGGATCGCGGGCAGGCTCGCGATGACGTCGTGGATGTCGTCGTGCAAGCTGCCGGACACGAAGTGCTCTTCGGGCGACCGCGAGATGAGGCTGTGGTCGTTTGTCACGAAAGACCCCGTGACGCTGTCGTCTTCCGAGTCGTCAATCACGTGCTGGTTCGTGAACTGTCGGAAGGAGGGCGCTTCGAACGAGCACATGCCCACGGAAAGCGCGAGAAGTTGGAAGTTTTTGAACGTGGAGAACTTCTTCAGTTCCGCTTCCGTCACGTCGTATGGTGTGCGGTCCAGCTTGTTGAGGTGCTTCTTCAGCTCGACGAGCTTGAGGTACGGGATGGACATCATGTAGCCCATCTTGTTCATGTGGTTGGTGAGCGCCTTCTTGATCTTCCAGTAGGCGTGCGTGAGCAAACGGTTGCCGCTCTCGACGTCGAACGTCAGCACGCCGTCCATCAGGCCGATGCAGCCCTCCTGCAGGACGTCTTCCATGTCCATCCACTCTGGGTACGTCGTATGACGCATGAGGCACTGGACGAACGGCTTGTGGGCCTCGACCAGCCGTCCCATGGCGGCGCTGTTACCTGCTTGTGCGAGGCGGATCAGCTCCAGCTCTTCAGGACGGGAGAGTGGCTTTTTGCTCATGCTGCACGGGCTCGTACTGGACGGTGGGATACGAATCGAATGCGATGGTGGCGCGACGGACGCGCAGGAAGCCGTTCATGCCGGGCGCCCCCTTGGGGTTGCATAACATGAAGATGGTCTTCCAGATCCCCTCGAAGTCGAAGTTCTTCGGCGGGGTCGTGGCGTAGCTCGTGGCCTTGAACGTGACGCCCTTCTGGTCCGGGTCGAATGTCAGCTCGAAGCCCGTGCAGTAAAGCTTCCGCTCGTCCACGAGCTGTTTTAATGATACCTCGATCGCCACGCAGCACTCCCGAAACGCGCCGTCGCACATGGCAATGGCTTCTTTCAGGGTGGCGGTAACGGCGTCGGTGATGAGATGCAGGTGAGATTCGATAGGTGATGCGGTCAAGCTGCGGGGTCCTCGTGGTTTTAGTGAAGTCGAGAGGTGCGGCTGATAATTTCTCCAGAAAGCCACTTGACGGAGGAGACCATGACGCAATCCATGAATCGGCCCGGGACCGAAGTCACCCAGGAGATCCCGTCGCCCACCGCGTCCCAGACGGAGCCCGCGCTGCGCACGGTGGTCGTGGGCCTGAACACGCAACTGGTCTCCGACGCGTCGGCCGGTGCGTACGATGGGAATAGTGTAGCACTTGCCTACCCTTCTTTGGAACTGGGTGCGATCGTCAAATTGACGGCCGTCCTCATCGTCCTCAAGAAGGTCGTTGCGACGGTGTACGACGGCGGCGCCACCAACGTGACCGTGTCGGCCGACACCCTGTCGCTGCCCGCGGCCACCACGCCGAACTTCTCCACCTCGGGCGTTGCCACCGGCGACACCGTGAAGGTCACCGCCAGCGGCGTCACCTACGCGGCCAAGGTGCTCGCGGTGACCGGCGCGCTGACCATCAAGATCGACCGCAACTTCCCCTTCGCGAACTGCACCATCACGGTGGAGCGCGCGATGGCGGACAAGACGCTGGTCGCCGGCACCGACTACGCGGCCACCGCGTCCGACATCACGATCGCCGCCGGCCTGACCGCGTCGAGCAAGACCATCGCCTCTGCCGAGGTGCACGTGTCGTACACCGCCGTGCGCCAGCTCACCGCGAACCGCATGACCAAGTGCACCGGCCTCGACTTCAAGGCCAAGCTGGGCACCTCCCAGGCCGCCAACCCGTTGGCCCTGGGCGTGCAGTGCGCGCTCGCCAACAACGAGGTGGTCTACGCCGTCGGTGTCACCGACGACAGCCCCTCCGCCTGGCTCGCGGCCCTGGCCTCGATCTCGAACAAGCCGGCGTACTCGATCGTGCTGCTGACCGACAACGCGGCCATCACGTCGATGCTGCGCACCCACGTGCTGCAGCTCTCCGCCCCCGTCAAGAGCCGCTTCCGCAGCGGCGTCGTGTCGGGCAAGCACCCGTGGGAGCGCGTGGTTGTGACCACGCTCGCCAACGGCGAGATCCTGCGCACGGGCGGCAGCTTGCAGGTGCGCCACCCGCTGGCGGCCTTCGGCAGCACCGTGCTCGTCGGCGACTACGTCGTGGTCACCGCGAACGACAACACGGCTGACACCGCGCACGCGGCGATCTACCGCGTGACCGACGTCGTGAACAACGGCGTGCTGGAGCTGGACAACCACTTCTACACGGGCGCCGACGGCGCGTACAACGCGGACAGCACCGCGGCCTACAGCGCGGACTTCGCGACCGACGACGTGGACATCAAGGTGTTCCGCGCGCTGGACCTCGACGGCCAGGCGCAGGCGCTCGCGGAGATCGCGGAGAGCTTCGGCACCCGCCGCATGGTCTACGTGACCAACGCGCAGGTGGAGGTCGAGACCGACGCCGGCAGCGAGATCGTGCCCGGCTTCTACGCGGCCGCCGCGCTCGCGGGTCTGCGTTGCGGCTCGAAGCCCCACCAGGGCTTCACCAACTACGCGGTGAGCGGCATCAAGACCGTGTTCTTCGGTCACGACTACTTCGACGAGGATCAGCTCGGTCTGATCGCCGGTTCCGGCGGCCTGATCCTGGAGCAGGACGTGGCCGGCGCGCTGCCCACGGTCTACTACCAGACCACCACCGACACCAGCTCCATCGAGACCAAGGAGTGGTCGATCACCACGACGTTCGACTTCTACTGCCTGGGCCTCAAGGAGCGCACGGACAAGCTGATCGGTCCCAACAACATCTACGCGGCGACGCTGACGCTGCTCCACAACGTCGTGGACGGCTACCACAGCTTGCTCAAGCAGGACGTGACGCCGTTCATCGGCCCCGTGCTGCTGGAAGGCAAGCTGGTGGGCCTGGAGCAGAACGATCTGGAGCCCGACACGGTCGATCTGGTGACGGACATCACCATCCCCACCCCGCTCAACAAGATCCGCGCCCGCGTGCGGCTCGTCCAGTAAAGGAGCTTGATCCATGGCTTCGATCAGTGAACTGATCCGTCAGGTGAACGGCCTCTACGACGTCACCACCGACGTCAACAAGGTCGATCCCTTCAACCAGACCGTGCAGTTCGAGGATGACTCGAACTTCGTGGCGTCGGCCGACACGAGCTTCATCTTCAGCGGCCCGCCGGTCTTCAAGAAGGGCGCGACCAGCCTGGACGCGTGGGCGAACTACCTCGTGCCCATCGGCGCGATGCAGAACTTCAGCGACAACGAGCAGAACGGCGTGCAGCCCTTCGGCGAGATCGGCTCGCGCCTCAAGCGCACCAGCCGCGGCCAGGCGAACTACCAGCTCTCGCTGTCGCGCGTCGTGACGTTCCACTCGAACATGCGCCACGCGCTGTACGCGTGGATCGCCAAGATGTTCCCCAACACCCCCATCGACTTCCGCGTCAAGCCGGGCGACGACTCGCCCTCCGGCCAGCCGGGCGTCAGCGTCCCCTCCACGCACTTCAACAGCATGGAGAGCGACCTGTACGGCCTGCCGACCGGCATGCTGCTGGTCACGGTCGGCGCGGGCGGCGTGCTGATCTCGAAGGACTACTACGAGCGCTGCCACATCCTGACCGCGGGCAAGGCCCTCAACGCGGGCGGCCCCATCATCCAGGAAGGCGTTCAGCTCTTCGTCACCCGCAAGGTGCCGGCGGTGGGCCTGAAGATCAACATGGACACCCTCAACGAGCTGGCGGGCCAGTTCACCATCGTCAACCCCGCCCCCAACTTCGCGCCGTAAGGCGGGAGGGACCATGGCGGACCCGTTCGCCCAATTCCGCTACAACGCCTTCCGCGACGTCCGCAACGACGTCGCGGATTCGTTTAACCAGGCGGTCTACCACGACGACCTCCCCGGGGAGATCGCGAGCCCGATCCACACGTTCCTGATGTCGGGGCCGCCCAACGCGGCCACCATTCTGGAGCAGCCGGACGGCATCGACATGCTCACGCCGATCGGCCTCTTGCAGGACGTCAGCGTGAGCGCCCAGCGCACGCTCACGCCGGCCACGGAGCTGGGCGTGAAGTACCACCGTCCCATCCCGGGGCGCTTCGTGCACAGCGTCAACATCCAGCGCGTGCTCTCGTGGAGCGCCAACCTGGTGGGCATGCTCTATCGCTGGGCCGTCAACAACCCGGAGATCCAGTACGCGTTCGCGCCGCACGAGGGGCAAAGCACGCACCTCGCGAACGTGCGTGTCAGCCTCCAGCTCGTGGGCCTGGAGAGCGACCTCATCGAGCTGCCGTTCGGCTTGTACCTGGTGGACATGACGGAGTCGGCGGAGTTCATCAGCAGCACGTACCTGGAGCGCTGCATGATCGGTGGCTACTCGAAGGGCGCGAACGTCAACGGCACCTTCACGTTGGAGAACGTGAGCTGCATGTACATGCGGCCCGTCCCCATGAAGAACGTGCTCAACCTGCCGGTGAAGGAGACCTTCACCTTCGCGACCGACCCGGGCACCGACAACTTGGGCTTGCCCGTGCTGGCGCCCCCGCAGCTCTTGCCCTAGTAGAACGCCCCGCTGCGGCGGTCCTTCTTGCCCTTCGGCTTCTCCGGCGGCGGAGGCAGCTCCGTGGGCACCTCGTTGGCCGCGTAGGGCCGGCGGTCGTGCTCCAGGTAGGCGTCGATCAGGCGGCCGAACAGGCTGTCGAAGTCGTCCTCGCCCTCGTGGTCGAACAGGAAGATGTCCGCACGTGCCGGGAACGTGAAGTCGGGCAACGGAAGGCGGTACAGCGGCGATCCCTTGTCGCTTTCGTTCGCGGTCAGCAGTTGACGCACGGGAGCGCGCAGGCGGTCACTGTGCTGGGCACCCGTGACCACCCAGATGGTGTTGGGCGGAACCATCTCGCGCACGACGTCTTCGGGGCTGATGATCGACCAGTTGCTCGTCCAGAGGTTCGACGAGTTGACCTCGTTCACGCGACCTTCCATCAGGTTCGCGCCCTTTGACGTGAGCGTTTGCTTGGACAAGTAGATCGGCAACGGCGGATAGAAGCCACCTTCGATGCCAACGCCGAAGCACAGCGTGCAGTTCACGCCGGCCTCGCCCATGCTCGGGTTCTCCGGCGTGCAGCGGGGGCACTTCTTGCCGGTGCGGCGGCGCGTGTACAGGTAGGCCGGCACGCCCGCCTCCTTGGCGAGCAGGAAGCGCTCGCGACGCTGCAGGGCCAGCACGGTCTCGTCGGGCGTGTTCATCAAGGACGCCACGCCGGACTCGTACGTGGTTCCCATCACCGTCGCCGTGACGCGATAGTACATCGGTTTGAACTTCGCGTGAAGCGCCACCTTGTCGATGTAGGTGACGTCGTCGAGCGTCGCGATCTTCTGATAACCTGTCGTGGCGTTCTCGCTGCGCCACAGCTCGAACTGCACGGGGAACATCACCTGCTGCGGGAACTTCCAGCGCAGCACGACGCGGTCGAACGAGACGAAGTCGGTGGCGAGGTCGATCAGCGTGTTCACAGCCAGTGGGTCTCCAGCCAGAGCGGGCTGCTCACGCCACCGCCCAACGCCCGCTGCACGTTAAGCTGCGTCTTCAACTTGGCGGCACGGTCCGCCGTGCGCACCCGGATGCGGTCCACGATGGCCGCGATGGGCTTCCAGTTCTCGTGGATCGGCACCTGCAGGCCGGCGTCCTGGACGTTCAGCTCCTGGCGGCCGTGCCACAGCACGAGCTGGTCGTAGGCTTCGCAGATGCTCATTTCGAGCAGCAGCGAGCGGTCCGGGAAGTCCTCCGACGAGTAGCTGGAGAAGAAGGGGCTCATGCCGTTGAAGCTCGCGATCGCGTCGATGATCGCCTGCACCAGCTCGTCGTCCGACAGCTCGTGCTTCACGATCTCGTTGTACCGGGGCAGATCGCGGATCTTCTTGCGCAGCATCGGCGCGGTCACGCACAGGAGGGGATCCTCCGTCTTCAGCCGTTCGATCATGGTGGCCATGGGCAGCTCCTCCTGTAGGAATTATCGGCCGCGGGGGCCAAGACAAACCGGCCGCCGCGAGTGCGACGGCCGGCTCTTGGGCTTGCCCGGGTTAGTTGGCGTTGCGGCCGCGGCGGCGGGGGGCCGGGGCGGGAGGCGCGGGCTGCTCGCCGGGGGCCTCCTCTTCCTGCTGCTCCTGCTCGTCGCCGGAGCCCTCGCCATCTTCCTGCTGCTCGTCCTGGCCGCCCTCGTTGGCGTTCTCGCCGCCTTCTTGCTCGTCCAGGTCTTCCTGCTCCTGCTCGTCGCCGGAGCCGCCTTCCTGGCCTTCCTGGTCGCCCGACGGATCGTCGCCCGGCAGCTTGAACTGCTCGTCGTCGCTGGGGGCCTCGAAGAAGCCGGTGGGGCCCGACGTCGTGTGGACGTCGCCTTCGGGGGCGTTGTCGCCGGCCTGGTCGTCCTGCAGCTCGTCCTGGTCCTCGACCACGGGCTCGTCGTCACGACCGTCGCCGTACAGGATCTGGAACTTGCTCTTCGCCGGATCCTGGTTGTACATCCGGTGGCCGCCCTTCTCGAACCACTTCTGGAACTCGCGCTTCGAGATGGGCTTCGAGATCTGCTTGGGGCCGATGGTCTGGTTGGCCGCGATCAGGCTGTGGTCCAGCAAGTTCTTGACGCGGACGACTTCCATGTTCATTCGATGGGTCTCCTTGTGATGCGGGTGGGATGCGAAACAAACGAGCGGTCTTCCGACCATTATAGTCGAAAGACCGCCAGTTGTCAGTCCGTCGAGGCGACGGCCTCTTAGGTCAGGTTGTGCTTGATCGGGCCGCGGGGGTTCAGGATGCCGCGGGCGATGATCTCGCGCGTGTTGGTGCGCAGGATGCCCTCGCGGAACTCCAGGAACTGCTCGGCCTCCGAGAGGATGTACCCGTTGCCCAGGTAGCGCTGGGGCGGCAGGTAGTAGATCACGTTCTCCGGGATCACGTCCTCGTTGATCGTGGTCACCCACTTGTAGCCCAGCCACGAGCGGTAGTTGCCCTGCTGGCCCTTCGGACCGTGCTCGATGATGTCGGCCTCGATGATCGAACCGACCTCGGACGAGTTCCACTTCAGGATGTCCGCGTACGTGATCTCGTTCAGGACGATGAGGTCCAGGTCGAGGCGGTTGCGGGTCATCGCCTTCTTGCCCTCGGCGATGGTGTCCTTGGTCAGGGGGCCGGCGGACGACAGCACGTTGGTGCCGGGGAACTTCGCCACCGAACGCTCGATGGCGTCCATCAGGCTCATGTCCTCGACGACGAGGATGTCGTTCTTCGCCACCGACTCGATGTACGAGCGGATGGGGAAGTTGTTCGCCAGGAGCTGCATCTCCGTCAGGGTGACCGTCTTCGACTTGATCACCTTGAAGTAGATGAACGCGACGTTCGACCGGAACCAGACTTCCTTGCTGGGCTGCATGAAGTCCACGTTCGTCGCCAGGTACTCGTTCATCACCGGCTCGACGGGGACCATCATGGCGGGGACATCCGGGTTCGCGGCGTCGGGCGTCAGCTCCGCGTTGGAGGTCGGACGCAGGGGGATCAGGCGGCGCGACACGCCGTCTTCGCGGAGGATCGTCAGGATCAGCTCTTCCTTGATGGCGGAAGCGGCCTTCTCCTGCGACTCCTGGCCCTCACGGAGCTGGTTGATGAAACCAGCGTTGATGGCCTTGATCTCCTGGATGGTGTACTGCTCGTAGGTGCTGCTCATGGCGTTTCTACTCCTCCCAGCGCGGGCTTAGGACAGGTTGAGGCGGCACTGCACCGAGTTGGTGCCCGTGCTGGACGAGTCGGCCTCGACGTAGCCCACGACCTTGTCGGTCGAGATGCCACCCACGTTGGCCGGGCAGAGGCGACCGTTCACGATGGTCAGCTTGGTGTTGACCGCGTAGGACGCCAGGTTGACGGTGGCGGTGCCACGAGCGCCGGTGTGCAGCAGCTCGATGGGCCAGATGCCCAGGATGGGGCCGCCCAGGCCGGTCGGGGTGTCCGACAGCTCGCGGCCGGGGAAGTCGTCGGCCGACGTGGGCTGCTGGATGATCACCTCGCTGTTCGCGGTGAAGATCATGTAGGCCGAGCGGTCGGCGTCGGCGGCGACGTCGAACTTGCCACCCGCGGCCGGCGCGAGGAACATGCCGTCCTTGAGGAAGTTCGCCAGGTCGAAGCCGGCCACCAACGGGCACGGGTTGCGGAACCAGTTGCCGCCCTGCAGCTCGAACTTCTTGTCCTTGAAAGTCTTGCGCGCCTGACCCGGCTTGCCGAAGCTCACGTTCGCCATAGGATTCATCTCCTTACATCGTCGAGGGAATTATCAGCCGTTTCGTGAATTTGATCCTATCGACCGCCACCATTCAGGCAGAATTGATCGAAGGACGCGTAGCGACCACCTTCGCCACGCGCGTTCGCGGACTTCGCGTTGCCGTCCGTCACGACCTCGCCCATGCGAGCGGACTTGGTCTCGTCGTTTTGACGTGCCAGGGACGACACGATCGTGTCCACGTGATCGGGGCTGTCGTAGAACAGCGAGGCGTACTTCGCCACCTCGTGCTCCGCGATCGCGCCGTCGTGATGCAGCTCCGACGCCTGCTTGTAAGCCGCGTCGCGCTTCGGGATGTCGGCCAGCAGCGCGGCGGCCTTCTCCAGCTTCTCGATGGCTTCCTTGATGGCCTGGGCGGTGCTGCTCATGGGCTTGTTCTCCTCCGACGGTTGGGATGCGACGCGGTTGATGCGGTTCACCAGTTCGGCTGACCCGTAGAGCGCGGCAGCGTCGGTGCCGATGTTCTTGATGGTCTTGCCAACTTCTCCAGTCGCGCTGGGCAACTTCACGTCGTGCAACGTGATCTTGTAGTCGTCGTTCGACGTGTGGTGCTGCAAGACCGAGTTCAGCGTCTCGTTGGGGCTGTGGTGCTTCGCGATCACCTCGTCGAATTGACGTCGTAGTTCTTGACCACGCACGGCCGTGTGCGGGTTCGCTTCCAGGGACTCCACGTGCTGCTTGATGCGAGCCAGGTGATCCTTCTGGAGCGTGATGGCCTCGTTGCGCTGCGCTCCCGTGAGCGTGCCGATGCCGTAGTCCACCTTCTCGCCGGCCTTCGCGACGGCGGCGCCCCAGGTCTCCGGCGAGAGCCCGCGCCAGAGCTGGCGGCCACCGGTGAGCCGGCCGAAGGCGTAGTTGGCGGGACGGTAAGCGGCATGGTGAAGGGCCCCGAGCACCAAACTGGAGTTCCCGGGGTTGACGATCAGGCCATGCAGCTCCGACCCGACGGACATCGCGCTACGCCTGCGGGTTTCCGAGCGTCTGCCACAGCTCCGCCTTCTTCAGGTTCTTGAAGATGGTGGCCTGCTTCTGCAGGATCAACGCTTGCGGGTCGAGCGTGTTCTGCTCCATCGCCGGCAGCACCTGCTCGAAGGTGGCCTTGGCCTCCTTCAACAGGGTCTGCGCGTCGTCGAGGAGCTGGGCGCGCTCTTCGGCCCAGGAGCGCGGCATGCTACTGCACCCCGAACTGCTGGGCCTGCGCGATCACGGCGTCGAAGCCCGCCTGGAACGCAGCGGCCTTCTGGTGCTCGCTCTCCAGGTGCGCGGCGTACTCCGGGTCCAGCGCGGCCAGCTTGGCCGTGTGGTCGTAGAAGACGCCGTCGAACAGGTCGGCAGACGCTTCCGCCTCCTGGACGGCAGCTTGCTTCTCCTGCTCGACCTGGGCCTGGTACTGCTGCATCAACGAGGTGAAGAAGGTGGACATGGTGGCTCTTTGCTCCCCTTAGACGGCGGCGTTCTGGAGCACGGCGTTGAAGCCCTGCAGGAACGCCTGCTTCTGCTGCTCTTGATCGAGGGCCGCAGCGTACTCCGGGTCGAGCGCGGCGAGCTTCTCGGTGTGGTTCTCCACCGTTGCGGTGAAGAGATCCTGGAAGAAGGCATCCTGGACGGCGGCCTGCTTCTGCTGGATCAAGGTGTCCCAGAAGGCGTTCTGGGCGACGGCCTGCTCGTAGTGCATGGCTACTGCCCCGCGAACGCGGCGAACGGGTTGACGCCCGCCTTGATGGCCGCCAGGGTGTCGTTGAAGCCCTGGTTGAAGGCCATCTTCTCCTGCTGGGCGTCGAGCGCCGCGCCGTACTCCGGGTCGAGGGCCGCGAGCTTGGCGGTGTGCTCCTCGTAGGCGGCGTTGAACAGGACGCGCTCGTCGAGAGCGGGCGCCTGGGCGGAGGCTTGCTTCTGGACCGTCAGGCCGGCGTTCATCTGGGCCAGTTCGAGGAGGAACTCGGACTCCGCCTGCGCGGCGGCCAGCTTCTTGAGATCGTCGGGGAGGTCGGCGATCATGGCCAGGACGGCATCCTGGTTCGCCTTCTTCTCCTTCTCGTCCTTGTCCTTGTCGTCCGACTTCTTCTTGTCGTCGTCCTTCTTGCCGCGCATCTTCTCGAAGAACGCGCGACCGCCCTTCTTGTCGTCGTCCTTGCTGTCGGACTTCTTCTTGTCGCCCTTCTTATCTTCGTCCTCGGCAGCGACCTTCGTGGTGGTCGGGCCGTCGGCGAGTTGGGCGATCAGGGTTTGCAGGTAAGCGGTGCCGGACATTGACGTTCCTCCTTTGCCAAGTTAATTATCGACGGACGCTGTTTTCTCGCCCAAACCATAGAACTTTCGCAAACCGCGCCCCACCAACTCGATCCCGGCATCCGTCACCGGACGCATGAGCATGCCGTCGAGGACGCCGCCCGTGCTCGACCCAAGGATCGACGCCGGGCCCACGCCACGCGGGTTGGAGAGCAGGCCGTAAAGCACGTTGTTGGCGGCCGAGTGCGCCATGTGACCTTGGTTGCGCGTGAGGTAGTCCTTCGCGGCATCGATCTTGGGGCGCAGAACGTCAGGGTGCGTGGGGTCCATGCCGTCGTTCGACGCGGCCTTGATGGTCATGTACACGTCGATCGGGCGCATCACAGACTCCCGTGGTAGCCTTCGTGCACGCGGTTCACGTGCGTCAGGCCGTAGCCGTACTCGCCGCAGGCGTGCTTGTACAAGCCGTGGTACACGCGCAGCAGGTTGGTGGTCAACTCGTCGGGCGGCGTGAAGACACGCGACACGCTCGCGCGCTTCGTGTAGCTCTGCCACAGGCGCTTCGTGAAGTACGGCTCGTCGTACGAACGCTTCTCGATGAACGGCGCGATGAGCTGGCGGACACGCGCCACGTTGTTCGGGTTCACGAGGCCGGCGGCCTTGATGACCATCTTGTCCTGCGCCACGTGCACGCCCTGGCCGTTGGGCTCCACGTCGAGCACGGCCGCGTCCACGATGGAGGCCAGCTTGGGCTCGATGGCCTGATCGCCGAAGCACAGGGTGAACAGCTCGCTGGGCCGCAAGGCCATGCCCGCGCTCTTGAAGCCCTCGACCACTTCCGGCAGGTTGTACTGGCGGAGCTGCTCCAGGACCATCGACGGGATCGGCGCCTCCGTGCCGTATAGGCTGTGGAAGTCGTCGTACAGCACGTCCACCGGCAGATCGGGGCCGGTCTTCTTGATCTCCGCGAGCTTGGTGGCGGCGCCCTTGATCGGCAGCGTGTTGGCCGAGGCCACCTTCATGATCTGCAGGGCCTCCGGCGCGGCCGGTGTCTCCACGCAGCTCTCGTCGAAGAAGTGCGGGAAGTCGTTGATCATCGCGACCGACGTGCCGTCGTCGCGGATCTTACGCAGCTCGAACAACGGGTTGCGCGGCTTCAGGTGAACGCAGTATTGGTTGCGCGTGGGCGCCAGGTTGCCGCACACGCTGCAACGATCGAACGGCACGCGACACGCCATCGACGTGCCGACGATGCCGCCAGCGTCCGCGCGATCGGCCCACTTCTTGCCCTTGACGCGGTCGATCCAGATGAGGTTCTCGACGCGTTGCATGCGGTTGTTCCAGAACGTCGCGTGGATGCCGCCGATCGCGAGCGTCGGGTTCGTGTTGCGGTGCTCCTGGAACACGTGACCCTTGAGGAAGGTCTTGTAGCCCCAGCCCGGCTTGATGCGGCTCTTATAGCGATCGAAGAAGGCGATCACGACGTCAGCCGGCGGCAGGCCCAGGAGGGCGTTGCGCGGGAAGGCGTCGCCGTTGTTGTTGTCGCCCCACGACTCGCGGGCGCCCAGGCCGACGACGAGCAGGTAGATGCGGCCCTTCACGGGCTTGATGGTCAGGGCTTCCGCGATCGCTTCTTCGGCGGCCGCGGTCTTCACCTGGCCGCGCGACAAGCGGTCGTCCACCTCCAGGCCGCGCGGACCCGCCGCCAAGACGACGGAGCGCTGCTCGTCGGCGCCCAGGAAGGCGTCGTCGGTCAGCGCGTAACGCTTCTCCATGGAGGTGTCGGTGTGCATGGTCCTACTCCAGAACGATCTCGCCGGAAGCCACCTTGATGGCGAACTCGACGCCCGCGGCGTACATGTCCTGCAGGTGCGAGAGCTTCTGCAGCTCGAACGGGTCCACCTTGCCGAAGCTGCGCTCGATGGCGTCGCGCTTCTTGTCCACGTGGTGGTAGCCCAGCGCGCCGCCCGCGCCGGCACCGATGGCCGACGTGATCAGGGTGCGCGTGGCGGTGCCGCGGATGCCGGCGCGGCCGGTCATGCCGTGGAGCATGCCGAGGCCCGCGCCCAGGGCGGTGCCCTTCATCGCACCGTGCGCGATGCCGGCGGCGGTCGCCTCGCCGGGGTGCTTGACCACGTCCATCGGGTCGTCTTCGTGGCCCGCGAAAGAGAATCCAGCCATGGTGCTGCCTCACTGTGAAAGGGCGCGTGGGTCGAACGAGTCAACCCACGCGCCCCGACGTGTGCCCGGGTCGCTGCTTAGAGCTTGACCTGGCCGTTCAAGTAGGCCAGCGCGAACTCGATGCCGGCGTTCTCCGCGTAGGCCAGCGAGGCTTCCTTCTGGGCCGCCAGGCTGGGGTTCTGCGGACGGGCCAGGCCCATCTGCTGGGCAGCGGCCTGCGCGGCCATCTGGCCGGCGACGCCCGCGCCCACACCCGCCGCGGCGCCGGCCGCGAACTGGTGGTCGTTCACGAACTCCGCCGCGGTGCCGTAGGCGGAGCCCGCCGCCTGGCGCGCCCGACCGTAGCCGGCCACCGCCATGTCGCGAGCCTGGCCCAGCACGGAGGCCGCCTTGTCCAGGTCGGTGTTCTGCGCCGCGGCGTAGCCCGCCGCCGCACCACCGCCGGCCAGCATCGCCGCGCCCGCAACCTGGGGCAGCGAGACGTTGGAGGCGATGTTCTGCACGGTCTGGGTGGCGCCGTCCACGATGCCCATGGCACGGCGGCCCAGGGTCTGCTTCAGGGGGCTCTGCAGCGTGTAGCCGTTGAACGAGGCGGCCTTCTGGCTCTGCGCCGCGGCGTAACCCGCGCCGGCAGCACCCAGGGCGGCGACGCCGGCCGCGCCCGCGCGGGTGGCGGTGTTGTGGTTGATGGCGCTCCACGCCTTCGCGGGCAGACCGGCCAGGGCGGCACCGGCGCGCTGCGCCAGGTTGGGGCCGTGGTCGGGGCCCATCGTCGCGGCCAGGCGCTCCAGCCCTTCGAGCTGCTGCGGGCCGTTGCCCAGGACGGCGGGGCGGCCGGCGTTCTGGTTGGGGAACGCGTTGGCGTGCGCGGACTCCATCGCCGACTGCACCTGCTGGTAGCCGGTGGGGGCCGTGCCGCGGTTGTGGGCGCCGTAGGAGCGCTCGGGGCCGGCGAGGTTGGCCTTCATGACGGCCTTGGCGTGAGCCTTCTGCTCGTCGGTCGCGGCGACCTTCGACAGCTTCCAGTCGAGGTACATGTCCTCGGCCATGTTGATCGCGTGGTCGATGACGAACGCGGCCTTGACGTCGTTCTCCATCTGCAGCGAGGGGCTCTGGGCCGCCGGGGGCGTCGAGTAGCCGGCGCCGGCATCGGCGTTGCCCTGGATCAGCGCGGCTTCCTGGATGGCGGCGCGCTGGTTGGCGATGGCCGAGTTCTCCGCGGCGCCACCGTCGGAGTCGAGCATGCCGGTGACGCCGGGCGTCGGGCCCATGCCCACCTGACCGGGGACCAGAGCGTCGGCGGCCTGCTTCTGCTGCATGGCCAAGTAAGCGTCGTAAGCGTCGAACATGTGGTTTTCGCCTCCATCAATGGGGTCGTCGGATTCACGGAAATTATCAGCCGGAATCCGAAAACCGACCCAAACGTGCCCTAGTACAGGTGGCGCGAGAACTCCACCGCGGGGCCCAGGAGCGACGTCATGGGCGAGAGCTGGTTGTTGCGGTTCTTCGTGAACGACTCCTGCGTCTTGACCAGCTCCATGTACGTCGCGTGATCGATGCCGTCGTAGTTGAGCATCTTCTTGATCAAGCTGCCCGTCACGGTAGGATCCTTCGCGACGTCGGGCGCGGCGTTCGAGATCGACGAGAAGAGTTGACGTACGCGGTCGGGGTTCTCCTGGCCCAGTTCCGGGTAGCGCTGCAACATCGTGTCGAACGACGCGCCGATCTGACGCTGGCCGACCACGTGGTTGACGGCGCTCAAGCCCAGGGCGCCCGCGGCGAGCACGCCGAAGTTGCGCAAGAAGTGACCGTTCGCGCCGTTGGGCAGCATGTTGGGGCTGATGCCGACGTGCGTGGGGGCGTTGAAAAACGACATGGCGCGCTACACTCCTTGCTTCGCGGTTTCGAGGTCCTGCTTGATGGCCGCCAGTTCCGTCTGCAACTGGCTCAAGATGCCGGCGACCTTCACGGCGTGCGCGGCGTCGCGCTTCATACGCTCGAAGTTGCCCAGGGCGGCAGGCACCAGCATCTCCAGGTCCTTGCGGGTGTGGAAGGCTTGCACGGCCGCGGTCTTGTCCATCACGGGTTCGATGACGGACGCCAGCTCCTCGCCCGCGTCGGCCAGCATCTGCTGCCAGACGGCCTGCTTCTCGACGCCCAGGGTCTTGAGGCGCTTGGCGTCGCCCTGCATGCGCTCCAGGACGCGGCGCAGCTCCGCGTTCGCCTGCTTGATCCCGCTCTCCGCGGTCAGCCGGCCCGTGTTGAGGTGCGCGATCAGGCCCGGCGTCATCACGAACGCCGCGGACTTGGTCGTGGTGCTGAAGCTGCCCAGGTTCAGGTCGCGGGCGCGCTGGGACACGAGGGGCACCGCGAGGCTCGCGCTCTTCACTGGCTCCGCGCTGCCGTTGGCGAGGCGATGCCGGGCGAGCTTCACCACCGCGGCGTCGGCCAGCACGGGCTCGTCCTTGCGCTCGTGTTCCATGGCCATCTTGAAGCCGTGGCGGTTCACGAGGCAGACCAGGTTCTGCGTGACCAGGTCGTTGTAGCTCTTTTCGTTCGCGTGCTTCGCCACCAACTCGTTCAGGTCACCGCCCGACGAGCGGTGCTGGCGAACGATGGCGTGCGCGTCGGACATGAGCTGGGGCTTGATGTCGGCCATGCGCGGCGGTCTCCTACTGGTATCGATCGACGAGTGAATTATCCGCTCCATGCAAAAGGAGCCGACAAAGCTGCCGGCTCCTCTCGTTGACGTCGTGCGACGCGGTTAGCGACCCTTCTTGGGGCGCACGCGGCGGAAGTTGTACGTGGGCGCGTTGATGATGGTGTTGCAGTCGGGGTCCTTCTCGCGGTCGTACTGCGCGACGCCCATCTGGCGCATGTGCTTGCTGATGATCTGCGGGATCGAGAGCATGACCTCCGCGTTCTCCGCGTCCACGTCGAAGATCATGTCCTCGCGCTTGGTCTTGACGCCGTTGGTCTCGACCTCGCGGAACTTGATCACCAGCTCGTCGTTGCTGCCGGTGAACTCCTCGATCTCCGTGTAGGGGGTCGTCTGGCCCTTGTACACCATGCCGTGAACGCGCAGCTCGGGCGCGAGGTCACTGGGACCTTGACGCTCGACGGGCAACTGGAAACCGGTCGTGAAGACGGGGGTTTGCGTGGACATGCGTGAAGGTCTCCTTCCAAAACGACGTCAAAGCGGGTACACTACGACTATAGCATACGCGTCGGGTGACATGACAAGCGAAGCCAATCCGTTCGAGATTATCACGGATCGCAGGACGATCGCAGAAACGCTTTTCCGCCTCAAGGGGAAGCAGTTTTCGCTCGAAAACTACCCGCCGCTCTGGGCGGTCTACGCGCTGAACGCCCCCAAGACGGTCATCATGTCCGGCCGTCAGGTGTCGAAGTCCACCACCGTTTCGACGGGCTGCGTGTCGCAGGCGGCCGGCGTTGCCTTCTGGGAATCGCTGACCGTTCACCCGTCGTTGGCGCAGAGCCGCTCGTTCTCCAGCCTACGTGTCGCGCCGCTCATCAAGACGTCCCCGGAGATCCAGGAATGGATGATGGACAAGGACTGCATCAACAACGTGTCGATGCGCACGCTTGCGAACGGCTCCGTCATGCACTTCGGCTCGACAAGCCAGATGGAATCGCTACGTGGTCTGTCCGCCAACACCGTGAACGAGGACGAGATCCAGGACATGGTGAGCGACGACCTCGAAGTCATTGAAGAGGTTATGTCGGGTCAGCCGTCCGACAAGCAGTTCGTCATGCGTACCGGCACGGCGAAGACCGTGGGCAACATCCTGGAGAGCACGTGGCGCAAGTCCACCATGAACGAGTGGATCGTGCCATGCCCCAGCGGCCACTGGAACATCCCCAGCCCGGACAACATCGGGATGAAGGGCTTCATCTGCAAGAAGTGCAAGGCGCTGTGCGACGTGCGCTTGGGCCGCTGGTACGCCACCAACGGTGAGTACACCACCAACAAGAAGCCCTGGGTCGGCTTCCGCATCCCGCAGATCATCTTGCCCATGCACACCGAGGACGCCAAGAAGTGGGCGACGATCGTCGGCAAGAAGCACGGCGACATCGACCCGGTCCGCTTCTTGAACGAGGTGATGGGCCACTCCGCGGGCTCCGGCATCACGCTCTTGTCGGAGGACGATCTGCGCGCCTGCTGCCGGGATTACGAGCCGCTCGACGAGGGCTACATCCCGCAGGACGAGCACTACTTCGCGGTCTTCGCGACCATCGACTGGGGCGCGACCGCCCGCAAGAGCTTCACGGTGCTCGCCATCTGGGGTGTGACCGGCGAGGGCAAGCTGAAGCTGCTGTTCGCGGAGCGCTACCTGGAGCGCGACGTGATCAAGCAGGTGGACATGATCGCGGCCACCATCCAAGGCTACGGCGCCGACATGATCGGTGTGGACTGGGGTGCGGGTTTCGCCCAGAGCCGCCTGCTGGAGCAAAAGCTCCGCAAGAACGTACATCGCTTCATGTACGTGGGCGAGCAAATGGAACTCATCAAGTGGAGTGAAAAGAACGAGGTGTGGAACGTCAATCGCACGCAAGCGATGACGGAAACCTTCGTGAAGATGCGTATGCAGGACTTCAACTTCCCGTACTGGGATGGTTTCTTCGAATATTACGCGTCGGATATTCTCGCGGTCTATGAAGAACCACTCGATGATCGTAATCTAAACGACAAGATCAAATACGATCACGACGAAGCAACGCCCGACGACTTCTGCCACGTGTGCGTGTACGCGTTGCTCCTATTCCACCTTGCCACGACGGGTGGTATCAGGTAGGGATCACCCACTCGTACTCGCAGTCGTCGCACGTGGCGATCTGCTCCAACGGGTTCTCCTCGTCGGGCACCACCACGATGTCCGTGCACCGGCAGCACGGGCACGCCAGCAGCTTCTTGGGCCGCGCGAAATTGATGCGCTCCTGGCTCAACTTGTGGTCGATCTCTTTCCAGTTAGGGGTCGTCATCGTCTCGCTCTTCCACGGCCGCGTCCGCCTCGCGCGACTTCGCGGCAAGGAACGTCGCTGGACACGCAGAATTATCATCCGGTGCCGTCAGATCGACGCGCTCGAACGCGTCTCGCAGGGATCGGTAGCGACCGTCGGCCGCGATCTTCTTGGCCGTCGCCAGGGCCTCTACCTGGTGCGCCACCCGACGGTAGCCCATGTCGCGCGCGAGCGTTAGGCCATAAACGGCTGCTTCGACTGATGATGTCGGTAGCCGATCGTCCGGGAGCGACGTGGTCAGAACGGGCGTCCCGAAGGCGTTCATCACCTGCACGTTCGGCGCCGTCTTGCTCGTCACGAGCAGCACGTCGTGGTCTTCCAGTAGCATGAGGTCCTCCATGAACCAGTTCCCGCAAGGGTACAAGCAGGCCGACGAAGCGCCGTTCGCTTGGATTGGTGACGCGCCGTCTCCCGCGGGCCCCTACGCCGATCATCACCTCGAAGCGGATTATCAACTGCAGCACCCCATCATGTCGATGCTGCACCCGCTCTCCTACGGCGCGGCCGCCGCGGGGCTCGCCTATGGTGCCAAGCACGGCCATCCGATGGCCGGCTTCTCCGGCGGCCTGGCCGCGGGCATGGGCGTCGAAGCCCTGCACCGCTACCACTTCCTCATGAACGCGCGCCGCCGTCTGCTCGACGGCCAGGACCCGACCGATCCGCGCCTGCGCTGGAAGACCAAGAAGGCATCGATCCCCTTCGAGGCCATCGCGATCACGCCGCCCGTCGCCGGCCACTTCGCGGACCACCGGTTCGAACACGACTACCAGTTCAAGCACCCCGCCATCTCGACGTTCCACCCGGGCCCCTACGGCGGCGCCCTGGCCGGCGCGGCCCTCGCGCTCGCCGCCAAGCGCTTCGCTGGCACCCGCACCGGTGCCATCGCCGGTGCGCTCGCGTCGGTGGCGCCCCTGCACGCCGCGGTCGCGGGCGGTGCGGTCGGACTCCTGGCCGAAGGCGCGCACCGCGCGGCCTACCTCATGGAGGCCAGGCGCAAGATCCTCGCGAAGCAGAACCCCGTGGATCCCCGCTTCACCTTCAACCAGTTCTAGCCATGTTCGCACCCACCCACAGCCCCTTGAACGACCCGTTCCAGCGCGGCCTGCCGCCCCTGCGTCCGCTGCCCAAGTTGCCGCCCAAGGACGAGCCCAAGACCTCGCGCCTGGAGTCGTTCGTGCGGATCGGCCAGGAGCAGCTCGAACGCTTCGACCTGCCGGAGTTCACGGACGCCGACAAGCTCAAGCTGGGCTTCTACCCGGGCAAGGACCACTTCCAGCACGTCGTAAGCAAGACGCTGTTCGAGACGTTGCCCGGAGAGGTCGGCGGCTGGATCTTCCCTTACATGAACGGGAAGACCGTGACGATGGTCGTCATCAACGACACCGACGCGTCGGGCGAGCTGGCGAAGAAGCGCTACCACGTGTTCGGCAAGGGCAAGCACTACTTCAACCAGGAAGGCATCTTCGGTTTGTCGCGTCTGCGTGGCAAGAAGCCTCGTGTCATCGTGACGGACGACGAGATGCTCGTGTGCCGTGACGAGCGTGCGGTTGCGATCCAGAAGGTGTCAGCCGACACCATCGCCGCCCTGCGTCGTTGCACCAACAACATCTCGTTGGTCAGCAAGAACCAGAAGTGGATCAAGCACATGCTGCTGCTCGCGAGCCACGACTTCGTGGTGTCGCTCGACGGCGAGAATGTCCTGGAGCACGTGACCAAGGCCACGCTCAAGGTGCTGTCGCGCAAGATCGACCCGGCCGTCATGAGCCGGGAGATCAAGCACCTGCTCGCACCCCTGTCCGCCCTGCAGCAGACTGCCGTCGTGCAGGCCGTGAAGGCGCACGCTCACGTGGACCTGTCGGCGGTGCTGCGCGAGGGCATCAACGCCTACACGTCAGAGGCCGCCTTCTACAAGGCACTCGACGACGGGCTTGCGACCCGTGTACGTGCCGTCCGCCTGGTGGACGAGGGCCTGGCCGTCACGTTCGACAACTTCACCAAGACCATCCCACAGACGACGGCCGCGCTCACCGCGCTGGTGTGCTGGGCGTTCGATACCGGGCCCGACCTGGTGGCCTGGGCGCAGACCGTCACCAAGGAGATCCCCAAGCCGTTCGCCGACCAGCACGGTGGCACCCGACTCGCCTTGAACGCCGCCCTCGCGGAGGTGGTCATCACCGCGCTTTACCGGCGCGCCATGGAGGAATCATGAGGCCGCACGAGTTCTACATGCAGGAGCTGGAGAAGGAAGCCTTCCTGGGCGCCCTGGCCGGCGTCGCCAATGGCATGGGCGCGGCCACGATGATCCCGTCGCTCGCGGGCGCCGCGGGCCACGTTGCACGATGGGCGGGCCAGGGTCTGCGCGGCATGGGTGCGACGGGCGTAGGGCAGAAGCTCATCACCACGGGCTCGCAGATGCGACGCGCGGGGCGTAGCGGCGACGACATGGTTCGCGGCTTCATGAACTGGGGTCCCGGCAAGGAGTACGGCGCGGAGAAGCTCAAGGGCCCCGGGGGCATGTTCAACCCCATCAACATGATGGACTCCACCAAGGGCAACAAGCTGACCGTCCAGCGCGGCGTGATGTGGGCGGGCAACGCCGCGGGCGTCGGGCTGGCCGGCAAGGCCGTGATGGATGCCGTGCACCCGCCCGCGCCAACGCCGCCCCAACCGCCCATGTACCACCTGCCCTCGCAGAATGGCTTCAGCTTCGAAAAGCAGTCGGCCCTCGATTACTACCGCGACGTCGCGCGTCGCATGGAGGAATAGCCATGTTCAAGGTCACGCAGATGCTCCTCACGAACGCGCTCGCGCTCGCCGAGAATCCCATGCGCCTCACCAAGGAAGTGTTTCTGGGGCTGACGGCGATCGTCAAGGTGCTCTCGCAGGATCGCTACGAGCTGTTCGGCCGAGGCGAGGACGTGCTGTCCACGACGCCTGAAGTCGTCATCACGACGGACAAGCTCTCCGTCCCTTCGTCGAGCACCAGCCCCGGCGTGGTCGTGTTCGAGGCGATCACGTACGAGTACGCGCTCAAGCACAAGGACGTCATCGTCGAAGGCAAGAACGCCACCTGGCAGATCATCAAGACCTACCCGTCGTCGCCGCCGGCTACCTTCGACGTGGGCAGCTTCCCGCTCGTGTCCGACAACATCCAGCTCGTGGTCACGATCCAACCGGGCGGCGAGTTCAAGCGCGCCGTGGTGCTGCAGGAGATCACCACGGACTAGCCTTGGGGACGCTGGACCCCTCCGGCGTATGATCAAGGTAGACGGACCGGGGAGAAGTCAGCATGATCCGCGCACGCCAAATTATCTGGGATGACGACGTCGATCTGACGGGCGCGTCCCTCCTGAACCTCACGATCATGTCGCTCGCGGCACAGCCCGACGGCACGCTGCCGCTCGCGGGCGAGCTGGTGTTCGCGGATGGCTTCATCAAGGCCAAGAACCTGCTCGTCACGGACAAGCTCCAGGCGGGCAACAGCAACACGTCGTTCTTCCTGAACAAGGCCATCACGCTCGACATCGACACGCGCAACCGCGCGTACACCTACGACTCCAGCGACATGCTGGTGGACGTCAAAGAGAAGGACGGCTCCACCGTCGTCAAGACCGTCACGCCGACCGTCTACGACTCGCTGGGTCGCATCACCGAACTCGTCGAGGCGACGACGGAAGGCACGGTCACGACGACCTTCACGTACGACGGGGATAGCGAGAACATCCTCACGGAAGCGAAGGCGGTGTCCTAATGTTCGGCAAGATGTTCGTCACGATCCACAACCACGTCCAGCGAAAGGCGTCGTCGTCCGTCGCGATCCACGGCTTCAAGATCGCGGACTCCGGCGAGCCCGGCAGCTTGTCGGCCGCCGACAAGCTGATGCGCTTGGGCCCGGACGGCCACCTGCATGTGGGCGACGACTTCCACGTCTTCGGCAACGTCGTGTTCGAAGGCTCCGTGGGCATCGGCGCGACCTCGGGTGGTGGCGCCGTCACGCTCAACCAGCTCGCGTCCGACGTGGCCGCGCTGGACCTCAAAAGCGTGCGCTTCAAGAAGTACGACCCCATCGTCGCGACCGACGGCCAGACCAGCTTCGCGCTCACCGTGGGCGGCCAGCCCGAGACCTACCAGATGGGCCAGAACCGGTTGCTCGTGTTCTCCGGCAGCGTGCTCGCCGAGGGCGACTACACGGAGCAGGACAACCAGCACATCCTGTTCACCACCGGCCGCGAGGAGGGCGAGGTGGTTCAGGTGATCGAGATGCAGGTGGGCTCCGACGACGGCAGCACCGTGGTGGACGACAGCCCCAACCAGACGTTCATGCAAGGCGAGACCCCCGTGGGCGTGGTGGACAGCACCGACGGCTTCGACGGCAACGGCGTCTTCACGGTCAGCCAGACCGTCTTCCCCACCCCGGCGCCACGCATCTTCATCTCCGGTGCCATCGAACTGCCCAGCGATCTGTGGACCCGCGTCGGCAAGACCTTCACGATCGCCGACGGCCACAAGCCCCAGGTGGGTGAGTCCATCTCGATCTTCTACTCGCGCACGCCGTAAGGAGGCTCGCCATGCCCTTCTCGAAGAACAACCTGCTGATCTTCCGCGGTCCGCTCTCGACCCTGGGCGGCCTCGCCACCCCCGGCGCCGTGATGGGCGCGCTCGCGCAGTTCGACGTGGTCGTGGCCGCCCTGCCGCTCGCGGCCGGCAGCGAGATGAACTTCCTCAAGTCGATGGCCGCCGCCTACCGCGTGGACAACCCCATCGGCAAGTTCTTCGGCTACACCAGCCTGGGCACGAGCCTGGACCTGCCCGCGTGGGAGGCGCAGGTGGACGCGTGGAAGGCCGCCATCGGCAGCGCGCTCGCGGGCGTGTTCATCGACGACTTCGGCTTCGAGCACCCGCTGTGCTCGCGCGACAACCAGAACGCCGCCGTGGCGTATGCGCACGCCAACGGCCTGGCCGTGTTCGTGCGCGCGAGCAACATGGTGGACGTGTTCGACCGCGTGAGCGACGCCACGGACTTCGTGATCGGCCGCGACACCACCCTGACGGACATCGTCGCGATCCCCGACTTCTACCAGCGCAACGAGGACGCCGTGCAGCCCACCGCGGAGGGCCCGGAGGGCGTGATCGGCCGCATGAAGTTCAGCCAGGGCGTGCGCACCGACGCGCAGGCCACGCCGCCCGCCAAGCTCAACCTGGAGTTCGCCGCCATCGTCGGCGCCGGCCAGCAGACCGAGGTCTCCTTCAAGAACGTCTGGCAGCTCGCCGCCAACGCGGCCGCCGGCCACGGCGTGGAGTACCTGGCCCTGGTGCCGTTCGGCGAGGGCACCGACGCGCCGATCTACTTCCTGCGCAACCAGGCCAACACCTTCGTCTTCGGCGAGCCGTAGTGCGTCCCTACGACGTCTTCCTCGCCAAGCACGCCTTCGACGCCGGCCAGCTCGTGAACGTCGCCTCCGATGTCCTCGACGTGGCGCAGCACATCGACCGGCACGCCGTCGCGCACGTCGGGATGAAGCTGCACGCGGGAGCGGCCAACGTCGTGGGCGGCGCGGCGAACCTCGCCAAGAAGCACCTGGGCAGCGACTCCAACACGACCGTCGGTCTGCGCCAGCTCCACCAGGCGATCGCGCCGGCTAACCGCTTTCGGCCAGGCGCTGCCTTCCAAGCCGCCGGCTCCTAAGCGGCGACGGGCCCTCCAGGGGCGAGAGGTTGGCCGGGATCTCCGGCAGCACGAACGCTTGCAGCCATGCCGGCATCCGCGCGAGACGCTGCTCCTTCTGGGCCTCCGCGTACCGACGCTTGCACGGCCCGCAGCGAGGACCCGGCGTGCGCACGGACGCGTAGGGCTTGTGGCAGCACTTGCAGACCCGGTCGCGGACGACCTTGGCCTTGCCCACCTTCCGCCGGGTCTCGTTAGCCATGCGTGGGCAGCTCCATCTGCTGCAGCAGGTGCGCGGCGTTGGCCTGGACCAGCAGCAAGAGCTTCCTGATTACCTGGGGCTCGTCATGCTCCGTCCAGACCGGCAGGCTCATCACCTGGACCTGCACGTGCGCCTCGAACAGGTCGTCGTACTCCTTGCTGGCGGACGCCCCACCCAGCGTCGCGAGGTTCACGTCCTGCAGCTTGAAGTAGCTCTGCAGCTTACGCCGGTTGACGTTGATCAACGAGCGGGCGCGACCGGCGAGCAGCGTCGTGATGACGGAGTTCGAGTGATATGCCACGATCTCGAAGGTCGAGATGTCCATCACGCTACGCTTCTCGACGAGCGCCGTGTCGAGCCCGGTGCGAGCCATCGCATCGCCCATCGCGTAGGGCTTGCCAACGGATTGTTTGAACGAGACCGACAAGATGGGGCGCGTATCACGGTTCTGCTCGTCACGACGCCAGTCACGCGTGATGACGATACGCGAACGATCGGGGTCGTTGTCCCACGTGTAATCGGGGTCGTCGCTGTAGCTCTGCTGCAGCACGCTCAAGAGGCCGCTCTGCACGAAGATGGGCAGCATGTCGTAGCGCGTCGAGACGAGCCCTTGCACGCGGTCGATCATCGCCGCGATGTCGGCCTGCTGGACTTCGGTCTCCGCACCGATCGCCAGGGGATCCTCCGGCACCGGCGGCCCGAAGTTCCCCATCACCCGCTTGCTTCCCATTAGTAGCGCCCTCCCTTGCCTTCGCCGAAGTGCTGGCCGTAGACGAACGTGGGGATGGGGTTGAAGCCCCCGCCTACCGTCGCCTTGGCGCCCGTGGCCGCGTTCTCCTTGAACGTGCGGTTGACGAAGCGGAAGGCCAGGTTCGCGAGCCAGTCGTCCTTGTGCAGGGCCGCGCGCTCCGTCCCCAGCATCACCGGCCGCACCACGAGGGCGTCCTTGTGGAAGACCGGCACATTGGGCAAGCCCAGCTTCTTGAGCTTCTCCACGTGGGTCGCGGTGAGGGTGGTGTAGGGGAGCAGGCCGCCGGCCTCCTGCGCGAGAATCCGTCCCGTGGCGCCGCCGGTCGCGACGCTCTCGTGCGAGGTCGGGAGGTGTTCCTGGATGGCGTTCCAGTGGACCATCTCGCCGGGCGTGTAGTCGTGGCGGCCGCCGGACACCACCTGGCCCAGGTTGAGGATGCCACGTGCCACGGTCTCGAAGATGCGACCCTGCCCGCGGATGCCCGCGTCGGCGTAGGTCTTCTTCAGCTCGTCGGCGAAGTAGCGCCGGCCCTCCTGCATCCCCTTGTAGGCCACCACCTCGACCGGGTTGGGCTGGCCGCTGCCCAACACGTCGCCCGCGGCCACGGCCTGGCCGGGTTTGACCCGCAGCTCCGACTCCGGGCCGACGTAGTGCTGCAGCTCGCCGATGTGGACGTGGTAGCCGCCCGCGGCCGCCTTGTCGATCGACGTGATCGTCCCGCTCGCGCGGGCGAGCGGCGCGGCGCCGGGGAAGTTCTTGGGCGCGTGCATGAAGGTCAGGATCTTCTGCAGCGGGCTGCGGCCGGCGCCCACGACGCCGCCGGTGTGCTTCTGGTTGAGCGCGAGCTGGGTCAGGGGCTCCGTGAGCGCTTGCGCCGCCTTGAGGCCCACGTGCTCACCCACCGGCGGCAGGCGGCCTTCCTCGTTCAGCCCCAAGCAGTGCGCGCAGACGCCCGTGACCTGGGTGCACGTCAGCGGCGAGCGGACCTGCACCGTCTTGTGACGCTTCACGAGCGCGTCGCGCATGGCCGTCGTGATGACGTCGTTGCGGTAGCCCACGCCGGCCACGTCCTGGGCCAGACAGCGGTCCACGATGTCCGGGTCGGACGTCAGCATCTCGCGGCCGTGCGTCGTGCCGCAATCGGCGCCCGTGACGAGCATGTCCATGTGGATGGTGTTCAGCTCTTTGGCGAACGCGCCGGGGTCGCGCACGGCCAGGTACGTGTTGACGAGACCGCGCCGCGCACCCTGCGCGTGCACGTGGAAGTCGATAGGGCTCAAGCCCTCGCTCAAGCTCCGCTTCGCGATCTCCGGGATCAGACGGTTGGCGGCGTCCAAGTTCATGCCGGCCATCCCGACCATCTGGCGAGCCATCGCGACGTCGCCGCGGGCGCCAGAGGCTACCCAGGCGGTAAGGTTGTCGGGCGCCTTCTTGACGAACGCGCCGATGCCCTTGTTCATAGTCTCCTCGATCTTCGCGAGGACACCGATCTTCCGGGCCTGCAGCGCCGTCGAGCGCGGGTCGGCGGAGAGCGCCTTGCGCGCGGCCAGCAGTTCTGCCTCGTGTTCCTCGAACGCGGCGTCGCGCATCCCCGTCTTGGGCTCCAGATCCTCCAGCGTGAAGCTGCTGCCCGTCTCGAAGGCCACCTGGTTGCCGACGTCGCGGATCGACTTCACGACCTCGCCGTACTGCTGCGGGTGCGTCTGGGCGACGGTGCTCAAGAGCTTGCCCATCCCGGACTTGTCGAGCAAGCCCGGCGACTTCACGCCCTTCGGGAGGGCGTCCTCGACTAGGAGTTGACCAATGGTGGTGACGCGGCTCACGGCGTGCTCCCTAACTCGTACTTGTAGTTGAACTCGTTGTTGAACAGATAGAACACAAATTGTAGCATCTGCGCGTGCGGCGCTACAACCTGGATGAACTCCTGTTTCGTGCCCGGTAGCATCACGTCGATGCGCACGGGTAGATGGTGACGATCGCACACGTCACGTAGGTCGGCGACGCCGATCAACGAGAGCTTGTACACGTTGATGGCCGTCGTCTCGTCGTTACCGCTAAAGTGCTTTCCGATCGACATGCCGCTGTCCTCCACGATCCAACAACGTGAGCACCTGGTTGTTCAAGTGCTCCTTGCGTGCGGCGACGTTGTAGACCCACTGGTCCACGCTCGTCTCCGGGCTCTTGAAGAGACCGAACACCTTGGGCGGCGTCGAGAGGTAGCGGTGCACGTGGACCTCCTTGACGGGGGAGCCCGCCCGGATACCACGCGCTTCGGCTTGTTCGGTCACCTTGGGGTTGAAGTGGCCGTCGAGCGTGAAGTGCGCCGTCGTGCCCGGCAGGTTGAGACCCTCCGTGCCGGCGCTGTTGATGACCATCACGCGCTTGTGGCCTGCCATGTAGTCCTTGATGTGCTGGGTGCGCTCGCTGCGCGCCTGCTGCTGGGTGCCCGTGAAGACGCCCGGTTCGTAGCCGCGGTGTTTGAGCCCGGCGACGGCCGCGTCCACGCCGCCGTGCACCAGGTTCGTGTAGACGATCGCCTTGTTGCCGGGATGCTCTTGCAGGTGACGGTGCACGTCGTCGAGCATCCGGCGCATCTTGGGCGTCGCTTCGGCGGCCGAGCCCGCGTCGTGACCGGAGTCCATCGTGTGTACGGCGTTCGACAACTGGCGCGTGCGTACGATCTTCGTGAGGATCGAGCGTGCTTCCCCCTGGCTCACGGGCACGTTGTTCTTGATCTTCGCACGCGTCGCCGGGTCGATCTGGCCCATCGTGAAGTCGTACAGCGACTTCTGATGTGGGCTCATCTCGACTTCGTGCGTGTGCACGATCTTCTTCGGCATGTTCTTCACGACATCCTCGACGGGCACGTAGTGGATGTGCTTGTTCAGCTCCGGCCGCAGCATGTGCTGGTTCTTCAGCACCACCTCCTGCGTCTTCGGCCCGATGCCCGCCCAGGCGAGCGGACCGTGCGTCCGCGTGCGCGTGGTCGTGTACAGCTTGTCGAACTGGGCCGTCGTGCCCAGGTTATGCTGGCCGTTGCTGACCACGTCAATCAGCGGGACGATGTCGTGCGGGTGGTTCATCGCGGGCGTGCCGGTGAGCGCGATGAAGTTCTTCACCTTGTGACGGATCGACTTCATCGCGTGGTAGTTGAGCGACTCTTCCGATCGGCCCTTGTGCGCCTCGTCCCAGATGACGGTGTCGGCACCCGTGCGGTCGATATACTTGTGAGGGTCCTTGCGGAACATCTCGTTGCTCACGACGTAGTAGCTGCTGTTGGGCAGCTTGCTGTCGATGTGATGATGACCCGGCGTACCGTCAGGACCCAGCTTCGTGACGGACTGGTCCGTGAACTTCTTCACGCCCTCGTCGGCGTAGTTGTCGATCAAGGGCGCCGGCACGACGGCGAGCGTGCGCTTGGCCTTGCCCAGCTCGCGCAGGCGCTCGACGGCGGCCGCGCTCGTGCCGGTCTTGCCGGTGCCCGTGCCGTGCGCGAGCAGTTGGGCTCGCGTGCGCGCCACGCGTTCGACGGCCTCTTGCTGATGGGGCGCCAGCTCGATGTCGGGCCGGAGGCGAGCGGTCTTGGCGAGGAAGAGTTCGTAAGGTCGCATGCTTGAATTATCCGCCCCAAGCAAAAACCCCCGGCAATCGCCGGGGGCCTCTGGTTCTACCTTACGAGCAGGCGCTGTAACCGCAGACGGAGTCGGGGCACTTCTTGCACCCCTCCTCGAAGCGGAGCGCCTTGCCGCAGTCCGGGCAGTCCGGGCTCTCGCCCAGCACCTGCACGCGGTAGGTGCGCTCGTCCTGCGTCTGGGCGGCGCCCACCGTGACCTCGACGGGCGGGAGCTGCTGGATGTGGACGTACCCGCTGCCGTGGGCGCCGCCGCGACCGTGCAGGGGTGCCTCCGGCGCGTACAGCTCCTTCAGCGATCGCGGCGCGTTCTTGAGCAACTGCCCCACGCCGTCGGCGATGGACAGCACCCGGCTCGCCCCGAAGCCCGACGGATCGGAGCTGCGGATGCCCACCAGGTTGGACGCGATCGCGTCGGGGTCCACGCCGTTCTGGAGCGCGAGCGTGACCATGCGGCCCAACGCTTCGCCGAAGCTGTGGGTCGTGCCGCCGGAACGCCCGATGTTCAGGAAGACCTCGCGCATGCCGAACTCGTCGTAGTTCAGCGTGGCGTAGAGCTTCCCGTCTCCGGTCGTGATGGTGCGCGTGAAGCCGAACAGGTCTTCGGTGCGCGGACGCGGTCCCTGGGTGCTGGTCGTCACCGGCTTGACCTCCGTTGTCGTGGGGAGCGTGGTGGTCTCCCCATTAAACGTCGTCACGACGTTCGTGTCAACGGGTTTCTCCGCCAACGCCTTGCTCGACTTCGTGCCGGCGGTGAGCGGTTGGAACTCGCGGCTCTTGTCGCGGTACACGGTGATGCCCTTGACGCCCAACTTGATGGCGAGCATCATCGCGTCTTCGATGTCCTGCTCCGTGGCGTTCTCCGAGAAGTTGATCGTCTTCGACACGGCGCTGTCGTTGAAGATCTGCAGCCCGGCTTGCATGCGCACGTGGTCCATCGGGTGCACGTCGGGCGCGCAGACCAGGTACTCCGACGCCTGCGTGAGCGCTTCGTACTGCTCGATCGTACCGAAGCCGCGCAGGAAGCCCAGCTTCAGCGCGCTGACCAGCGAGCCGTCGATGCCGCCTTCGGCTTCCTGCTTCTGGACGATCTCCAGCACGCGGGCCACCATCGTCTCGTCGCCGCCGAAGATGTCGAGCAGCTCCTGACGCACGACGGGGTCGGTGTCGGGCATCTCCTCGTCGGCCTGGAAGCGCGTGAACACGATGGCGAACACGGGCTCGCAGCCGCCGGAGGTCTCGTGGAAGATCGAGAGCGTGCCGGTGGGCGCGATCGTGCCGGTCGTGGAGTTGCGCATACCGTGCGTCGGGAGCTGGTCGATGGCCTGACCGTAGAGCTTGTGCACGATGTTCCACACGCCGACGTTGGCGACGACACCGGTCCCGATGTAGCCTTCCACGGCCTTCTGGCGCTTCGCGAACAGCCGGCGGTGGAAGCTCTCCGACTCCTCGCGGTGCTCCGCGTAGTACGGGTACACGCCGCGCTGCTTCGACAACTCCTGCGACGCCAGCTTGGCGTGCGCGTCGATGAAGGCGAAGAGCAAGGCGGCCATCTCGCGGCCTTCGGGCGTGTGGTAGCCCAGCTTGAGCTTGAACAGGGCGCGGGCCAGGCCCATGATGCCCAGGCCGATCTTGCGGGTGTACAGGGCCATCTGCGCGATCTGGGGCACCTTGGGCACGTAGGCGTTGGCGTCCACGACGTTGTCCATCGCCCAGACGCCGATCTTGACCGCAGCGGCCAGGCCGTCCCAGTCGATCCGCGCGGGCTGCCCCGGGATCCACAGCCGACCGGAAGACTCTCCGTGGGTCTGGGTCTCCGCCGTGTAGCGACCGGGAACCGCGGGAACGACGAAGCGATCGAGCGTGATCGAGCCCAGGTTGCAGGACTCGTAGGGGATCAGGGGCTGTTCGCCGCAAGGGTTGGTCGCCTCGTACTCGCCCGCGTGCGGCACGGGGTTCTCCCGGTTCATGCGGTTCAGGAAGACCAGGCCGGGCTCGCCGCGAGTCCACGAGCACTTCACGATGCTCTTGAGCACCTGGCGCGCGTGCAGGAACTGACCGGTCGGGCCGCTGCGCGGGTTGATCAGCTCGTAGCGGTCATCCTCCGCCTCCAGGGCCTGCTCGAAAGCGTCGGTGACGCCCACGCTGACGTTGAAGTTGGCCCACACGCCCGGCTCCAGCTTCTTGACGATGAAGCTCTCGATGTCCGGGTGATCGATGCGCAGGATGCCCATGTTGGCGCCGCGGCGCATGCCGCCCTGCTTGATGGACTCCGTGGAGGCGTTGAAGACCTCCAGGAAGGACTCCGGGCCGCTGGAGTTGCCCTTGGAGGAGTTGACGATGTCGTTCTTGGGGCGCAGGCGGCTGAAGGCGAAGCCCGTGCCGCCGCCGGTCTGGTGGATCAGGGCCGCCTGCTTCACGGTCTCGAAGATGCCCTCCAGGTCGTCGGGGATGGGCAGCACGAAGCAGGCCGAGAGCTGGCCGGTGCGAGCGCCCGCGTTGGCGACGCAGGGGCTGTTGGGGAGCCACATGCCGTCGCGCATCACGCGGTAGAAGCGCAGCGCGGCCGCGTAGATGATCGCGTCGTCGGCCTCGAACTCCGAGACCTCGTACAGACCGTCCTGGGTCTGCTCCATCAGGAGCGTGGGGTTGCCGCCGTAGCGGACGTCGATCAGAGCCAGCGTGAAGGCCACCCGCCAGTACATGCCGTCCACGTCTTCCGTGGGCTTGCGCTGGTCATCCTTCACGTAGTAGCGCTTCTCCATCACCGTTTGGGCGTTGTCCGACACACGAACGGACTGCGCCGCGATGGTTTGCACGCGGAGCGGAAGGTCTTTCAAGAGCATGCGTAATCTCTCCTACCATACACGAATGTGCTTCTACCGGGGTGCGACGCGTGGGCCAGGTGGCCCCCGCGTCGCGCGATGGTGATTCAACCGATGGAAATGGGGTCGGTGATGCCGATCTCACCCCGTCGGTAAGCCGCGGTCGCTTCCTGTTGGGTGGCGAAGGAGCGAACGGGCGGTTTCCCGGCGACGTTGGTCGCCTTCCACAGACCCAGCACCGTCTCTTGAGACGGCACGTGGATCGGCGCGGAGTTCAAGGGGTTGTACAGGTTGGCGGAAGGCAGCATCCGCGTGACCGCATCCTTCGCGCCTTCCGGCGAGATGGGTACGTGCACGTTGACCTGGTCCCCGTCGAAGTCCATGTTGAACCCCTTGAGCACGAGCGTGTTCACGCGCAGGCTCTTGCCCTCCACCATCCGAGGCCGGAAGGCCGCGATGTTGAACTTGTGGAGCGAGGGCGCACGCGAGATCACGGTCGGGAACTTCTTCATGGCCGAAAGCACGGCCTTTTCGGCGGTCGGCGTCTGGTCTTCGAACTCGCGGGCGGCCGCCACGAGGGGCATACCGCTCTGCACCAACTCGCCGATGCCGTGGTTGCGGTAGATCTTCCAGGCCATGGCCTTGGGCACGCCCAGCTCGTCGATGCCCAGGCTCGTATCCGGCACCACGACGCCGCGACCGGCGATGTCCTGGCGCCGGCTCACGAGCTTCGCCTGGAAGAAGCCATCCTTGGCCTGGCCGGTGCCCGTGATGACCTTGAGGAAGCCCACGGCGGGCTTCTCCTTCGACATCTGCTCGGCTGGTGCATCGAGGCCCTGCACCTTGGCGAACGCATCATTCAACCCGTGACGCAACGCGCGGATCGTGTCCGCGTCGCCGAGGTTCTTGTGCTGCGCGAGCTGGTCGTTCACGAGCATCAGGTTCTTGTAGAGAACGTTCGCGTCCGACACGACAAGTCGTCCCGTGTCGGGGTCCGGGTAGATGGGCCGCACGTGAGGAGGCACGACGGGCACGTGGTGCATGATGTACGCATCTTCTGGACGGAGTCCGCTCTTGTGTAATGCCGTGAGGTACTTCAACTGCTTGTGAATGCCGTCACGCTTCGACACGGCGTTCGTGTTCACGAGCTGATGCTTAAGTTCGTCGATACGTGCGGGCACGTCGATGGCCGCAAGTTGTTGCTTGACGTGCACTGCGCCGCGATCATACAGGTTAGCATTGAACTCGTCCTTGGTCAATCCTAACAACGTGCGTGCGGCGTTGTGGAACAAGGGGTTCACGATCGGCTCCGCGAGCGGGATGTGACTCCAACGCGTGCCCACGAGCCCACCCGTGGCGTTGGGGTCGAACAGGCCACCCGCCTCCGGGCGGAAGGGCAGGTTGGTGACGGGGTCGGGCTTGTCGTTGACCGTGAGCGGACGCACGATAGGACCGCTGGACCGGGCCAGGGTCTCCGCGTCGGTCTGCGGCAGGAGCTGCAGCGTGTGCCCCTCCTTCTTCACGTTAACGCCCATGCCGCCCAGCATCGCCTCGAACTTCTTGAAGGCGAACGTGGGCTTGGGCGGCGGCAGCGGCTGGCCCTTCCACATCGCGGTGAGGACCTCCGGGTTGTACTCGCTCTTCATGTGGGCGTCGCGCACGAACGCCCGCGCCCCGTGCGCGAGCAGGCCATACAGGTCGAGGTGGCCCACCGACTTCGCGCCCTCCTCGCCGCCCTTGGTGGGCCGCAGGTCGATGTCGTAATCGCCGCCGGAGCGCGCGGAGAATCCGGTCTCCGCCTGCTTGAACAGCTTGAGCATGTACATGGGGCCCATCAGCACCGGCCCGCCCAGCTTGCGGCCGGTCGTGCCGTCGTAGAGCTGCTCCGTCTCGCTGATGCCGGCCTTGTCGCGCAGCATCTTCACGAGCTGGTGCGTGTTGACGCCCGCGAAGTGCGGGAACTTCTGCCCTGCCTTGCCCAGCGCCTGGAGCGCCTTGGCGGCCACGACCTCGTAGATCTGGCCGTTGTTCATGCGGCTCGTCAGGCCGGCGGAGTTCAGGATCACGTCGGGCACCTTGCCGTCGGCGGTGCGCGGGGCCTCCGCGTCCGGGATGATGGCCGCCACGACGCCCTTGTTGCCGTGCCGGCCGCAGAGCTTGTCGCCCTCCTGCAGCGTCGCCACGGCCGAGATGGACACCTTGATGCCCTTGGACGTCTTCTCGACGCCCGTGACACGCCCTTCGTACGGCTTGTCCCAGGTCACGCTGGTGTCGCTGAACGGTTCGACCAGGCCCTTGTTGGCCTTGCCCAGCAGGAGCTGCTCCGGCGACATCAGCCGCTTGCGCAGGCTCGCAAGGATGGGGTCGCCTTCCTGCAGCCGGGTGCCGACCTTCACGACGCCCTGGTCGTCCAGCTTGCCCAGGTGCTGCAGCTCGAAGCGACCCGGGAAGTGGGCCTGGAACTTCTTCTTGTCGTGTACGCTGCGCCCGTCGATCTCCACCTCTTCGATGTGCTGGTGCTGGCTCGTGAGCTTGGCCGCGCCGCTTCGCGTGACGACCACCGCGTCCTCGTGGTTGAGGCCCTTCATCGGCAAGTAGGCCACGGTGAGGTTCTTGCCCAACGCGAGCTGACCGTTCTGCGTGAAGTTGGTGTCGGCGAGCAGTTGGTTCTTGGTCACCGTGTCACCCGCCTTCACGACGGGGGTCGCGTGCAGGAACGAGTGCCCGTTGAGCGGGAACTCGTAAGGGAAGTTCACCTTGTGCGTCGTGTCGCCCGACTTGATGTGAATGACGCCCTTCTCGATCTTGCTGACCGTCCCCGCGACGGGACTGCGCAGCGACGCGAACTCGCCCGCGATCTCCGAGTGCGGGGTGTCCACGATGGGCGGCTCGCGATCGACCAGGCTCACGGCCTGGCCCAGCATCTTGGCGCCCATCGCGGCGCGGTGCGCGTGCGTGTTCGCGAGGAACGGCACGAGCGTCGTGCTGACGGTGAACTGGCGGTCGGCCTGTAGGCGGTAGTCCACCTTCGACGGCGACACGTCCACGAGCTGGCCGCGGTGGATGGCGCGCACGAGCCCGTTCTCCACGGGCTCCTTGTCGTGAGCCACCACCTTGTCGTAGAGCTTCTCCGGCGACATCGAGACGAACTCGCCGTTGCGGTCCTGCACGTCGATCAGCAGGTTCTTGCCCACCTTGCTCGCGCCCAGCGCCAGGCGCACGTCCACGCCGGCCTTGGCGTTGTCGGGCGTGCGCACGGGGTCGATGAAGCCCATCGAGCTGGGGTGGATGACGCGCACCTCCGGCGTCACGGCGTGCGTGTCGCCGATGGCGCCTTCGCCCAGGCTGGAGAGCTTGTAGGCGTTCTCCTTCATCTCCAGGGGGTTGATCTGCATCACGTGGTTGCTCTGCGCGCTCTTCGTGAAGAAGTCGTCGATCAGCGGCTGCACATACTGGTGCAGCTTCAACTCGCGCACGTCATCGTACTTCTCGATGCGTGGACGCAGCTTGTAACCGATCATCCCGCGGTTCTTCTGCACGCGCTCGCGCAGGAAGTCCTCGACGCCGTGCACTTCCGTGAACGCCATCTGGTCCTTGCCCGACGGGTCCACTTCGCGCTTGTGCACGGCGAGCAACTGCTTCGCCGCGAGCTGGAGCACGTCACCGTTGACGTTGCTGTGCGCCTCCCCCACGACGAGCTTCGTGACGGCGGGTTCGAGCTGCGTGGCCTGGAAGTAGTCCTGCAACCCGTGCACGATCCCGGTCTTGTCCGACGGCACCGTCTGGTTCTTGAGCACCAGCGCATGCAGGTCCTTGAGCGCGGTCAGCTCCGCGTCGGCGCCCATCGGCGCGTCGAACGCCTTGCCCAGCCCCAGCGTGGTCTTGCCGAAGACGTGCTTCAGCACCGGCAGCAGCGGCACGCGCGAGCTGCCGAACTTCATCTCCACCTGGTTCTTCTCCGGGTCGAGCGCAAGCGCGAAGTTGCGGCCCTTGCCCAGGTTGAAGTCCGCCGTCGCCTGGCCGAGCTGGTTGAACTTGGTGTACACGCCGGGCCGCAGGCGGCGCTGCATGTTCACCTGGTACTCCTTGCCGTTGATGATGAACGTGTGGCGGTTCGTGGGCGTCGGCAAGAAGCCCACGCGCACGTCGTGCTTGCTCGTCACCTTCCCCTTGGCGTCGTGCATGGCGACCGTCGCCTTGACGGGCACGCCCCACGTGCCGCCCTTCATGATGGTGTCCTTCTGGGCGTTGTAGTCCGTGGGGTCGAGCATCGTCGGCACGTGCACGGCGGTGATCGCCACGGCCTTCTTGTCGGGCGTGACGATCGGAAACGCGTGCGTGAGACCCTCGCCGAACTCGCGGGCCATGTCCTTGAAGAGGGATTGGGGCGTGCGCACGTCTACCCCCGCATCGCCTGCTCGTCGAGGGTGTCTTCGTCCACGACGGATTGCGAGAGCATGCGCTGGTTGACCTTGCCCTTCAGCAGGGCGTCACGGCGACCCTGCAGCACGGCCAGCGTGCCCGGCGTCAGCACGGCGCCGATGGTAGAGCCCGCCACGTTGCCCAGCAGCGCGCCCTGCAGACCGGAGAGGCCGTGGCGGTGAGCCATCGCGTGGCCCACGGCCGAGCCCATCAGGCTCGACGCCACGAGCGGGGCGACGCGGGCCATGTACGGGTGGCGCACGTCGAACGGCAGCGACGTGCCGGTCTGGCGCTCGTAGTCGTCCGCCGCGCGATCGTGGCGCTTGAGCTTGCCGATGAAGCGGCCGAGCTGGGCCGCGCCCACGCCCGCCGCCGAACCCAGCGACGCACCCGCGAGCGCGCCGTAGGCCGGGATCATCGGCGAACGCAGGCCGATCGCGCGCTCCGCCAGCAGGCCGCCGCCCAGGCCCGCGACCGCACCCAGACCGCCGCCCAGGCTCGCGCCGATCTGGTACTGCTTCTTGCGCTCCGCCAGCTCGTCCATGCCCTTCGGCTTGGCGGCCAGGTTGGGGTGCTGCAGGATGGGGTCGAACCCCTCCGCCGCTTGCTTGGCGAGGAAGATGTCGTGCGGACGGGACATGGTGGCCTCTTTCTTGCGGGGGTGTGCCGGATCGACGAGCATGTGACGGGGGAGCATGCGCACGCCGCCCAGCATGACGGCTTGCGCGAGCGCGTGGAGGTGCGGGTTGTCCTCGCGGTAAGCGCGCAGCATCGTGACCGGCTGACCGTTCAGGTCCTCCGGCAGCATACTGGGCGCCGGGATCCAGTCCTGGTTCCCGATCGGGTCCACCGCGTGCAGCAGGGTGTAGGCTTGCTTGTTCATCGCATCAGGCTCTCGATCGCGTAGTTGTACTCGTGTGCCCGCTGGGCGATGTCGTTCTTCAACTGGCTGACGCGGCCGGCGCTCACGCCCAGCTTGGTAGCGAGGTCATTGGTGGTGAGCTTCGGCATGCCGTTGTAGCCAACGCTGTGCGCGAAAACCAGCTTGTGCGTCTTGGGCAGGTCGTGGTAGAGGAAGTCCATCGCGATCTGCTCGTGCCCCAGATCCTCCTTCACGGGCTGCGAGAAGCCACCCGCTTGTACCTTCGAGTAGAGGTTGGTCTGGAACTTGTTCAGCGCTCCGGCGTTCTGCGGCGCATACCCGTGGTCCACACGAAACGCGATGTCGTCGCTCACGTGTTTGTTCACGTCGCGCAGACGGTCAAGCGGCACGCGCACGTCCGGCGCGAACGTGTTGACGAAGGCGTCCATCTGCTGGAGGTGGTTCTGCAGGTGCAGCCCCAGCGTACCTTTCGACGGGTCGTGACTGCCCAGCGCCTTCGCGACGATCCGCTTCGCCTCCGCGTCGAGCACCACCTTGGGCAAACCCGAGCTGGCCCAGCGGCCGACCGTCTTGTCGATCAGCGGCTGGTACTGCACGAAGACGTTCGACGGCGTCGCCGGCAGCTCTACCTCCGGCGGCTGCGGGCGCGCCTTGGCAGCGGCCTTGCACCGCTCGTCAAAGGCGACCTCTGGCCGAGGCGCGGGCGCCACCGGGGCGTTGTCGGCCCGGCGGCGAAGGACGTCACGGAAGCTGCCCATGTCAGGTCAGCTTCTGCTGCCGGCGCTCCAGCGCGCTCGCGTAGACGCGCGCCATGTCGCCGTTCGGGTTCGCGGAGAGCGCCCCCAGCGTACCACCCAGCGCGCCGCCGGCCAGCATGCCGCCGATGCGAGCGGGCGCGGACTCGCCGATGCCGTGGCCCAGGGCCGTGCCCGCGATCGCGCCCAGGAAGGTGCGCTGGCGGAGCTTGTCCATCACCGCGGCCGTGTCGCGCAGAGCCTGCGGGTCCTTGCGCAGCAGGTCCTTGTCGCTCTCCGACAAGCCCGCGGTCTTCTCCGCGAACGCCACCAGGCGCTCCGCGCTCTCCAGGGTGCCGAAGCGGACCTCGAAGGCGGACTTCTGGGCCAGCTTCTCGTCGGGCGTCAGGGCGGCCCAGGCGGTGACGGTCGCGGCCTTCTCGCGCGCCACGAAAGCGCCGATGGCCGATCGGTGCGACGCGTCGTCGGCGTCGAAGCGTTCGAGACCCGCGTGCTTCGCCATCGCGGCGAGCGCCGACGGCTTCTTCTTGGCGAGCGCGGCGGCGAACCCGCCGACCCCCAGAATCATCCCGGCGCCCCCGGCCACTTCGGCCATCGCGGACGGTTCGGCGTTGATGTTCGGCTTGTTGCTCATGAGGGTCCCTCCAAAGGAATTATCAGCGGCCGTCCCAGATGGCTTCCTTACGCCGCACCCGGAAGGTGTGCGCTCGCACGAGCGCCCGCACCTGCTCGTCGAACTCCAGCGTGGTGCCCTTCGCGGTGATGTTGCCCTTCGCGTCGTACGTCGGCGGCACGGTGTAGACCACGATGGCCTCGCCGAAGCCCACCTGGGCCTTCTGCTTGGCCGCGGGCGTCGGCTTCTTGCCCAGGGGCGCGAGCACCTGGTTGAGGAGCGAGAGCCCGAAATTCTCGCTGCCGGTGGCGACGTCGCCGTTCAGCTCCTCCGCCTCGTCGGCCCAGGCCACCAAGCAGGCTTGCCGCTTCGTCAGGTCGTTCTGGCCGACCTTCTGGATGGGCCGGCGGGTGAACTGGTAGGCGGTCTGGACGTCCTTGGCACGGTCGAGCGTCCCCAGGGTGTCCGCGAACACCAGGTTGTTCTCGTGCGTCGGCAGCGCCTTCTGGTTGTTGGCCTCCGTCACGTAGCCCAGGTAGATCGCGTAGCCGCTGAAGTCCCGGAAGCTGTTGGGTACGCCGGTCTTGTCGAACGACAGGAACTGCTTGCCCAGCCCGAAGCCGCCCGTGTACAGGAACGGCGGCGGCTTGTGCGCGCCCAGGTCGTGGAGCTGAATCGGCAAGAAGGTCTCCGGGATGAACAGCCCCTGCGCCTTCAGGTACTGCTGGTAGGCCACCGGGTCCCGCGCGATCTTGCGGTCGGGCGGCATCACGTAGATCAGCTCCTGCTTGCGCGCCGTCTTGAACGGGATCATCGCTTCACGCTGACCGACCGGCGTCGCCTTGCCCTCGTCGGTCTGCACGACGTCCACGGCACCGATGGCCGGTCGCAGGTGCGTGTACGTCACCTGCTGTTCGACCGACGTGGGCGTGAACGTCATCGCGATGGCGTGCACGTGGCCCACCAAGTCGAACGACGTGTGCTCGTTGTCTACGATCAAGGCAGGATAGTCCACCATCATGTACGGGTTCCACTCGACACGACCGGTGTACGATTGAGGACCCAGCCGGGCGTTGTAGAATTGGTGATTCAAGTAGCCCGACACGTAGTTGTGCACGAAGTTCTGCAGCGTCGCGCCGTTAAAGCCGATGGCGTTCAGCTTCTTCGCGTCGGCGTCAGACACCGGCGTCATCCCGGGCGTGGTCGGCAGATCGGCGTTGTCCGCGAAAACGGAGTGGGTTGCGGGGTCCACCGGCAGCGCCGTGGGGCGGTCGGCCGCCGACACGTCCACGGCCGGTGCGCCGATCGAGCTGGTGTTGCCAGCGGTGAGGTCCTTGTCCCAGGTGTTGAAGTCCTTGAAGAGCTGCTGCTCGAAGAAGCTCACCTGCGCCTTGATGCCGTTCACGTCGAGCGGCCCCACCGACGTGTCCAGGCGCGCTCCAGGGCCGTACAGGCTGGACGCTTCGACCACGTTCTCCATCAGGATGGTCGCGGGGCCCAGCTTCGGCGCCTTGGTCTCGCCCACCGACTTCACGCCCATCTGGCGGATGGCCGCGCAGAGGAACGCGCCCATCGTGGCCTGCTGGCCGGTAAGGGTGCCGTTCAGGGTCTCGAAGCCGATCACCACGGTGCCGACGTTGCCGCCGACCACCTGGTTGTCGGCAACGGCCGCGTCGATGCCCTGGTTCGCGCCCAGGTTGGCCCAGTGTGACAGCGTGCTGGCCGACGTGGCCTGCTTCGTGTGGTTGCAGAACAGCCACGGCTTACCGGCGACGAACGACGTCTTCGTGTTGATGGTCAACGTCAACGGCACGCCGAACGGAATCTTGATGCTCTCCGGCAGTTTGAGCACGAAGCAGTTGTCGTTCTGGCTCGCGTTGCCGTTCGTCTTGACGTAGTGCGTCTTGCCCTGCACGACGCCGCTCACGGACAGCCCGCCGCCTTCGAGGTGAACGGACGTCTCGCCGGCCCGGATGCGCGCGAACATCGCGTCGTCCATCGTGCTCGACCGCACGGTCTGGAAGTTGATCGGCTGGTTCGATGCGACGGCCGGACGCAGGAGCACGTAGTCGCCGTAGCTGGCGTTGGTCGCGACGGCGGCCGCCTCCGGGTAGACCACGGGCGGCACCACGAGGTTCTTCGCCTGGAAGTCGATCATCCCGCGCGCTTCGGAGCGCGCCACGCCGAAGGGCGGCACGAGCTTGTTGAGGGCCGCGTAGTCGCCCGGGTTGCCGACGCCCGCGAGCTTCAGGCCCAGGGGCAGCGCGAGCGGCTCCGGGAAGAGCTGGTGATCGCGGCGCAGGATCTCGACCACCACGCCATCGCGCGTGACCAGGTAGTTCACGCCCGTGTTCACGAGCGCCTGGCGCGTCGGCGTGTGGTTCTTGAGGTTGACCTTGATGGGAAGCGGCATCAGCGCGATGCGCGTGGGCACCATCGTGGGCGTGTCGGGCAGCACGACGCCGCCCAGCTTGTCGAGGTTCACGAACTCGCGCAGGTACGGCGCGCTCTTGAAGCGCTGCGGGTCGATGCCGTTCGCGTGGCCCAGCGCCAACGACAAGAAGGCGCGGTACTTCGTGAGGCGGTCCGTTTCCGTGCCGGACTGGAGCCGCTTGTAGACCTCCGCGGGATCGCTCGTGCCGTCCACGGGCGAGAGGTTCGCGTCGATGGCGTCACGCGTGTACGTCGAGACCTCGCTCATGATGGCGTAGTTCAACATCGGCGGCATGGGGTAGTCCACGCTCACGATGCCGCGAGCGTCTTCCTCCTGCGTGACGAACGGGATGCCGTCCACCGGCTTCTTGATGATCGGCGCCTTGGTCTTCGCGTCCACGGCGCGCTGTGGCGCGGTGGGCTTGCTCTGCGCCGCCACCTGGCTGATGCCTTCCCAGCGCCACTGCAGCTCTACCGGCGCGTAGACGGTGAAGTAGCGGTTGAGCACGGACACGTCCTGGTCGGGCGACAACCCGAACGGCATGAACATCGTGCGCATGCGGGTCGGCTTGTTGGTGAAGGACTCCTGGAAGTCCACCTCGCCTGTCATGCTGGGGAAGACCACGTTGCAGTTCGGGATGGCGTTGAAGAAGGTCTGCGGCTTGATCTGCACTTGCTTGGTGACGGACTCCGCGTGCGGCTGGACCACCACCTGGTGCAGGAACTGCGCACAGACCGTGCGCACCAGGTCCAAGAAGGTCTGCTTGCCGCCGGCCGCGTTGACGCCGCGCGTCAGCAAGGCGAACATCAAGCGCTTGTAGAGGTCCGTCCAGTCCACCACGGCGGGGTCCGGCAACTGGAACCGCGCACCCAACTGGTGGAAGGTCATCGCGTCGTTCGTGTAGGTGGCGGCGATGCGGCTGTTGTTGAACACGTGACGGTACAACAAGAACGCGCCGCGCACGAAGTCACCCACCGTCAACTTATCGGCGGAGACCTTGGCCGTCTTGACGCCCGGCGCGATGGTCGTCTTGTCCACGTAAGCGGGGTCGTTAAGAATCGCCACCAGGTTGTCCGGCGTGAAGAGTTCGAGCAGCGAACCCGTGACGGTCGCGACGACGTTCTCGGTAGACGCGGTTCCGTTGAGCAACGCGCGGATGTACACGAGGTTGTCGAGGGCTTCCATCTCGTACTGGTCGAGGTGCCACACGACGTGGTGCACGGGGAACGACAAGCCACGACCGTCGGCGCTCTTCTTGAAGTCGCGCCCGCTCACCTCGCCCTCGAAGATGCACACGATGTCGTGCGGCGGCGCGGGCTCCTCCACCAGGAAGTGAACGCGCGCCCGGCGCGACAGCGAGCGCATCTCCGGGGTGGCCGGGATGGTCACGAACATCTGCGGCACCGCGCCGGCTTCCACGATCCACTGGATCACGGCGAACGCGCACAGCACGCCCTCGACGTAGAATCCGCACTTGTCCTCGAACGTGAGCGGGAGGTTCTTGTCTTCCGAGTCCATGCGCTACCCCTTGTTGAGGATGCTGCCGAACGCCACGCGCTCTGCCAACACGACCAGCTTGCCCAGGGTGTCCGGCGTCTTGTCGATCAGCCAGGAGGCTTCCATGCTGGCGGAGTCGGAGGTCTCGTCCCGGATGGTCTTGCCCAGCGACGCCGCGATGGGCGCCACCATGGCGAGGAACGGGTCGAAGGCGTCGGGAGTGCGAACGATCTGCTTGCTGGCGACATCGCGGACCCGGGTGTCCGCGCTTGCCTGCAACAGGTATTCTAGCAGGTCGCCGGTCATCCATGGCAGAATCTGCGCGAGCACCGGCCCCGGCACGAGCGCGCCGGGCACCGGCTCCGTCGCGGAGACGTCCTCGAAGGTCCGCACGGTGAATGGCTGGCTGTCGGCACCCGCGAAGCCGCCCGGGTTGATGGCCCGCGCGGTGAACGTGTACTCCGTGTCGGGCTGCAGCGCCATGAACGTGTAGACGAAGGGCGCCGGCTGTCGCACGGTCAGCCCCAGGCCCGTGACCTCGACGTAGGCCACCGTCGCGGGGTCGTCGAAGTCCTTGCCGGCCTCCAGGCGGATGTAGGTGGTGCCCACCGCCTGCGCTTCGATCACGGGGCGGCGCGGGATGCGATTCCAGACCCGGGCGTGCACCACGGCCGTGCGGCTGACGTTCTGGTCGTCCACGGCCGTCACGGACAGCTCGACCGGGCCCTCGAAGTCCACCACGTCGATGTTCACGGTGCCCGCGGTCAGCCCTTCGCCCACCACGACGCCCGCGCGCTTCGCCACCCAGCTCACGGCCGCGATCGGCCGCGGGCCGGAGATCGAGAACGCGATCGTGGCCTTCACCACGCCCATCGTCCAGGACGTGAACTCGATCACGGGGCCCGCGAGCTGCGGCGTCAGGTCCAGCACGGGCGACGGCGCGCTCTCGTGACCGTCGGCGTCCACACCCACCACGTACAGGTCGTCCACCGTGGTCAGGTCGATGGCGATGAACGCGGAAAGTTGGGAGACCGGCACGATCGCGAGTGGCGTGGTGCCGCTGGCCTGGCGGTGGTACACCTTCCAGCTCACCGTGGTGTTGGACACGAAGCTCGCGCCCCAGCGCAGCGTCAGCGACGAGGAACCGAAGGCGTCGTACGTCAGCCAATCGGGCGGCGTGGGCGGCACGTGATTGTTCACCGATAGTTCGGTCAGTTCCGTCTTGGTGTTGCCGACGGCGTCGTACGCCACCACTTCCGCGAACAGGTCGCCGTTGAAGTTGGTGACGTCAATCGACACTTCCTTGGTGAGGTCGGTCGTGGTGACAACAACGGGCGTGCTGTCGTCACGCCACACCCGGTAGTCCACGCGATCCACTTGCGCGAGACCGGTGGTCGGGTAGACCTTCCACGAGATGATGGCGAGCGAGCCATCGACGCGCCAGGGAGCGAACACGACGTTGATCACGAGAAGGCCCTCTTAACCGAACAGGCGCGGCATGACGTCCGGTGCGTCGAGCACGCTCTGGAACGCGGACGTCGCTGCCTTCACCGCCCCCGCCGGATCGGTGATCGCGGAGACGGCCTTGCCCAGCACGCCCAGCTCTTCGTTGGTGGGGCCGAAGGGCAGCGGCGCTGCGCCAGGCTTGGTGCGAGCGGACGAGCGGCCCGTGCCGCCCTGACGCCCCACCAGGCCGGTCTGCTTGTGCAGGAACGACACGAAGTTGCTGATCGGCACGCTGGGCGTGTTGAGCTTGCGGAACATCGGGATCTGCCGGTGCGCCACCTTGACGAACTGCATCGAGAACGGCACCAGCACGTCGCTGCCGTCCGAGTTCGCCTGGATGTTCAGGGCCACGGGCACGCAGTACAGCTTCAACGAGATGGCCGGCACGGTCAAGCAAACGAGCTGCTGTTGCTGCGCGAGCACGCTGCCGCGGATGTAGTTCTCGTAGAGCGCGCGGAACTTGGAGACCTGGTCCGACGCGATGTCGTTGATCAGGTTGCCGTTCATGGACCACACTTCCGGCTTCTCGCCCATCAAGAACATCACGAACGAACCCAGCAGCGTGTCATCGAGCTGGAACTTCTCCGCGTAGCTCTCGCCCACCGTCGTGAGCATGAACTGGTTGTAGGCGACGATACCTGACGAGTCTACGTCGAGCGTACCCAGCTCGCCCAAGTCGATGACGTCGTCTACCGGCACGAAGTCGAAGTCCACCAGCGAGATGCTCGCCACATTGGAAGCGTTCTCGAAGCGCGACGAGTTCAGCGTGTAGTACGGCACGATCGCGTGCGTGACACGGAAGTCGTGAATGTCCTTGTCGAAGAGGTTGGTCACCGTGACGCCCTGTAACGCCGGCTCGCGCAGCGTGTCGAACGTCGGCGTGGTGCGCGGCACCGACGCGCTGACGGTAGACGTGATGGGCGCCTGGGGGATGGACGCGTTGGAGAGCGACGCGTTGCCCGGAGGCGCATCCTCCGCGTTCTCGTTCGCCATCTGATCCACCACGGCCTGCTGGTCATCGGGCGATACCCCGGAGCCGAACAGCGGCGGGGGCAGCTCGCCCATGGGGAGGAGGAAGCCCGCGATGCTGTTGGTGATGGCGTCGGCGTCGAGGATCTGGTTGCCCAGGTCCGCGATCTTGTTGCCCAGCACCTGCAGCAGGTTCGGGTCGTTGGTCTGGCTGGCGTGGTTCTGGAGGTCGCCCCGGTGCGTGCGCAGCATCCGGCCCTTGTTGCGGGCGCGGCTGTAGCTGCGCTTGCGCTGGCGCAGGCTGGGCTCTGGCGGCACGCCGATCAGGCCCTGGAACGCCTGCCGACGCGCCTTGGCCTGGTCGCTCGCGAGGCCCTTCACGAAGAAGGCCAGGAAGCCCGCGAACGACGTGGTGAAGTCGGCCTGGCCGCCATCCCGCACGAAGTAGCGATCCTTGAAGGTGCCGTAGTTGACGGGCAGCGCGTCGCGCACGAGCGGCACCAGGTTGTTCAACTGGCTCGTCAGCACGCCCGCGATGTCGTTGCGGCCGCGGTCCACGAAGATCTTGGAGATGGCCGTGACCATCCGCGCCGCGAAGTCGGCCTTGCCCAGGGCCTGCGCCTTCACGCTGGCCTTGATGTCGCTCGTCGCCGGGAAGAACGGGTCATCCACGAACGCCGCGTCGCTCGTCCAGCCGAGCTGCTGCAGGTAGAAGTCGATGTACAGGTCCTTCAGGTCCTGGACGGTCTTCGTCTTGAGCGCGTCGATGACGTCCACCACGCAGGCGGCCGCCAGCGCGTTCTGGTACTGGATCACCTGCGCCATCGGCGTGCCGGCCACGTACATCCCGTTCAGCGCGTCGGCCAGCGCCTTGACCGTCAGCGTCCCGGGCGTGCCCGTGGCACCGCCCTCGCCGAAGCCGCGCAGGGTCACCTGCTGGTCCGGTACGAGCTGCGCGAGCTGGCCCAGGGTGAACTCCGCGGTCTCACGGTTGCGTGCGTCGTCCACGTCGGCGCGAAAGATGTTCGCGAGGCGCGCATCGAGCGCCGCCTTCTTGCCCACCTCGCCCGGCAAGGCGAAGCCCGTGTTGAAGGCCGCCAGGTAGTCGTTGACCATGTCGAGCTGACCGTTGGGTCGCACGATCTGGAGGTGGACCACGTCGAGGTTGCGGAAGTCATACGTGAACGGGTTGGTCGTGATCGCAAACGTTCCGTCTGCCCCCGTGACTTCGAACGGGTACAGCGTGACCGTGCCGCCACCGAAGGCGTGCACGAGCACGGTCAACGTGAGGTAGGTGGTAGACGACGGCGGCTTGAACTTGATCAGCGCGTAGTCCGAGCCAGGCGTGATGGCGTTGTTGAATACGCCCTGCTTTAGCACCATGTAATCCGTCGTCGTGGCACGACGCTTGGCCGCGCCGGTGAGCCCGTACGCGAACGACGAGTACGTGGTGGGGTCGAACGGCAGCTCGTCGAGGTCGTTCACGCCAATGGGTGGCGTACCAACGCTCGAAATGTAGACGTGGTCCTGATCGAGGGTGACGCTGGTGGCACCCGTGCCGATCACCTTGAACAGCACGGTCGTGAAGGCGCCCGGGTGCAAGTCGGCCGCCGCCTCGCGCGGCGCACCCGACGTGAACGCCAGGTAGTCGCCCACGTGGATGGCCGACGCAACGCCGGTGGTCAAGCCCACCAGCTCGACCTTCTCGAAGGTCGTGGGGTCCTGCAGCACCACACGGTAGTCGCAGGGCTCCTTCCAGCTTCCATCGGACAGCGCGAGGCTCGGGTGGGCGTCGTAGGGCGCGAAGCGCTGGGCGGGGTTCGCGCTGTCGAGCTGACGGCCTTGGGAAGGCGTGCGGCTCAAGAACAGGACCTCGTTCGAGGCCGACGGCTTCGACTCGACGGCGTAGGCCGCGTTGACGGTGCTCGTGCGCGTGCTGGAGGTGGCCGGCGGCAGGAGGCGGGCCTTGCCCAACATGAACGTGTTGGCGCCCGCCGTGACGGCCGAGAAGTCCGCTCCAGGCTTGTAGAGGTACAGCTTGGGGCCGTACACCTTGATCAGGTCGAAGTCGAAAAAGTCCTGGAACGCGGAGACGCTGCCGGCGAGCGTCTGGTAGTGCATTTCGAACAGCACGGGGTCGTACTGGTGGTAGCGCTGGGGGTAGAGGTCGAAGCCCGTACCGTCCTTGCTCATCACCTGGTAGATGATCGGGCTTCCGTCGGTGTCACGCGAGTACGGGTACGTGCGCGTGCTCTTGAACACGTGGTAGTCCGCGCGATCGTTGTACGACTTGTACACGGACTGACCCGTGGTGGAGAACGTGCTGCTGTTGAGCTGGTATCGTTGATTGCTCAATTCGAGCGTGTGGGTCGCGACGTTCGTGATCAGGTAGTACCCGACCGTCGTGGCGGGGTCCACGGTCGAGTCGAGCGGACCCGATCGCGCGGTGAGCTGCACGAAGTCGCCCACGTGGGCCACGCCAGTGAACGTGGCGCTGGGGTCGGTCAACGTGAAGGACGCGAGCTGACCATACGGCGCTCGCGTGACGGAGTAGCTCACCGTGGCGGTGAAGTCCGGGATGGTCGTGTTGTCGAGCGTGTACGGCGCGCTGGTGCCGCTGTAGTTGGTGGGCACGAGCAGCATCAGGCCCAGGGTGGGCACCTCCTGCACCTGGAAGACCCGCCCGCCACTGTAGTCCGTGCGCAGCCAGTCGCCGGTCTGTACACCGGTGAAGAGCTGGCCGGCGTGGCGCAGGAAGAGCGCGTTGGCGCGCGTACGCAGGACCGTGAAGTCGGCCACGTCGTCGATGTTGGGCAAGGCCGAGCTGGACTGGACGTAGACGCCCTCGCCGGTGCGGGTGTACGCCTTGCGCTCCAGGAGCAGCGCGGAGGCGGCCACCTGCTGCACGCGGTAGTAGCCCGCGATGGTGGGGTTGGTGGTCGTCGGCGCGGTGGTGCGCGCCGTGAGGTGCACGTAGTCGCCGACCTGAACCACGCCGGTGAAGTCGGCGCCGGCCGCGGAAACCACGACGCCCTGACCCGTCACGGCGTTGAAGTTCACGGCCGCCTTGACGCCCGCGATCACCTGCCATTCGACGCCCGGCTGACGTGCGAGCTGACCGCCCGCGTGGAACGGGTAGACGGCCGTCTCCAGCACGGTCGCGGCGACGCCCGCGTCGGAGCCGTTGGTGGACTCCACGAGGGTCACCACGCCCAGCGTGTTCGAGCGGTTCTTGACGGCCACGTAGTCGCCGACGGCGACGGTCGCCAGCGGCAGCGGGCTGCTGTGCGCCGTCACGCGGATGGAACCCCCACCCGTGTACGTGAAGTTCGCGTCGATACCTTTCTCCACGGGCAAGGCCAAGTTGTTCGCGCTGCGCAACTCACCCGTGCCGACCGCCTTCTGCGACTCCTTGAGGTAGCCACGCATTTCGGCCTGCGGCGACGTGAAAGCCGTGCCGCTTACGGTGTCGAGCACGCGGAGTGCCGTGAGCTTCGCGACGGTCGCATCGACGGCAGGGTTCGACGGCGACGCTTGCACGACGTCGTAGTTCTTCTTGTACGTGGCCTCGACCTTCTTGATGACGTAGTTGCCGTGGGCCAGCGCGGGGTTGGCGCCGAACCAGCCGGCGACTTCGTTGGTGATGTTCGTGTTCGGCATGGTGTCCTCGCGCTACGTCTGGCCCGGCACTTGCATCTTGTACGTGCCCTCGCCCTTGTTGCGCACGAGGTCCACCTTGATGCTGCCCGTGAGCGTGTTCTTCTCCGAAAGGGCCTTGGTAAAATTATTCAGCGCCTTGACGAAAGCAGAGTTTTCGCCGCCCACGGCCGACGTCATCTTGTCCACCGCCTCCTGGGTCTGCTTGACCCGCGTGGCGTCGAACTGGCCGGCGAGGGCCTCCATCTTGGAGAGCAGCTTGAGCTGGGTCTCCGCGGCGCGCTCGCTGTCGGCCGCGGTGCCGCTTAAGCCCTTGCCGTAGCGCATCCCCGGCTGCTCGCCGCCGCTGCCCGGCGCGAGGCGGTCCACGATGGTCTGACGCAGCGCGGCGCCCAGGCCCTTGGTGTCCATGCCGGCCAGCTCCTCGTCGGAGAACTTGCCGACGCCGGCCTTTTCGAGCGCGGCCTTGATCTTCTGGGCATTGGCCCGGCCGCCACCCGACGCACCCACGAACTGCGCGATCTGCTGAACGGCGGCCGCCTGGGCCTTGTCCGTGAACGCCAAGCCCGCGGCCTGCTGGACGGCGCCCATGTCGTTGGCCTGGAGGCGGCTCACGAGGTCACGAGCCCCCGCCGTGCCGAAGTGACCCCGGAAGGCATCTTCCAGGGCATCTCGCTGGCCCGCGTCGAGGTGCTTGCGGCTGTAGGCCAGCCCGGCGTTCAGGTTGTTCACCTGGTCGTCGAGCAGCTTCGTGACCTTCGCGCCGTCGGCCCCGCTGTTGCGCAGCGCCATAGCCGCCTCCGAGACTTTCGCGGCCTCGTCCTTGGTCATCAGACCGTCACGTACGGCGCGATCGAGCCGGCTCTGCTGGTCGGAGTCGATGTTGGCGGCCAACTCCGACGCGGACAAGTTCGTATCCGTTGCCCCTGCTTGTTTCAGCGTCGCGTCGGCCGTCTCCGGTGACATGCCCTGGGCGATCAGCGCTTGCTTGGCGGCAGCGATCGAGCCGGCGCTGCGGATCAGGTTCGAGACGGAGGACATCGACAATACGCGCGCGTTGACGAGCCCCTTCTGACCTTCAGCCTTGAGGGCCTCTCGAACCTTGCTGCCCCCGGAACCCGCGGTCCAGCCTTGGCCGAAGTAGCCCATCGCACCGGTGATGTTGTCGGCGGTGGCCTCCATGGCCTTGTGCAGCGCCTCGACGCCCAGCTCGCGGCCACCCGGGTTGTCGTTCATCCCGCGGAACGTGCTCGCGAGCTGGTCGGCGACCTGGCCCTCGCGGTTGACCAGGTGCTCCACGCCCTGGGCCACCATGCCGTGCACGACGCCGAACGCGGCACCCATGGCCGCGCCGACCGGAGCGGCCAGTGGCGTACCGACCGCCGAGGCGATCAGCGCGCCACCGATGGCGTCGTTCTTCACGATCGACGAGCGCCACGCGCTCATGGCGGCCGCGTGCGTGTCCGCGAGGGCGGCAGACTTTTGGGCGAGCTTCGCCGCGAGCATGGGGTTGTCCCGGATCTCCATCAGGCTCTTGCCCTTGAGTTCCGGGTCCATCTGTGCGACGCGTTGCATGAAGTCGTCGCGCTGCTTCAACGGGTCATCGTTCGGCGACAGCCCCTTGAAGAGAGCTTCACGTGTACCCGCGTCCGTCAACTGCGTAATCGCGATGTCCTTCAAGTTGCGGTTCGCCGCATCGCTGTCGGGGTTGTAATAGTTCGCGAGGCCCTTGATGACATTGACGTTAGCCACCTGGTCCTCGTCGTAACGCTGCCCAACGGCCTGCGCGACGATGTCTCGCATCTGCTCGTGCGACGCGCCACCGCCCGACGGCGACAAGGCGGTCGTGCGGTCCAGCATGCGGCGCACGAGGTCGGAGCGCTTGCTCAAGGCGTCCATCTGGTCCGGCGTGAAGCGGCGCGTCTCGAACGAGTCGAGGAAGCGCGAAGCGTCGCCGCCTTGGATACCCGCGGCCTCCAGCGTGCGACGGACGACGCTCTCCATTCCCGGGCCGCCCGCACGCAGGCGATCCGCGATCTGCTTGTCCTGGATGTAGCCGGCGCGCTGGGAGGGCGAAAGGCCCACCATCTCGCGGCTCATGCCCAGGTTCTGCAGAATCTTGTCTGCTTGCTGGGCATCCTGCAGCGAACGCACGGGATCGAGGAGGCTGGACTGGCTTCCCAGGTCCGCGACGCGGCGGCCGGTGGTGAACTCCTCCCAGGTGCTGCCGCCGCGGAACTCCATGCCGTAGGGGCGCAGGAAGTCGTTCAGCCCCACGGCGCCGGCCAGGCCGGTGGCCGCCTGGGCCGTGGTGTCCAGCACGCCCAGCCCGAACTCGTGCAGCTTCACGTCGGCCTCCGTCGCGAAGGCGTCCACCGTGCGCTCCTTGAACTTCTCGATCTGGCGCGCGAGCGTCGGGCGACGGAGCTGCTCCATACGCAGGATGCTGCGCTGATCGCCGATGCTGCGGCGCGCGTCGGCGGCGATCTGGGGCATCGCGCCGATCTGCTTGGTCATGGCGAGCGCGGCCTGCTCGTCCAGGCCGTAGGCCGCCATCAGGAAGCCGCGGAACTTGCGCAGGTCGATCTGCCCGTGGTCGCCGGTGAGCTGGCGGTAGGTCTGCATGGCGTTGTCGAGCATCGCCGGCTGCAGGAAGTTGCCCAGGTTCTGGGTCAGCTCCGGCATCTCCGCCTGCATGCCCATGAAGCCCATCGGGTCCATGGCGTGGCCGCCGACCGCGCCGATCAGCGCTTCCGGCGTCATCGAGCCGCCCTGGCCCATCAACGTGCCCATCAGGTTGCTGCCGGGCGCAAACAGGCCCGCCATCATCGTCTGGCCGATGCCGGTGCGCAACATCGCCATGTTGGCGCGCGTCAGCGTCTGGCCGAAGCCCTGGGCGCCGCCGAAGTACGCCTGGTCGAAGCCGCTGGCCATGCCGCTGCGGAAGAAGCCGCCGCCGAAGCCCAGGTTGGTCGCGCTCATCTGCATGCCGGCGAGCGGACCCAGGCCCTGGGCCATGGCCATCTGGGCGGCGGGCGCGCTGGCCTGCATGATCTGCGTGGTGCTCATGCCGGCGGACTGCGCCTGCGCGGCGAGCGTCGTGAAGACGTTGGCCATGCGGTGCGGGTCGGACGACGGGTTGATGCCCAACTGGTTGAAGCTCGTCGCGATGACGTCGAGCTGCTCGCGGCTCTTCACGCCGAGCTGGAAGAGCGTCTTCACGCTGTCGCCCAGACGCTCGACGGCCTTGAGCGCTTGGTCCTTGTTGCTCGTCATCGAGAACAGGCCGGTCTCACCCGCCATGCCGATGAGCTGCTGGTAGTCCTGCGCGTTGAAGAAGTTGTCGCGGCTGATCTGCTTCTCCAGATCGCGCTGCAGCCCCAAGGTCTCGCGGAACGACATCCCGCCGCCCAAGCGCTGGCCGCGCATGTACGGCGCGGTGTAGTCACGCATGTCCATCGCCGTCTGGCGGTACGGCCGCGCCATGCGGTCCACCATGCCGAAGGGCGCGTCGCCCACGGCGAAGCCGGCCATGCCGCCCAGCACGCCGCCCGCGAGCGCACCGACGCCGGGAATGGGCAAGGCCAACTGACCCAGGGCCATGCCGCCCAAGATGCCACCACCGATGCTCGCCAGGTTGCCGCTGACGTCGCGCGTCAGCCGGGCGATGTTCTCCGCGCCGTACTGCTGGTTGCGCTCCGCGTAGCGGAACACCCGGTCCTCCAGGTTGTCGTTGCCGAAGCCGCCGAAGAACTGCGTGGCGATGGCCTGGTGCGCGAGGCTCGCCGCGGAGCCCGCGCCGGTGCCGAAGAAGAACCGGCTGCGCGCGGGGTCACCCGGCTGACCGGGCGAGCCGTACGCTTGCAGGAACTGCGTGGGCAGCGCGTACATGGGCTGCGTCGGCGTCATGAACGGGTTGATGGTCGGGTCGCCGAACGGCGTCATGATCCCGGCCGCGCCCATCCCCGCGAGGCTCATCTGGGCCTGGCGCTGGTACATGTCCTGGGCCATGGCCATCTGGGGCGCGTACGGGTTCATGCCGCGGCCGTAGCTGGCCGCCGCGAGCGCGCCCATCTGGGCGAACGGGTTCATGCCGGGCGCCACGGCCTGCGCGAGCTGCCCGGACTGCACCTGCTGGATCTGGCCCAGCAGGTTCGTGCTCAACGCCGAGACGGACTGCGACAGCCGCGACGACGCACTATCGAAGGCGTCGGCGGCCTGGTTCAGGTTCTGGGCGCTCTGGTTGCTCCGCGCATCGAACTGCGTCGGATCGTCGCTATAGTAATCCGGCATCGTGCGCTCCTTACGTCAGAGGAACGCTACAGGATGTTCCACTGGAATCCGTTCCACATGAACGTGAGCGACATGTACTCGCTCAACAGGTCCACGTAGGGCTCGCCGTCGATCAAGTCCATGCCCGAAGGGAAGACGCGCACGCGGTACACGTTCGAGTCGCCCTTGCCGTCCTTGACGGTGTGCTTCTGGCCCTTGTAGGGGTTGGCCGGCAGCGTGACGTCGGCGTTCGCGTTCGCCGTGCTCGCGCAGACCAGCTCCTGATCGGCCGCGGTCAACGTGTACGGGAACGTGTGCTGGATGGTCGGCTCGACGGTGAAGCGCAACATCACCCACGCGGTGCCGTTCCACACGTCGATGCGCGGCAGGCCGCCGGCCGACAGCACCATCACCCAGTCGCCCGCGACCTTGTTGGCAAGGCCGTTGCGCGCCGTGAGGTCGGCCACGTTGCCGCGGTAGTGCCGACGCGCGTCGAGGAAGTCCTGGACGTGGTTGTTGCCGCCAGCGGTACGGTCGCCGACGTCGTCGGCGTAGAAGGGGTTCAAGCGAGTGACGGCCAGGAGGCCGCGGCGCAGATGGTCGAACATACCTAAATTATCCTCCTCGCCCGCCGATCACCCCCTAGCGGGGCTTGCGCCGCGTGAAGTCGAACTTGGTCGGCGTGCGGGGCTCACGCTTCACCGGCTGCTTGGCCCGCGTGCCCGGTTCGGCCACGGGCTGCTTGTCGGTCTTGATCTTCTTTCGACGCGGATAGGTCTCGTCGTCTTCCGTCAGCAGCTCGTGGTCGTCGTGCATGGTGCCCTCTTAGTATTCGTAGCTGGCCGTGAGGTTCTCGCCCGTCTGTGGAATGAACGTCGAGACGAACGTGACGGTGTTACCCGACAGCGTGTAGTGCACGACCGGCACGAGGTCCACGCCATCCAGCTTCAACTCCACACCACTCACCGGCGTGTGCGCCAGCGTGAATGTGTCGTTGATGCCGTTGATGGCGCCTACCGGCACCTCGTCGAACACGATGGGGATGTCCGCCGCGGGCAGCGACCCTTCGAGCGTGGCCGACTGCAGATGCTGGAGCTGGCTGGCGTCGAGGACGCGCAGACGCTTGCCCATGTAGCTCATACGTTCCTCCTTAAGCGCCCGAGGGGCGAATCTCGACCAAGCGAGCAGGGTTGCGCAGCTCGAACGGCATCGTGTCGCGGTTGTCCACGTCGGGCACCAGGTCGTAGCCAGCCCGGTAGTAGGCCAGCGCGATCGTCTCCGAGCACACCTTGCGGCGGCCGTCCTGCGACGGGTCGTCGTCCATGCCGGGGCGTTCGAACCAGCCCTCGCGGTAGCCGAGCACCAGTTCCGCCAGCCGGTCGTAGCCGTACATCTCGCCGCAGTGCTTCTCCATCCACGTGATGGCCTTGCGCTTGGTCTCGTCATCGCACAAGGGGCGCCACACTTCGAACTGGTCGAGGTTGCGACACGGCTCGATGTGGATGCCGTTGTAGCTGTTCTGGAGGATGTACACGCTCATCAAGCCGATGCTGTGCACCATCGCCGCGTGCGGATACGGGTGGCCCAGCACGAGGTTCGCCGCGAACACCCACGGCTGGCCCTTGGATTGCACGAGCACGTCGCCGGGCTGGTATTCGTTCAAGGGAAGCAGCATTACAAACTCCTGATGTTCACACAGATAAACGTGGCCTCCGCGAGGTCCGTTTGGGTCATGGGCTGGTGGTTGTCGATGTAGATGTCCACGAACTGCTGCGCCCCCGGCGCGCCGTTCACACCCCGCTTGCCGTCGATGGTCTGCGACATGGTCTTCGAGTAGTCGTAGATCAGCGCCATGTAACCGTTGGCATCGGGCGGCTGGTACTCGTTCACGCCGGCCTTGAAGTCGCTCATGCTGGAGTAGACGAACGACTGCGTGGGGTCCACCCAGATGCCGGGTGCCGGTGGGTTGCCGTTCACGCCGGGCGGGTAGTCGGGGTCCGGCTCCGCGTAGCCCGCGCCCTGGTACATCAGCTTGCCGTTGAAGTAGAGCTGGGCCTTGCCGCGCAGCACGACTTGACGAACACGCAGCTTCCAACCCTCGTAAGGCCGCAGGCGGTAGCGGCTGGACGTGACGTCCACGTCCCAGAGGCCCGTGTCGGGGTTCTGGCGCACCCAGCGACGACCCGTAGGGTTGAGGGTGGCCGTGACCACGACGTTGTCGCTGCTGGGCAGGTAACCAGGACGCGTGGCCGACAGGAGCACCATGATGCGGCCGGCGCTGCCCGCGTCGATCGACACGGTCTCACCAGCCACCCAGTTCACGTTGTCCACCGTCACGCCCGCGTAGCCGATCTTGTAAGTATCGGCTTGGGTGCCCACATCCACCGTCAGCGGGTTCGTGCCCGTCAGTGGTTCGATCGTACCATCGTGCGTCAGGCTCAAGATGGTGAGGTCGGTCGTGTTGGTTTCACGCGTGAACGTCGGGATCTTGCGACGCGAGTCGTAATGCACCACTACCTCGCCCGCCGCGTTCTTCCACACGGGCGCACCGTTCACGGTGTTTGCGGGGTTGAGATCGAGCCAGGCCACGAGGTTACCCGTGTAGTTACCGGACGTATCCTTCGAGTTCGAGTCGTACAGCTTGTAGTTGACGTCGTCGTAGAAGTCGTAAGGAATCGTGTTCGAGAGCATGCCGATGAACGCCGCCATGTCGGTACGACCGCTCGCAAGCCAAGTCTGGAAGGCGGCGTAGCCCGCCTGGTTGAACCACTGGTTCGAGAGCGGGTTGATCGCGACGCCACCAAGCAGCCACATCACCACGTCGCCGCACGTGCGCGAGTCCCAGTCTTCTGGCTGGGAGAAGTCCGGCATGATGAAGCGCACCTCGCGCTTCGGGATCGGCTTGTTGGCGAACTTCTGCAGCCGCTTCACGTAGTCCGCCAGGTGCGCCGCGTCTTCGGGCTTGACCAGGTCGATGCGGGTGCGCACGTAGAGCACCGAGCCGACCGTGCGCAGCTCGATGCCCAGCTCGTCGCGACATTCCGCGAAGTCCGCGTCGTACTCGTCGCGCAAGCGCGCGAAGCCCGGGTAGTCCACCGAGGCGTACATGTTGTCCATAGCTTAAGCCTCCACCCGCAACTCGCCCAGCGCCGACGCGCGCACGCTCACGCTCGCGGTGCCGCTGTTGGTCATCGACAGAACGAAGCGGCGCCCGCCCTTGGCCGATGCGCGTTCGGGGTACGTGCACATGGCCGACCCCGCGTTGAACGGCGCCACCACGCCCAGCTCGCGGCACGCCGACACCTTGAACGCCCCGGCCGCGTTGGTGCCCGCGGTCTTTGTGATGGCCGTGATGTCCTTGAGGCCCACCCCGACGAGCGGCACGGCGTAGCGCGTGCCCGTGGCGTCACCGCGCTGGGTCACCACGTTGACGGTCTGGGTCGCGTTGTTATCGTCCTTGTAGGTGATCTGGAAGGTGTCGGTCGCCGAGCCGCCGCCGCTCGTGATGGGCGTCGTGACTTCCAGGTATACGTCACCCCACCACTCGTAGGTCTCCGTCGCCGCACCGTTGGGGTCGTCGGTGAACGTGCCGGCCAGCGCGCCCGTCACGGAAAACGTGCCGAAGTCCAGCTCCTCGCACGCGCGGATCGTCACGGGTGCCGCGCTCGATAGGCCCGACAGGTACTCCAGCGCGAAGATGAAACCGTTGGGCACGGTCCACGACTTGAGCGCGCGGTACTGGTAAGCCACGATCGCGTTGGTGGTCACGAGGCCCGTGTTGATCTCGACGATACCCGAGCGCTTGGCGGCCAGGCGATCGTAGATAGACCGCAGCAGCCAGATGACGGAGTTGACGACGCTCGTGCTGCCGAACATCGAGCGGATGTAGGACAACCATCCGATGCCGCCCACGCCCGCGCCGGCCGGCAGGGCCTCGCCGTCGATCGGCGTGCCGTTCAGCAGTACCTTGAAGCCTTCGTTGGCGCTGCCATTGATGGCCTTGTCCCACATGCTCTTCAGCACGCCGAAGACGCCGGTGTAGTTGACGGGCAGGTTCGTGTTGTTGGCCGCGCCCAGGATCGTGTTCGTGGTGTCGAGATCGGCCTTCACGGCGTCCACCGACGTCTTCACCTGGCCCACGCTCGTGTTGACGGTGCCCACAGAGGTGTTCACCGTGTCCACGGACCCCTTGACCAGTCCGACGGCGGTGGTCGTGGCGTCCACCGCGGTCTTCACCTGCCCGACGGCCGTCGTGGTTCCACTCACCGCAGTCGTGGTGGCGTCGGCCGCGGTCTTGACCTGGTCCACCGAGGTCTTGATCGTGCCGGCGGTGGTGTTCACCGCGTCCGTGCTGGCCTTCACGAGGTCGGTGCTGGCCTTGACCGCGTCGATCTTCGCGTTCGTGCCAGCCGCGCCCGTGAGATCGGTGTGCAAGAGGTCCACGCCGGTCTTGACCTGGCCGGCGGTGGTGTTCACCGCGTCCACGCTGGTCTTCACGGCATCCACCTTGGTATTGGTGGTGCCGAGCGTCGTGTTGATGGTGTCCGTCGAGGTCTTGATGGCGTCGAGCTTACCGCCCAGCGGCGTGAGCGTCGTGTTGACGGTGTCCACGCTGGTCTTGACCGCGTCCACCTTGGAGTTGGTCGTGCCCAGGGTCGTATTGACCCCGGTCACGGCCGTGGTGGTGGCGTCCAGGTGAGCGGGCAGTGCGTTGATGGCGGCGGTCGCCGCCTCGACGTCGGTCGCGACGCCTTCGATGTCGGCCGCCGCGGTGTCCACGGCATCCTTCACGAGCAGCATGTTCGCCGCCGCGGTGTCCACGGCGGTCGCCACACCGGTGATCAGGGTCTCGACACCATCCACGGAATCCTTGACGGCGCTGGAGTTGGCAGCGACCGTATCCATGCTGTCCTTGACGGCCTGCATGGTGGTGTCGAGGTTGCCTACGGTCGCCGCGACGTCGGTGAGCGTGTCCTCTACACCCGCGACGCTCGCGTTCACCGCGTCGGTGGCGCTCTTCACCGCGTCCAACTTGGCGTTGGTCTGACCCAGGGTCGTGTTGACCTGGTCCACCGAGCCCTTGGCCGCGGTCACGGCCGCCGTGGTGCCGGCCACCGCGGTGCCCACACTGTTCACCGCCGCGGTCGTACCCGCGACGGCGGTCCCCACGGCGTCGATGTGGCCGTTCAGGGCCACGACGCTACCGTTCACCTGGCTCACGGCCGTGGCGACGGCGTCGGTCGCGGTCTTGACGAGGTCCACCGCGGCCTTGGTCGCGTCGGCGCTGGTCTTGACGGCGTCGATCTTCGCGTTGGTGCCGCCCGTGCCGGTGAGGTCCGCGTGAAGCTGGTCCACCGAGCCCTTGGTCGCGGTCACGGCGGTGGTCGTGGCGTCGATCGCGCCCTTCGCGGTGTCCACCGCGGTTTTCACGGTGCCCGTGGCCGTGGCGTTGGCATCCACGGCGGTCTTCACCGCATCGACCGAGGTCTTCACCGCGTCCACGGCGGCCTTGGTCGTGTTGACCGCGGTCTTGACCAGTTCGGTGCTGGCCTTGACGTCGGTCACCGCCGCCGTGGCGAGGTCCACCGCGTCCTTCACGTCCGTGACGCCGGCCGAGGCGGTGTCCACCGAAGCCTGCACGGCCTCGATTGCCGCCGTCGCCGCGTCCACGGACGCCTGCACGGCCAGAACCGAGGTGTTGATGGTATCCGCGGACGTTTTCACAGCATCTACGCTGCTCTTTACCGTTCCAACCGACGTCGTCGTCGCCTGGATGGCGGTGGTGGTGGCGTCCACGGCCGTCTTGACCGCCCCGACGGCGTTGTTCAAGGCGGTCTGATTGGCGGCGGTGGCCTGGCCCGTGCCGATGGCGGTCAACAGGTCGATCACGTCGCCCAGGAGCGTGATGGTGGTGCCCACCGCCAGCTCCACGTCCGACAGCTTGCCCTCCGTGGCGAGCGCGCCGGCCGTCGTGTTGAGGGTGCCCAGGGAAGTCAGCAGGCTGGCGAGCGCGGCCACGACGTCGCGGTCGTTCACCGCCAGCTCCTTGACCGTGGCGTCGGTGGCGTTGGGCGCCACCGTGCCGCGGATGGTCGCATCGACGCCGTCCACGTTCGCGCCATCGTTGATGATGACGGTCGCTTGGTCGTGCACCACCAACGGGTTGGTGATGGTGGCCTTCAGGCCGTCCCCCGCCGCGAGCGCGAGCAGCGCTTCGGTGAGGGCGACCATCTGGTTCTGCGCGGCTTCGGAGCTGTAGCCGTGCGGCGTCGGTTCGGACATGGATGCTGCCTCCCTGGGCTGGAGTTACGGCTGGGCGGGCTTCTCGCCGCTGCCCACGTGCTCGTACGCGGCGGAAGCCGACGCGTACATCAGGATCGCGTCCCAGGCGGCGGTGGCCGCGCCGTTGAGGTCGAAGGTGGCGAGCGAGCCGCCGAGCCAGGCCAGGCCGACGCCGCACGCGATCGACGTCAGCGCCAGCACCAGGCGCAGCGTGGCGACCTGGCCGGCGTTGAGCGGCACGGGCGAGTTCTTGATGGCCTGGAGGCCGGCGGAGGCGATGGGGCCGAGCACGAGGGGCGCGACCTGGAGGGCTTGCTGGAGGGTGGGGGTCATGGGGGAGGTCCTTTCTACCTGACGAGCAGGGTTTAGAAGAGGTGCTTGAACATGAACTGGCGCTTGCCGGCCTTGAGGTCCAGGTAGATCGCGACGATCGCCTTGGCGTCCTCCGGCAGCAGCTTGCCGGTGTCCCAGCGCTCGCGGCCGTAGCCGTCCGGGATGGCGAACGTCTGGTGCGACGCGACGGTGGGCACCTTGATGGTGCCGTCCACGGCCCAGATGCTGGAGGCGTTGGACGCCATCTTCTGGACCTCGATCATCACGCGCGGATCCACGCGGCGCCACGCGCAGAACTCCGCGACCACGGTCTGCATCGCGACGCGCTGGCGCACGGTCGGCGCGCCGGGGCCGTAGTTGGGCTTGCTGTCGTCGGCCGTCGCGCAGTACGCGAAGCCGGCGAAGTGGGTGTTGCGACCCCACAGGTGCTTGCCCTTCTCGCTCACGCCCAGCGTCTTGATGACGGCGGCTTCCTTGCCGTTGTCCGCGATGTTGAAGTGGTAGCCGTCGAAGGTCAGCATGCGGTTGGACGAGGCGGTCCAGTGCATGACGGTGCCCTTCACGGGCAGGAAGTCGCCGTGACGCTGGTCGTTCTCGCTGCAGTGCGAGATCGTGCCGAAGCCCGGCAGGTCGATCTCGCCGAAGCCGTCGCTGCAGATGTCGAAGCTTTTGATGGGGGTGATGGTGCTCACGACGAGCCTCCTTACTTCATGTGGGTGCTGATGAAGTCGATGAGCTTGGAGAGGCCCACCGACAGGAACGTGATGGCCGCGCCGTGCTTCCAGGTGAGCTGGTGCTTGGCGTGCTCCAGGTCCTGCTGCTCCTTGAGCAGCTTCCACTTCTCCAGCTCGACAAGCCGCGGCGCGATGCCGGGGTGCCACTGGCCGTTGTCGTCGTGACGACCCTGGAGGATCGCCATCTGGGCCTCGTGACGCTCCTGGTTGCGGTGCTCCATCGCGGTCAGGGCGTCGTGAATCTCTTTCTCGTTCGCCATGGCCGGGCGCTCCTTCTCGTCTACCAGGGACACGTGACCACCGTTGCCGTGTGGTACTCGTAGTGGGAAGCGGCGTACAACGCTTTCCAGTGGGCGCAGATGGTCGCTTCCGAGAGGTCCGGCAGCGTGGACAAGCCGTTCGTGTCGATCGCGCCGTACTTGCCGTCGAGTTCGAACACGCAGATGCAGTGGCACCCGTCGTACGGCGGCGCGTCATGCAGGACCATCACACGCGGCTTGCAGTTCGGCACCGTGAGAAGCGCGTGGTACGCCCAGCTCGCCACGTCGTCGCAGTCGATCGGCAGGTCCTTGGCCTTGCCCAGCTCCATGGCCGTCTGGAACTTGAACGGGTCCATGTAGAAGTCCACGTTCATGCCGAGCAGCTTGTCGCCGGTGTAGGTGTAGTGCCGCTCCAGGTACTGCCAGACCTCGACGGGCGAGGCGAAGGGGCCGATCGCGCGGCGCTCCAAGCGGAAGCACGCGCTGATCACGGCGGACCAGCACAGCTTGAGCCAATTGAAACCCTTCACGAACCAGGCAAACATTGACCGTCTCCCGACACGACAAAGACCCGCGCCTGGTGGAATTATCAGGCGCGGGTCCGGGAGACGATAAATATGGTTGGCTGCTAGGAGACCAGCTCCAACGGCTGGCTGGCGACCACCGTGTCGTCGGCGTCACGCAGCTCGAACACCGGCGGGTTCACCGCGAGGTTCACGCTGCCCGTGTTGTTGGCCGAGTGGAAGACGCCGTCCTCCACGGTGCCCGCATCCAGGTGCGCGAGCGCCGCGGCGTGGTCGGCGTCCGACGCGTGGCGGTAGAGCGTGGCCGTGGGGTAGTGCCCGACCAGCGCGTCCTTGATGACGTCGTCGTTGGCGTTCGACATCCGCATCTGCGTCTCCCCGTCGATGATAAACCACATGTGCGATGTCCTCCTTAGACTTCGAAGCCCTGGATCTGGGCGGCCATGCCGGACTCGTTCGCGATCACGGTGCCGGCGGGGAACGCGTGGATATACCAACCCGCGACGCGCGTGACGAGAGCAGTAGAAGCGGGCAAGGCGGCCGGGTCGGAGAGTTGGCCCGGCGCGGCGCTGGTGGTGATGGTGCCCGGGGTCGGGTAGGACCACAAGGCGTTCGGGTAGACTCCCGCGGCGCCGCCTACGATGGGCAGGGTGTCGCAGACCACCTTGGCGGTGTTGACGTTGATGTTGCCCATCAAGGCCGTGGCAGAGCCACCCGACGGCGTGTACATGATGCGGGCCGCGCCCGCCGCGGTCACCATGTAGGCGGCGATCATGTAGAAAGTCTTGCCCGCCGGGACCGTGTAGGAGCCAGACGTCAGGTTGAGGACCTTGTGCTTGTCCACCGTGAACAGGTCGCGGACGGAACCTACAGCGGAGATAGAGCCCCCGGTGCTGCCAGTGTTGAACGTACCCATGGCTTACTGCCTCCTGTAGGTCATGACGACCGTCGCCGAAACCGGGTTAGTGGTGGGCGGCTGGTTGCCAGCCGACGTGATGTTGCACGAGAAGATCGTGCCCTTCGCGTAGTTTCCCGTGCCGTTCACTACGGCGGCCACGCTGCTTGCCGTCACGCCCGACCTACCCCACACGCCGCCGTTACCCGGCACGCGAGGCTTGGTCGAGAGGATCGTGGCAGGCGCGTTACCAGACGCACCGGCCACGACGTCGAACTCGCTGTAGCCACCGCCCGACCCGTTGGCCTCCACGATCACCTCGACGCTCACGACGGTGAGGTCGTAGGGCGCGACGAACGCGGGACCGATGTTCGTGAACGTGCTGGGGTAGGACCCCGACGCCTCGAACATAGCGGTCTCCAGGCTCTTGACTTCTTGCTCGTGAATGCCAGGCATGGGCGGGTGCTCCTCGTGGTGGGCTTACTCTTCGGGCGCGGGAGCCGGCGGCGCTTCGGCCACTTCGAAGGTCGCGACGAAGTCGCCGATGGTGACGGTGTGCGTGCCGGGCTCCGCGAAGGTCACGTCGAACGTCGCGACGCCGTTCACGAACGAGACGGGCTCGTGCGCGACGACCGGCGGATCCTCCGGGTCTTCGGCGGGCGTGACCACGGTGCGCGTGGCCTGGGCCACGGCCGCGCCGTCCACCGACACGCGCACGGCCGCGGCGTCCGACGAGGACGACGAGACGGCCTTGAGCTGGACGGGGCTACCCGTCACCCAGTTCACGCGCGGCACCTCGATCACGGCGGGCAGGACACCCTTGGCGAAGGCCACCACGGAGGCGACGTCGAGCAGCTCGTGCTGCAGCTCTGCCACCACGGTCGCGCCGTGCTTGATCGCCACGCAGGGCAGGTGCGTCACCTGCACGGGCAGCTCGTTGACGGCCGCTTCGTCCGCCGGGCTGTAGGCGTCGAGCAGGGTGACCTGCGCGCCGGCCGCTTCGAGAGCGGCGACCAGAGCGCGGGAGGCCGCGTCGTGCTGGGACTGAACCACGATGACTTGCATGGGACGGTGTTCCTTTCGTATCAGATGTCGTTAGGTCGTCTGCGCGACGTCCACGATGCCGTTCGCACCCGCGCCGCCGTTGCCGCCGCTCGCGGAGCTGAACTGGTTGGTGCCGCCCGTTCCGGCTGCACCACCATTGGCGCGCACGGTGCCGTTGTTGGTGTAGGAGTTGGTGTAGCGAATCTTCACGGTGCCGCCGGCACCGCCACCACCGCCACCACCACCACCGCCGCCGAAGTTGGGCGAGCCGGTCAAGCCGCCACCGCCACCTCCGCCGCCGCCGCCGTTGGCCGTGATCACGCCAGCCGAGCCGATCGTGATGTCCTGGGCAAGGATGTCGATGACGCCACCGCCATTGCCACCATTGCCACCATTGCCGGCCGAAGAGTTCGCGGCACCCGCGCCACCGCCACCGCCACCTCCGCCACCCTGACGACCGGCCGAGGTTTCGGTGTAGCTGCCACCAGCGGTGCCGCCAAGCGCGCCACCTTGAACAGCAGCCGTCCCGTTCGTGCCCGTGCTGCCGTGCGATGCGCCCGCGCCACCGCCACCGCCGTTGGCCCCCGAGGCGCCCGCCGCACCGGCCCCGTTGTTGCCGTTGGGCCCGGTGCCCGCGCTACCCGGCGAGCCCGCGCCACCACTGGTGCCGGTCGCGCCACCGGTGCCGCCGGGGTTGCCCTTGGCGTCCACGGAGATGGTGCCGTTCAAGACCAGGGTCTTACAGCGCAGCTTGAGGATGGCAGACGACGCCGCGGCGACGGACAGCGTGCCGCCCTTTTCGACGAAGACCTCGTTGAACTGCTTGTCGGTCAGGCTGTCGAGGTTGACGGTCGTGCCCGCGCTGACGTACAGGTCGTTCAGGACGGTGCCCGAAGACAAACCGCTCGTCGCCGAACTCGCGCTCGAAGTTCCGGGGTAGGCCATGGTGATGCTCCTTAGCTGACGTTGTACTGCGTACCGTTGTACGTGACCTTGATCGCGGACTTGGCGCCGTCCATCACGAACGTGCTCGCGCCGTCGATGAGCTTGCCGTTTCCGTTGAGCGTGAGAGGTTGGGACGCGGACACAAAGCCACCATCGTCCTTGATCTCGTACTCGTCACCCTGCGTGGGCGTGCCCGGCAGCGTGAGCGTGACGGCGCCGTTGCGGTTCACGCAGATGTAATCGTCGTCCGACTTGACGGTGTACGTGGCGGTCGAGACGTTCGTGATGGCGCGACGCGTCGCGTTACGTGCTCCCTTGCGAGACATCGGCTACTCCTTACGTCGTCTGCGCGACGTCCACGACGCCCGTGCCGCCGACACCACCCGCGCCGCCGACACCGCCCGTGCTGCTGCTGCCGCCCGAACCCGCCGAACCGCCGTTGGCACGCACGGTGCCGTTGTTGGTGTAAGTGCCGGTGTAGCGGACCTTCACGGTGCCGCCGGCACCGCCGCCGCCACCTCCACCGCCGCCGCCGCCATTGTTGGTGCCGTTGACCGCACTGGCCGCGCCCGTGGTGCCGTTGGCGCCGTTGGCCGAGATGATGCCGCCCGCGAGGATCGTCACCGTCTGGGCGAAGATGTCGATGATGCCACCGCCCGCGCCGCCCGCGCCGCCGCCGCTGCCACCCAGGCCACCGCCCGCACCGACGCCGCCCGAGCCGCCACCGCCACCACCGGAGCCAAAGCGGCCACCCGTGGCTTCGTTGTAGGTGCTGCCGGCGGAAGAGCCGCCCGCGCCACCCGCGCCGCCGCTGGAACCGGTCGCACCGGTGGTGCCCGTCGTACCCGCGGTGTTGTGCGTGCCGGCCGCGCCGCCACCACCGCCACCGCACTGCTGACCGGCCGCGCCGGACGCCGTGCCGCCAGCGCCCGCGGACGCGTTACCATTCACGCCGGTGCCGGCCGTGCCCGACGAGCCGGACACCTGGGACGTACCCCCGGGCGCCGCGGCACCCGCGCCACCAGCCAAGCCCAGGCCGTCCACGTGAACCGTGCCGGCCACGATCAGGGTCAGGCAGCGAATCTTCATGATCGCCAGCGAGCCCGACATGGTGAGCGTGCCGCCCTTCTCGACGAAGATCTCGTTGTACTGCTTCGTGCTGTCGTGGTTGACGCTCTGGCCTGCAGGCACGTAGAGGTCGGGCAAGGCCGTGTTACCCGCGTAGGGGAAGACGGTCTGGCTGGCCGCGGCCGAAGAACCGGGGATGTACGTCATCGTCTCGTCTCCTTAGATCAGCCACCAGCCGCCCACGCCGTCCGACATGAGGGTGATGGACATCCGGCTCTGGTTCATCAGCATGCCGCTCGTGTCGCCTTCGATCGTGTCCGTGCCGCTGGGGATCACCTGCACGTTGTACGCACCGAAGCTGTTGCCCACGTCTTTGATGGTCACCTGTTGGCCGGCGGTGCTCGCGGCGGGCACGACGACCTTGTTCGTGGTCGGGCCCGTCAACGTGAGCAGGAACGCTTCCCACGCGGCCATCGTGTGGTTCGACGCGAGACCGGTCTGCTTCACGACGGTGTCCACCGGCTTGAAGTAGGTGCTCGCGTGGCCGCCCAGCGTGACCGCGTCGGTTCCGAGCATCGGCGCGATCGAGCACGAGATGATCACGGGCTCCGACGGCGACGTGGCCGGGATGTTACCCGCGACGAAAGTGATCTTGCCGCTCGACTTCGTGTAGTCCGTGCCGAGCACCTGGACCGCGCCGCCCTTGAAGACCCACTCGTTCAGGCCGGAGCCCGGCAGCGTGTAGGTCGCGTTGCTGGTGCCGGCGTCGGCCGCCACGATCACGGGGGTGGACATCGCGCCGCCGCCCGCGCTGCTCGCGGTGTAGGTGGTGGAGCACGTCACGAGGACGTCGAGATTCGAGGCCGGCTGGCCGCCCACGAAGCTGAAGTTGCCGGCGCCGTCGAGCGTGTAGTCGGTGCCCTGTACCTGCGGGATGCCGCCCAGGAAGACCTTCTCGTTCAGCTTCGAGTAGGGCAGCGGGTAGACGTTGGTGGAGGTCGGCGAGACCAGCACGTACGCGCCGTCCACGCCCGCGGTGCCACCGCTGGAGATCGACTTCCAGCTCGTGCTCGCCAGGTCGTAGACCTTGATGGCCGGGCTTCCGCTGCCGTCGTCGAGCACCAGGACCCAGTCACCGTTCACGAGGTTCGAGCTGGGGAGCGCGGCGACGTTCGCCACGTTGCCGCGGTAGCGGCGACGCAGATCGAGATACCCCTGCAGGTTGGGGTTCGTGCCCGTGCCATTCGCATCGCCGATCCAGTCGGCGGTGATCGGCTTGATGCGCTTGACCGGGATGTGGGCCCCGGGTCCGGTCGAATCGTACGCCATGCGTGTCTCCTGTGCGTGCCGTTTGAATTATCAGCAGGCGGTGGTGGTTCACCCCATCCGGGGCTAGAGCAGGTAGTTGGCCCGGAAGTTCTCCGTGGCATCGGGCTGGAAGCCGGACACGAACGTGATGGTGTTCGTGGAGAGCGTGTAGTGCGTCGTCAGCTCCAGGCGAATGCCGTTCAAGAACAGGTCGAGCGACCCGGTACGCGGCGTGTTCGACAACGTGAACGTCTGGTTCGTACCGTTGACCGTGCCGGACGGCACCTCGCTGACACGACGCGTATCCACGAAGTTACGCGTCGCCACGTCCTGCGCGGCGGAGGGATCGACCATCTGCGTGCGGCCATTCGCGTCACGCAGCACGAGCGTGTTGACGGTGTTCGATGCGGTGCCCGTCGTCGCGGAGTTGGCGACCTTGCCCGCCGTGCTGATGGTGGCGAGCTTGGTGTCCACGATGGCGGCGCCCGCGGCGATGTCGGCGTTGACGATCGAATTGCCCAGCGACAACTTGCTGTAGGCGATGGCCGCGCCCGTCGCGATGTGGGTGTTGCTGATGCTGCCCGTGGCGACGGCGATGCCGGACACGGTCACGCTGATCGTGCCGTCCGCGTTGAGCACGCTCAACGTGTTGCCGGACTTCGAGATGCCGTTGCCGGCGATCACTTGGCCCGCGCCGCTGAACTGCGTGAAGGCGAGCGACGTGGTGTCGAGCGTGATGGGCTGGTTGCTCGTGAGCACCCAGCCGCTGTTGTCGTTGACGGTGCCTTCCTCGACGAAGGTGAACGAGCCCGCCGACGCTTCGGCGGAGGTGTTCATGTCGCTCGCACGCGTGAGTACCGCGGCCACACCCACGGCGCCCGCGGTCGTCACGGTGTAGATGCCGTTCTGCGAAGCCGTTACCTGGTCCTTCACGAGGATGCGGTCGTTCAGCACGGTGGCAACGCCGTCGATCGTGAGCACGCCCGTGGCGGTCAGCGTGAAGGTCTGGGGACCGGACGCGTACGTGCCGGTCAATGCGGCGGTCGTCGCGACGCGCACGCTGGCCTTGACGTCGAGGCCCTGCACGGCCGCATCCACGTACGCCTTGGTCGCCACGTCGGTGCCGTTGGTGGGCGTGCCACCGATGCTGATCATGTTGGCCGCGAAGTTGCCCGACCCGTCACGCGCGACGATGGCGCTGGCCGTGTTGGCGTTGGTCGCGGTCGTCGCGCTGTTCGCCACCTTGCCCGCGGTGCTGATGGTCAGCAGCTTCGTGTCGGCGATGCTGCCCGCGAGGTCCGCGTTCGTGATGGAGTTCGCCAAGGCCAACTTGCTGTAGGCGATGGCGGCAGCGGCCGCGATGTCGGCGTTCACGATGGAGTTCGCGATCGAGAGCTGGGCGTACACGATGCCCGCGGTGGCGGAGAGCTGGCTCGTCGTGATGCCGCTCAAGCGCGCCAAGGGGACGGTGCCGGACGCGAGGTTGCCGGCGGCCAGGTTGGCGATGCCGCTGCCGTCGCCAATCGTCACCTGGCCGGTGTTCGCGATCTGCAGGCGCGTCGTGAAGTTCGTGATGTCGGCGTCCACGGTGCCCGCGGGTGCGGTCTGGTAGACGAGGTTGCCGTTCGTGTCCACGTACAGCAGCGAGGGCAGGTTCGTGGCCGACGCGCGCTTCATCGTGCTCGCGGTGGCGGAGTGGTAGCAATAGAAGCCCAGCAACGGGTAGCCCAGGCCGCTGAACGCGCCGAGCGTCGCCGTGAAACCCGAGTTCGAGTGGCCGAACAAGACGCTGTTGCCGCCGCCGTTCGTCGCGCCGCCGGAACCACCCTGTGCCACCACGTTGGCGGCACGGTTGGCGTTCACGGCAGTTGTCGAGGTGGTCAACGTCGTGACGCTCACCGCGCCCGCGCTGAAGCCGCCACTGCCGTCACGTGCGACAATCGCCGAGTTCGTGTTGGCGCTCGTGGCCGTCGTGGCCGAGTTCGCGACCTTGCCCGCGGTGCTGATCGTCTGCAGCTTGATGTCCGGGACGGTGTTGTCCTTGATGCGCGTCCCGTTGAAGATACCGGCGTCGGCCATCACGTTCTCCCCGCGCGTGGCGCGCGTGTTTCAAAGGAATTATCAGCCGGAAGGGCCGGGCAACCCCTATGGGTCGCCCGGCCCTCCTGGAGCCCCGCTAGGATTAGTAGCGGTAGGAGATGCGGTGCGTCTCGCCGGTGGCGGGCTGCAGGTTCGTGCCGTAGGTCAGCGTCGAACCGGTCAGCGTGTAGTGCACGCCTTCGATCAGGGAGATGCCGTCCACGTTGAGGTGGGTGGAGCCCGAGATCGGGGAGTGCGCCAGCGTGAACGTCGGGTTGGTGCCGTTGATGGTGCCGGTGGGCACCTCGTTGTCCACCAGGGTGCCGGCGATCTTGCCGTCCACGTAGTTCTTGGTCGCGGCGTCCTGCGCGGCCGACGGGTCGGCGAACTGGGTGCGGCCGTTGGCGTCGCGCAGCGCCAGGGTGTTGGCGTTGGACGAAGCCGTACCAGTGGTCGCGGAGTTCGCGACCTTGCCGGCGGTGCTGATCGTCGCCAGCTTGGTGTCCACGATCGCGGCGTTGGTCGCGATGTGGCTGTTGCTGATGCCGTTCGCGGCCACCTTGACGCCCGACACGGTCACCGCGATCGAGCCGTCACCAGAATCGGCCAGGACCGACAGGGTGTTGCCCGACTTCGAGATGCCGTTGCCCGCGACGATCTGGCCGGCGCCGGAGAACTGGCTGAACGACAGCGAGGTCGTGTTCAGCGTGATGGGGTTGTTGGTGACCAGCACCCAGCCGGTGTCGGAGAGGGTGGTGCCCTCCTCGACGAAGGTGAACATGCCGGCCGAGACTTCCTGGCCGGGCGAGTTGTCGGCGTCGGCCGAGCGGGTCAGCACGAACGCGGCACCGGCGCCACCGGCGTTGGTGACCGTGTAGATGCCGTTGTTGGCGGCGGTCGCTTCGTCCTTGACCAGGATGCGGTCGCCCGCGATCAGGGTCACGCCGTCCTGCGCGGGGAGCGCGCCGTTGGCGGAGGCCGTCAGCACGTTGCCGGTGCGGGTGTTGGCGGGCAGCGCGCCGGTGGTGGCCGCGCGGACCGACGCCTTCAGCTCCAGGCCGGTCGCGATGCCGTCCACGTACTGCTTGGTGGCGACCTGCAGCGCGGAGGTGGGGTCCACTGCCACGGTGATCTGGTGGAAGGCCGCATCGCCGGAGCCGTCGCGCGCCACGATGGCGGAAGCGGTGGCCGCCGCGGTCGCGGTGGTGGCGGAGTTCGCGACCTTGCCGGCGGTCGAGATGGTCGCCAGCTTGGTGTCCACGATGGCCGCGCCGGCCGCGATCTCCGTGTTGGTGATGCCGCTGATGCGGGCGAGCGGCACGGTGCCCGACGCGAGGTTCGAGGCGTTCAGGTTGGTCGCCAGGGAGGCGTCGCCGCTGAAGGAAGCGGTGATGAGGCCGGCAGCGAAGTTGCCGCTGGCGTCACGGGCGACGATCGCCGAGGCGGTGTTCAGGTTGGTGGCCGTGGTGGCGCTGTTGGCAACCTTGCCGGCAGACGAGATGGTCTGCAGCTTGACGTCGGGCGTCGAGTTGTCCTTGATGCGCGTACCGTTGAAAATACCAGCGTCCGGCATGCGGAACCTCCATTACACGTGTGGGGTCGATCAGATGGCTGGAGGAATTATCAACAGACGTGCAGGAACGCGCCCAAACAAAAAGTCCTACGTCAAGGTTGACGTAGGACTGCGTTAGCTTGCTTGGCTTTTACGTGTCGGGCGACGGCTGACCACCTGCGATCAAGTGGTGCGCCACGGCGCCGGTGCCCGCGCCCAGTGCGCCGAGACCACCCAGCGCCATCGCCGCGTGGCCGCGCGTGAAGCCCTTGGGGTCGTTGGCGTCGAGCGGCTTGCCGAAGAAGTGGCGGGCCTTGTCCATCATCGACGGCGGCGTGAACGTCGCGGCGCTGCCGGAGCCGTCCTGCTTCGCGTGCGCGTCGAGCACCGCCTGCTGGCGGGTCTGCTTCATGGTCTGGGCCGCGGCGGCCGACGCGGCGTCCTCCTTCTTGAGGACGCCCATGCTCTGGCGCGTCGCCTTGAGCGCGGTGCTCAAGCGCTCGCCCAGCCCCATCTGGCCCTTCATCGGCGAGTCGGCAACGGCCCCGACGCCCCGCGAAAGCGCGCGGAACGGGCGGGTCAGTGCCTCGAACGCGGCTTCCTTCTCCTGCTCGTACAGGTGCAAGGTCTCCGGCGCGAGCTGGCCGGCGGCCTTGAGGACCTCCATCTTCTGGAAGTACGGGTCGGCGGCGAACGCCTGCTTGACCTGCTCCGCGACGTCCTGGTTCTGCTGCATGTCCGTCTCCTCTAACCTTGCTGCCGGTGCGCGTGGTTGCCGGCCAGCACGGCGCTGCCGACAATGCCCGCTCCCAGGCCCGCCCCGGCGGTGCCCAGCGCGAGTGCGGCGTGGCCGCGGGTGATGCCGCCCGCGTTCGGGTGCACGGGCTGGCGCATCCAGTTCTTGGCGGCCTCCCAGTCCTGGTGGAGCTGGTTGGTCGGAGCGGGCGCGTTCGCCAGCGCGGAATCCGCGGGACCGGTGGGCGCGCCGTTGCCGGCCGCGTGGCCCTGCAGCAAGGGGATCTCCTGGTGCTGCGGCTGGGCGGGAGCGGGCGCAGGCTCCGGGCCCTGCTGCGGCTGCGGGTGGTACTTGCCCTGCTGCTCGATGCGGAGCTGGCGCACGGCCTGCTGCTGTTCGGGCGTCAGGTGGCCGGGGCCGCCCGCGGGCGTGCCGTTCTCCACCGGGGCGCCCTTGCCGAAGCCCTTGGCGGCGCGCTGCGCGTGGAAGTCCGCGACGGCTTGGTCGTGCCCACCCATCGCCATCGCGGCCTGACCTTGGGTCGGGCGCGGCGACGCGCTGTTGGCGTGCGCGTACTGCTGGGCCGTGATAGGCCCGCGCTGGGCTTCCGCCTGGTGACGCAGGAGCGTGCCCCGGCCGCGAGCCAGGCTGAACGCGTCGGGCGTCTGGGTGCCGATGGGCTGCTGGTGCGGGGCCATGGCCGGCACGTGGGGCATGTTCGACGGACCGGCCGGCGCTTGCACGGGGGTCATCGTGTGCGGCACGCCCGCGGCGGCCGCGTCGTGGTTCTGCACGTGGACGGCGTTCATGCCAGCCGTCTGCTGCGCGTGCGAACGCGCAGCATCGTTCGCGTGCGCGAGCTGGTTGAAGTGCTGCGGCGTGGACGCCTCGCGACCACGGAAGTAGTTCTCGTTCGCGCGCCCGGCCTGCGCCTTGGCCGCGTTCGTGTTGTCCTGGTACAGGCCGCGCGACGTCGAGCCCTGCGCCACGGTGGGCGTGGGCGCCTTCACGGCCGCCGGGTTCACCTCGCTCTTGTTGATCGCACGAGCGAGCTGATAGTCCTGCATGCCGGCGCGCACCTTGCCCGCGATGCTCTTGACGGGGTTGACCACCGCCTTGACCGCGTTCATGAACGCGCCGCCCGCGCGGGCCGCCTGCTCCACGAGCGCGGCCTTCTCCATCTCGAACGCGTGGGCCTGGCCCGGCGTGAGCAGCCCGGCCGCCTTCGCCAGCTCGCAGCCCATCAGCCAGTGGCTCGCCAGCTCGAAGTCCGCCTGCTTCTCGATCAGGTCGTCCAGGTCGAAGCCGTGCTCCGCGGCGACCTTGTACATGGCCAGGCCGACGGCGTCGGGCGACTGGCTCGCGCTCTTCTGCAGGCCGGCTTCGGAGATGGCGAGCAGCGTAGCCGTCAAGTCGTCGCTCGCGGCTTTCACGAAGATGACGACGGGATCGTGCAGGAGGGGCATCATGGACCTCGCGTAGGGTTGCGACGATCCAATTATCTAGCGACGCGCGAGATCGTGCTCCATCACCAGGTCGAACGCCAGGTACTCCAAGCCGGGGCGCGCGTCGGACTTGGGGAGGCGACGCTCGCCCGCGTGCACGCTCATCGCGAAGTTGGAGAGCTTGGCCTGCAACGCCTGCATGGCGCCCGCGGACGTTGGACCGTTGACGACCATCTTCAGGGCGGGGACGCTCTTGGTCACGGAGCTGTTCTGCTCGACGGTGGTGACCAGGTGGTAGCGACGGTGGTTCAGCAACGACAAGCGACGGCCCTCCTTCTGACGAGTATATCATCAGACAAGCTTTATGAACCGTCACATTTCGAACTTGTAACGAAGCGTCACAAACGAAACACCCCGCCGGGCACGAGGCTCGACGGGGGTCGGTTGGCGATTGCCTGCGGTGGGCGCGCGGACCACGAGGGCCAGCAGCACCGGATGCCGCGTTCGGAGGTAGCAGCCTTTTAATCGCCGTCGAGCCTGCAACACGAGGAAGCACGGAACCTGGCCGCGACACCAGGACCTGGGCCAGAACGACATCTCGCGCGTCACGAGCTTTGCACGGAGTAGGCATTGCTGCCAGGCACCACACGTGGGCGAGTGAAGCGGATAGCTCCCGATTCTGGGCCCCGCCGAAGCAGGAGAGCCGAGAGCATCGTTCCGTCGGCGCGAACCCAGGGGAGGGTTCGGAGAACCGATCGAGTTCCGGGAGGGTGGACTCGACGTTCGTCGGGGTCATGGAGGGCGCACGTTGGGCTCCTTTCGCCGGGTAGCTACTACCATCGAAGGCGGCAAGCTCACCAGAGGAGGAAACCGTGCAGCGCACCCGACACAACCGGGAGCAGAGCGTCGTCCCAACCGGGACTCTCATACGTTACCGCGACCGCTCCCGATCCGTCAACGGGTTTTGGATAACTTTCTTGTAACGTAATATTAATCGTCGCTTAACTCCGCGTCGTCACGACGTTTCGCGGTGCGCGGCCTGGGCGATCCGATCAGATCCTTGAACATCTCCAGCGTCAGCACGGTGTAGACGATCGACAGCCGGGCGTCCACCGCGAGGTACACGCGCTTGCGCTGGGGCGTGACGAACTTCAGGTAGAAGTGCTCGACGCCCCGGCCGTCCAGGATGCGCACGCGCCGGATCAGCATGTCCCGGCCACGCTTCTTGCGGCCCTTGGCCATGAGCACGCAGTTCATGATCAACTTGGCCGCCGCGTCGGGCGACGTGTTGAACGCGCGCTCGATGTAGCGCTGGATGGCGTGTGGCGTAACAGAAACACTCACGGCGGGCAACCCTCTAAGAGGATTATCCGCCGTGAGTGCAGGATGGTTACGGAACCCGAAGTTGGTGCCGCCGGCAGGACTTCTTTAACCTACCCCCGCCCTTGCGGGTCGGGTCACGTCCGACGTCCCTACGCCTTGCGGTCGCGGTCCGTACGTTCGGCTTGGCAGTGCTCCACCCAGGTACTGACCCTGGTGCCTCCCGCTTATCAGGCGAGCGCTCTACCGTTGAGCTAGAGGAGCCTGTACGCACCCCGGGCTCGAACCGGGAACCCGCAAGAGGGTTGCCCCTCAAGTCGCTCTGCCCACCGTGAACCCCGGTCACCCGGGCGGTGTCCGTGCCTCGCGACACGGCTTGTAGCTAGTGCTTACGTTGAAGGGGGAACCGGGTGCTACTCCCGGGGCCGCTTTAGCAGCCGGATTCACTCCCACCCCCAGAGGTTTGCCAGACAAAAGTTCGACGTGGGGATCACTGTCCAAAACGGTAACCCACGCCAAGCGGCCCGGCAAGTTGCGCTGATCGGACTTGAACCGACGACCTCGTGGTTATGAGCCACGCGAGCTGCCACTGCTCTACAGCGCGGAGCTACTTTAGCAGACGACCATCGCGTTCGTCAAGTGGCGAAGGCAGGAGTCGAACCTGCGGGTTTCCCGGGCTCCTGGAACGGGAGCCTGCCACCTCCGGCGTGGCGCACTGCAGCTTGCTTCGCCGAGAAAAGCACGTTCGGCCTTGCCCAAGAGCCGCGCCTCGCGCTCGCAGCGGTTCACGTGGACACCGACCCCGCCAGGTGCGGCCGTCCCCCACGCGGTTGGTCCCATCACGCTCGCGCGCTTCGACCCGACGACCCAAGGCTCCCTCCGGCAGGCAGGCCGGCTATCATCACCTACGTGCAGACTACGCTGCGGCGGCACTCTGCGTCAAGCCCCCAGAGACAGGAAGACGGGCGGTGCACCACTACCGCCTCCCCGCGCCTTTCGGCTATTCAAACGCGTTGAGCGCTCATACCTGGATTATCTCCCGGCGCCGGCTTTCCCAACATGGTGCTGCTTGCGCCAGTCCGACGGCGCGATGAACGCCTCGTCGCTCCACAAGCCCGCGTGCGCTGCCTTCGCCATCGCTTCCGCCGCCACCAGGCGCTGGAAGTCCTTGGGCGCCTTGCCGTACAACTTCGTCTGGGCCATGCCCGCGAGCACGAGCTGCTCCTGCACCATGGTGCTGCCGACCCACAGGTAGGCCAGCGTGCGGCCGTACACGTCGGTCGGGTGGTCCGCGTCCATCACGATGATCGCCACGAGCTTGCCCATCACGAGGGCCTTCAAGGTGTCGCGCGACTTCACGCCCCAGGGCGCCTGCTTCAGCTCCGGTGCGTCGATACCCAACAAACGTACGTGCAGCACGGTCAATGGATCGACCAGCGCCGTGACGGTGTCGCCGTCGTGTACGTCCGTGATCGTGGCGTGGATCAATTTCTGCACGGGCTCACGCGTGGTCTTCGACTGCGCGAGCGGCGTCAACGACAGCAGCACCATCAGTGCCAACAGCAAGTACGTCATCCAGCGTTTCATTTACGTCTCCTTCATCGTTCGTAGGGCGAATAGTACACGGGAGGTGGCACGCGATTGCATTCGGATGTCAGGCACACGAGCAAACACAAGAGCACCAACGCGAACTCGCGCCACGTTAACCGGTCGGGTTCGCCGTTCAGTTGTGGCATACCAGCCTCGCTTTCGTGTGCGCACGAAACGTCACACGGACTGGTTGAATTATCTGTTACGGTTCGTGAAGTGCTCCAACTACGACGGCTCGCGCAGGTGGCCGAAGACCGTCGGCACGCAAGCGTTCGCCTTCGACAAGCCGCAGATGAAGCCCAGCTCCAGGTGTTCGCACGGCTTGCCCGTTGGAACCTTGCAGTACGGGCACTTCTGGGCATGTTTGCAGGACGCGCAGGCCGGCTTGTCCGCGTAGGCCGCGACGATCGCGCCGGTGCGCTTGGGCAGCGGGTTGGCCGGAGCCATGTCTTCGCGACACGCCCGGCAGCGCGGGCCTTCCTTCTCGAAGTCCACCTTGTTGTTCGAGCAGCTCACGCACTTGACCAGGCCGCGCGTGCTGGTGTAAGCTGGTGCTTGTGGCTGCTTGTCGGCCGGCTTGGCTTGCTTGGGTTTAGGCGCCGGCTTCTCACCACCAGGTGCCGCGTCGCTCGACGCTTTTCCCGCCTTCTTGGCCTCCAGTGCCGGCTTGACGGTCGCCCGGCAGTCGTTGCACAAGGCGCCCCAGTAGCCGTGGCCGCGCTCGAACTGCGCCGGGCAGTTGGCGCACTTCGTGAGGACCTTCACCGGCAGCGTCTGCGGCGTGCGCAGCTCTGCCACGGGGACGACGGGCTCCTTGGGCTTGCTCACCTCCACGGTGGGGCGCAGCCTGACCAGCTCGTCCTCCAGCTCGCGGATGCGCGCCGTCAGGACGACGTTGCGATCCTCCGCGTCCTTCGCCTTGCCGGCGTAGAAGTACATCCGCTCCAGCGTCTCGCGCGTCAACTTGCGAACCTCGTCGAGCTGCGTCTGCGTGGTCTTGAGGTCGTTACGCAACCCCGCGACGACGGCCTGGGTATCGGCCTTGAGTTGATCCAACACGGTCTTAGCCCTCCGGTTGGATTATCAGCTCGCCTACTTGTTTGCTCGCAGACGGACGAAACGCGGGTGGCGCAAGCTTCCGTCGGGCGTCTCCTCCAGGTACTGGATCTCCAGCGTCTGGCCGACGCACGCTTCGCGCTTCTCCCACAGCTCGTGGCGCTTCTTGTCCTTGATGCCCTTGCCGGGTGGCACGCGCACCTCGACGTCCCCGTGCATCACGAGGAAGCCGCCCAACGTGCCCTCGAACTTCTTGCCCTTCTCGCCCTCGAACCAGCCGTGGATGACGAGGTCGATGTCCTTCGTGGGCTTGTACTTCATCCAGTCGTAGCTGCGCTTGCGCACGTACGGCGACGCGTACCGCTTGACCATCACGCCCTCGCCGCCCTGGTCGAGCACGTGACGGAAGTAGATGTCGATGTGCGATCGGTTGTTCGACACGTACGCGGGCGAGTGGTGCACGAACGGGTTGGCGACGAGATTGACGTACTTCTGCATGAACGCGAGGCGGCGGTGCAGCGGCGTGCTCTCGTTCATCTCCGTCACCGCGTTCGTGCTGATGAGGTCGAACAGCACGAGGGGCACGTTCGGCATCGCGGCCGCGCGATCCACGCCCTCGTCCTCGTCCACGAACATCGGCACCATCAGCTCGCCGTCGAGGTTCAAGTCCCCGCCGACGACCTTGACCAGCTCCTGCACGCCGAAGCGCACCTGGTCGAAGCCCTTGATGATGTTGCCGTTGCGCGTGAGCAGCTCGACGTCGTGCGCGTCGGCCTTCACCTCGCACCGGAAGCCGTCGTTCTTCCAGTCGATGATGAAGAACTCGTCATCGCCCAGGCGCTTCTCCTCGTAGGGCTGCGCGAGCATCATCTGGTGGACGGGCACGAGGTCCGGGAAGACCTTGTTGATGCTCTTGGTGTTGAGCCCCACGCGAAGGTCGCGCAGCAGCACCCGCGTGCACAGATCGACCAGGCGAGGTCCACCGACGTGCGCCAGCCCGTGGAGAGCAGCAGCCACCGCCTGCTGGGCCGCGTGGCCCGTAAGCTCCCGGGCGGCCAGGCGGTCCAACAGTCGGAGCCACTGCTCGATCGTCAGGTTGTGGCCGCAGCGCTCGTCGTGACACGACCACTCCGGCACCTGCTTGATGCCGTACGTCCAACGCGGATTGTACGTGTACAAGAGGATCGTGCGTAACAGCTCGCTGTCACCAGCACGCAAAGCTTCGATGCGCGCGTTGCCGCTGGTTTGTTCGAGCTGGTTGATGACCGACAGGACCACGTGCTACTTCTCCTTGCGCAACGCCCAACGAAAGAACCAGACCTCGAAGGTTACGAGTGCGATGGCGCCGAACGTCATCTGTACGTGCAGGTCGGGGCAGGCGACCCACATCTTGACGAAGTCCACGCCAAGTCGAGCGCCCAGCACGATGAGGGCCACCCACGCGAGCACGCACACGACCATCGGCAGGCGCAGGCTGGGGCAGTGGACCCACAGCGCTCGCACGTTGCGCCAGACGCGCCGCAGCTTCTTCACGGCGCGATCACCCCGGCCTTCACGCGGTTGTCGTATGCGGTCTGCAGCGTCAGCAAGCGTGACTGCGCGGCGGCCTCCTCGTCGCACGCCGTCTTGTATGCCGCTTCCGCGTCCTCGCGCGCCTTGACCTTCTCCCGGAGCGTCATCTTGGCGCACAGGATCTGGTCGGCGAGCGGGACCAGCTCGCGCGCCAGTGCGAGCCGGGCGTCTTGCTGGTCGTCGGGGTGCTGCAGCTTGTCCAGGCACAGGTGCCAGCCGTCGATCGGCATCAGAGCACCGTCACCTTGACGAACTCGATGTCGGTCAGCCCGATGCTGGCCTTGAGCTTGTTGTAGGCCACGTTCTGGATCTGCTCCTTCGTGGGCCGCTGGTCACCCGTCGGACCGCCGCCACGCAGCGACGCCTCGATCTCCACCTCGAAGCGGTGCGTGCGCCGGTTGGGCGCACTCTCGATGGTCAGGTCCGACGGCGGCACCCAACGCTGCGCGAAGCCCATGAACTGGAACACGACGTTCAACGTGTTCGTGGCCTTGAAGCGCGGCTTGTTCTCGCGAGCGAACAACGTGTGGAAGTGGTCGGCCGTTTCCTTCCACGTCTTGTTGAGCGGCTGCTTCGTCAGCTCCGCCTTCACCTCGTCGATGAAGTCGTTCACGTGGTCTCGTTGACGATCCGTCATGTGCGGCCGCAGGATCAGCAGCACGCGGTTGCTCTCGTCTTCCCATTCTTGCGCGTTCATTCCGCGTTCTCCTGCGTCGTCAGGCACGTAGCCTTGGGCTTCAACTCCAGCCGTTCACACAGCTCCTTGTAGTAGTCACGGCACTCTGCCAGCGTCAGCTCGCAGCTCTGCCCGTTCATCGTGGTCTTCCACACGAAGTCGGGCGTGGCCTGCGGCAGCGCCTCCTCCAGGAACTGGTGCTGCAGCTTGGCCTGGCTGGGCAAGCCGGTGGTCTGGGCGAGCGTATCGCCCATGGCCAGGAGATCGCGCGGGTGGAACGACATGGGCAGGTCCTCCTATGGTGTAGGGCGACGGTAGAACGTGCGACCGCAGGCTTCGGCGAGCACCTGGATCGCCTCCTCTTCGGTCATGTTGTCGGGTGCGCGGCGCGCCTTCGTGATGACGTCCATCAGCGTGTGCGCGGCCGCTTCGATCCGCGCGAGCTGGCCGGCGTAGCTGTCGGGCGGGGGCAGGTACTCCGAGGGGCCGCCGGGGCGCAGCCAGTCGCGCATCGCCGACAGCACGTGCATACGAGCGGCCTGCCACACCTTGGGCTGGCGCTCCTCGTACTCCGGCGTCTTGCCTTGCGTGTCCTTCAGGTCCTTGACCTTGACCAACTCGATCAAGATGCCCTGCACGTCGTTCTTGACGTCCATCAACGTGTGGGCCATCGTCTGCCAGTGCGTGCACCAGCGGTTGGCGTCGGCCTTCGCTTCTTCCGCTGCCGTCAACGCCTTGCGCGCCTCGTCACGTTCGCCCGTCACACGAATGGCAACGGCGTGCCACTCGTCCTTGCTCTGCATGAACTTGATGACGCTGGCTTCGGCCGACGTGGCACGTTCTTCTGCCGCGAGCGCACGGGCTCGCCAATCTTCATCTTCCAGCACGACGGCCTCCGCCATTCGAATGTGATGCGAATGCGATACGGAGGCCATTATACCCGCTTGTCTGATGTTTTGCCTAGTTCTCGTGAGGCGTTTCCCGAAGGAGTGCGCTGCAGAACACGTCCAGCGCGCGAGGACCCTCCAGCTCGCTGCTGACCTCGCCCGCGAGTTGCTTGATCGCCTTGATGGCGTCGTCGGCGTCGGAGCGTGGCGGCAGCTCGTGGTAGATCTCGTCCAGCTTCTCCAGCGTCTTGTCCTGGCGCGCCTGGATCTGCGCGAGATGCGTCTTGACGTCGGCCAGGTGGTCGCGGACGTCGAGCAACACCTCGATCATCACGTGGTTCGGGTGGCCGGCGGTGTCCTGCAGGATCTTGTTGCGCGGGCGCATGGGCTTCACCTCCTCGTCGGGATGGTCGAGTTCCGGGGTCGGTCTGCGGTACGGGTCCATGGTTTAGTTATCCTCCCTGGCTTGCAAAAACGATGACGGCCGCCCCGGATTCGATTAGAATCCAGCGCGGCCGCACGGAAACGGTTACGAGTCGATCTTGACGAGCTTCCGGCTGATCACGGTCTTGCCGTCCGCGTCGTACTGCGTGTCGATGCGCACGCCGGGCACGAAGGTCGGGTCGCCGCCGGACAACGCCCACCACTGGCCCTTGTGGGCGAAGGTCAACTCGACGAGCGTGGTCGTCACCTTCTCGCCCTGCATCTCCGGGTGGTTGGACGGCGGCGAGAACGGCGACTGCGCCTGGCCCTTGATGTACGAGTGCTCGTACTTGCGCTCGTTGACCAGCTTGCCGCCTTCGGCCTCCGCGCGATCGCGGAACGACTTGATCACGTTCTCGTCGGCCTGGTCGATGGTGGCGATCTGGACGCTGTCGCCGTTGCGCTGCATCGTCTCGCACTGCACGAGGCACCCGACGCCGGGGATCTCGTACGCCTTGGTGGTCTTCATCCAGCCTTCTTCTTCGCTGGACGCCTTGTTGAGCAGCTTCCAGTCGTCGCCGCCGAACACTTCGAGGTCGGGGATCTTCTTCTTGGCGCCGTCGAGCGTGGTGTTGGTGAGGGTACGGGGCACGTGAACTACCTAGCCTTTCGTCTTGTCAACGAGGGCCACGAGGTCACTCACCGTGGTGACTTCGCTCGCGGTCTCGTCGGGGATCTCGATGTTGAACTTATCTTCGGCGTCGAGCACGATCTGGACCACGTCGAGCGAGTCCGCTCCCAGGTCCTGCACGAGATCGGCACCGTCGTGCACGAGGTCGGGATCGACGCCCAGTTGATCGACCACGATCTGCTGAACCTGTTCGAACGTAGTGGTCATGGGCTTAGTCCTTCCCTGGCAGTTCGAGCCGCTTGATCGGCGGGGGCGTGCCGGTGCCGTGCGCGTCGTCCTCGCGCTCTTCCTCGTCCACCTCGTCGGCGTCCGTGGGCAAGCCCAGCTTCTTGGCCTCGTCGCGAGCGACCTGGTCTTCGGCGGCCTTCTTGGCGTCCAGGCGGGCCTGGCGCTTGGACTTACCGCGGGCGGGCGGCAGGATCTCCAGGTCCGTCTGTGGCTTCAGCCAGCCCTCGAACCAGAAGTCCTGCTCGCGGTCCAGGTTGTTGTGGAACGAGAGCACGAGCTTGCCCGGCCCCATAAAGCGGCGGACGAGCTGCACCCCGGGGCCTTCGCAGGGCGTGCAGACCGGGTTCACCAGCTCCGGCACGGGGCCGCTGTACTGGTAGTTCAGCATCCCGTGCGACGTGCAGCCCATCTTGCCGACCAGCAGGTGCGGCGGCGAGCCTTCCGGCAGCTCCAGCGTGGTCAGCACCAGCTCGCCGCCAGGGCCAATCGTGCGGCGCAGTTCGATGCGGCCCTTCTCCACGTCGGCCGACATCAGCGCGCCACCTTACGGCGCGTGCAGACGCAGACGGTCAGCTCCTTGCAGAACGGACACACCGGCATCTTACTCCGCCTCCGCGGGCGCCGCGGTCCTCTTGCCATTGCCACGCTTGGGCGCGGCCGGCGGCGTGGGGTTGGTGTTGTCGCCGTCGGCGGGCGTGGGCGAGGAGCGGCGCTTGGGCGCGGCCGGCAGCTCGTACGCCTCGTGGAACTTCTCGTCCGACAAGATGGCCTGGTGGCCGTTCGGCATGATGATCAGCCAGTCGCCGGCCTGGCCTTCGATGGGCTGGTCGGGGTTGGCGGTGTTGGGGATCGTGCACGCGCCCTTGAGCTGGACGGCATCGACCTCGAACTGCTTGACGATGTACTTCACGGGAGGGGCCTCTCTGATGGGTCGCTGTGTGCGACGGGTCGTCCACAGCATGTGGGATGCTAGGTGAAGTTGGCGATCTTCTTGTCGATCTGCTCGACCGTGTCCGTCACGGGAACTTGCTCGCCCGTGACGAGGACGACCCAAGCGTGCACGGGCTTGGCGCCTTTACGGTCAGGGGGCGTGTCGAGCTTCTTGTCGTGCGCGAAATAGCTCAACACGTTAGCGAAGTTGATCTTGACGACACGGTTGACGGCGGCGTTGGTGACGACGAGGATGTTGGGCATGACGGGTCTCCTTACTTCCAGGACAGGAACAACGCCGCGATGGCGAGCGTGAGGTAGTGGAACTTCTGGTCCATGGCGATGGTCACGTGCAGCCGCACGGCCGTCTCCAGCGGGGTCAGCTCGCGCGCGTAGCCCGTGGCCGGCTCGAACGGCACCCAGCCACCCAGCTCGTAGTCGGTGTCGAGCGACGAGGCGGCGCGTGGGCGGTAGGCGTAGAACTTCTTGACGTCCGACGCGTAGACGAAGGGCGGCAGCGTACCGGGCTTGGACGGGTCGGAGCCGCCCATGTAAGGGAGCTGGGCCGCGCAGTTCACGACGGCCGCACCTTGCATCCTGATCAGCTCTTCGAGCGTGTGCGTCACGTGCACCTTGCCGTCACGTGACCAGCCCTTGGTCTTCTCGCAGAACCACGCGATGGGCTTGCGCGTGTCCATGAACGCGTGCGTCAAGTAGATCCACGCGCCGAACGCATAGCCCGTCCACGAGAAGGGCTCGTGCCAACCCATCAGGCTCAACGGGAAGAACACCAGTACCATCACGATGGAGTACACGAGCACGTGCGTGTTTAGTGCCTGGAAGTTTTTGCTCTTGTTCTGGGCTTGCCAGTCGGTCTGCAGCCAGTAGTCGGCGACGCCGTGCAAGGCGTGCATCAGGCCGTACGCGGCGGCGAAGATCGCGGGGTCGAACATGGGAGCCTCCTACTTCTTGTCCGGGCGGTCCACGGTCAGGCCGCAGAACGTGCAGACGCTGTGGACGTACGTCCGGGTGTGCGGGCCGGCGGCCTTGAGGGCATCGGTGTACATCTGGACCATCCGCACGACCTCCGCGCCGGACAGGAACGGGCCTGCCTGGGGCAGCTTGAAGTCGATGTCCTGGCCGCCGGACTCGTCGTACGCGGGCTGGTAGTTGTGGCCGTGGATGCTGCAGTCGTGCGGCGCCGGGGGCTGCTCCGGGCGCGTGCTCTCGTAGCACGTGGCCGCGATGAACGCCACGACCATGATGGTCAAGCAGATGGTGATCACGTGGTCTCCTCGTCGTCGGGTTTGGCGTTCTCGCCCTCGTCGTAACCCTGCACCAGGTTTTGCATGCAACGCAGCACGTACGTGGCGTGCAGCGTGTTGCCGATGCCCGTGTAGAAGTGGCGAACCTCGTCGCCTTCCTTCTGCGAGTCGATGCGCATGACGAACAGCACCATCGCGCCGTCCTCGTCATGCTGGACGGTTTCTTCGTCCTTCATTGCCGCGCACAGCGCGTAGTCCTGGCCGTCGATCTCCGCGACGAGCACGATACCCACCAGCTCCTTCGCGCCGTCCTCGTCCACGAGTTCCATCACATCGATCAGCTCGAACGCGAACCCGTGCAGGTCGCAGAACATCTCTTCGGGCAGCTCTTCACGATCGTGGGACATGGGGACCTCCTTGCTCGTCATACGACTCTCGCAAGGGCATCATCAGTCGGATCGGGCTCGACACGCACGGCCAGCTCGTAGCCGTACGTGGTGCGGAACACGCGCTCCAGCTCCCGCGCGAGTTCGTTCGCGTGGCGGAGTGCAGTTCGCTCGGCTGCTTGACGCGTGCCCTCCTGGATGACGGGCGTGAGCTTGAGCAGGATGCTCGCGATGTGGCGTGGGCCCGTGCCCAGCACGACGCGCTCCGCGTAGCCGCGTTCGGTGCCGATACCTACGTGGCGGTGAATCGACGCCTTCACGTCACGCGCGATGGCTTCGACCAGCGTCTGCACGCGCTCCTGGCTTTCACCAGGTGCGACGAGCGTGAACTGCAGGTAGTTGACGAGCGAGAACTTACCCATCAGTGTTTCACGCGGCGGAAGTAGAAGAAGCCGCGCTCGACGCCCACGAACTCCCAGCCGAGCTTGGCCTGGTCGTTGAGCTGCTTGGCCTGCGTTTCCGCCCACCACGACAGGTACGTCTCGACCTTGTACTCGTAGACGGGCGGCTTGTCGAGGAAGCCCGACAACGTCACGATGACGGGCCACAGGATCGCGAACGACACGCACGCGACCACGATGTCCTTGACGAGACCCTTGAAGGTCGGCTGTTCGTTCGGCGTGCTCATGCTACTTCCTCTTGCGCTTGCTGCGGGGCTTCTTCTTGGCCTTGCCCCTGTTCTGCTCGTGGTACGATTGCACGTCGTACGTCGGCGGGCCTGGCGTCACGTCGATGGGTTTGGGCGTGCGTGCCTTGCGTCCCCGCCCAAAGCCAGGCAGCGACACGTCACAGCCCAGCATCAGGGCCACGGCCATCGCGATGCCGGGCAAGCCCATCCCCCTACCCATGGCGCATCCACCAGGGACGCGCCACGAAGGGGACGAAGAACGGCGGCAGGTTCAGCGTCCACACGACGCTAGTCCTCGCCGCGCTTGCGCTTGTTGGTGCGCGTGCTCGCGCCGCCCTTGCGCCCGATCTTGGTGTAGAACTCGACGCCGTGCGTGCGCTTCAGGCTCTCGCCGCCCTTGCGGCCGATCTGGCTGAAGAACTCCGGGCCGTACTTCTCCGCCGTCGCCTTGCCGCCCTTCTGGCCGATGCTCTTGAAGAACTCCGGGCCACGCTCGCGCTTGACGGTCTCGCCGCCCTTCTTGCCAGCCGCGGACATCCGCGGATCGCCCTTGTTGGGACCGGGCTTGTTGCCTGCCATGATCAGCTCCTGTTCGAACGCACCGCGATGAAAGCCGTGACCACCGCGATGCCGAGGGCGACGAGCAGCAAGTAGAACAGCCAGTGCATGTCGGGCTGCGACGCGTAGACGGGCACGGGCTGGGCTTGCGGCTGCACGACGACCGGCAGAGCCGGCGCCGGCCCGTCAACGATGACGGGTTGATCATGGTGGATGTAGGTGGTGTGGTCGTGGACGATCACCGGGCGCGGCGCGACGACGAGCGTCGGCCGAACGGGCTGAACAACAAGCGTCGTCTGACGCACCGGTGCCACGTACACCGTCTTGTTGATCGTCACGCGTTGCACCGGCGCGCTGTAGGAGCGCGACGAGCTGGAGCTGCTGGACGAGCGCGAGCTGGAGCTAGACGAGGACGACGAGCTACTGCGGCCCATTGGACCCTCCGTGATGCGAATGAAATGCGGATGTGATGCGGGTTTAGAGCTGCAGGACGCCAGGCTGGTGGAGATCCTCCGGGGCCAGGCGCCCTGCTTGCCTGCCACCATCATCCTTCGTCGGGGCGACATCCGTCAAGGGGATCGTGAAGGACGGATGAGGGGTTCGCGTGAAGTCCAGCGTGATCGGCTTGATCTCGAAGATGCCGAACATCATGTGGTTGTTGTCGTACACGATGTGGAAGACCGTCGTGCCGACGACATGCTTGTACGGCGGTACTTCGTCCCATGGCGCGTAGCCCATGTACCGGTAGTTCTCGACCACCTTCTTGATCAACGGGTGGAAGTCTTCCGCCGAGAACATTCTGTCGGGCCAGAGCGGGACGATGTGGGCGGGGAGGTCGTTGGGCTGGCGCATCTACCGGTTCTCCTTCAAGTCGTCCTTGCGCGCGGCAGAGCCGAACACCGTGTAGTGCTGCACGAACCCGTACTGCGCGAGGTTCTGGTTCGCGTACGCCATGCACGCGGCCTGCACCCACGCACGTGCTTCGGCGTTGGTCAGTGATGCCTGCACGCTGCCGTGTGAACGCGCCGGGTTGAACCCCTTCAACGAGACGGCCACGAGCTGCTCGCCGCTCTGGGCCAGCTTTGCGCGATAGGCGTCGAGTGCGCGGGGCAGCAAGCTGTCGTACGCCATGCGCATCTTCTCGTCGTGGCGGTCACGCTCCCGCTTGTGCTCCGTGTAGGTCTTGAGCAGATCCTCGAACGCTTCCTCCGTCGGCTCCGGGGGCTTGCAGGACGCCTCGTACAGGCGGGCCACGAAGTCGTCCGGCCCCATACCCTGCAGGCGGAACGTGACGCCGGAGATCATGTTGTCGCGGTCCTGGGCGGGCATTCCGTTCAGGAAGTTCTTGAGCATGTACATGAACTCGTCGGTGGGCGTGGCCTTGCGCATGGTCTCCGGGTTTTCCGGGCAGAGCTTGGCGTGCTTGCGGCCCAGGTAGCCGCAGTCCTCGCACACGAACTTCCCCTGCGGGTTGAACTTCTCCGGGTCCGTCTCCGGCGTGGGGAGCGCGCCGCCCTGGTGCACGTTCAGGTCCGAAAGCTGACGAGCGGGGTCGGCAGGACAACCTTCGGCGTGCGTATTCACGTGGCGGCACTCGCTGCACGTGATGTTGGCGAGCTTGATGTCGTCGGACGTAACGGGTCCAAGGTGCCCGCAACCCGGCGCGTGGTTGAGCGACGTGCACAGCGGCTCGAATCGCGTGGCGCAGTCGTTGTCGTGGTAGTTGGCGTCGTCACCCTTGCTACACGTGCACTTGTTGGGCACGGGTTGGTCGTTGCCGCCTTTACGGTTCGTCGTCACCGTTCGTCCTCCTCATCGCCGCCGTTGAGGCGGTCTTGTTCGTCGGCCTGGATCTTCGCGATCACGTCGGGGTCGCAGCCGTAGCCCGTCGCGTGCGACACGGCTTCTTCCCAGCGCTCGATGGCGCTCTGCTTCTTACGTGGCACCGTCGCCTCCCAGCACGGGCGAGTTATCGCCGGCCATTCCCTTGATCATCGCCTGGAGCTGACCTGCTGCGAAGAGCGCGGCCGGCGTGCCGTTGGCGCGCAGCACGCACAGCGCGAACCGCATCATCTCGTCCGGCTTCCAGTCCTGCTGGAACTCGATGGGTGCTGTGCGGCAATTGTCGAGAGAGTTGCGCGTCTGGCGGTCCATCAGGCAGATGCTGTGCGTGTTGAAGATGCGGATGTGGCCCAGCAAGCCATCGTTCTCCGCGTCGATGCTGGCTTGCTTGGTGATCTCGCCGTTCTCGTCCAGGTAGAACTTGCCGTCCGACGTGTAGGCGTCACGGTTCCTGGGCACGCGACTTGTCCTTCGGGATGCGCGGCATAGGCGCGTAGCTCGTCTTGGCCTCGTGCGACGTCTTCACGGCGTGACGAATCGCTTCTTCCACCGTATAGTTGCTCGTGCCATCGTTGTCGAGCGCGCCCACCAACAGGTGGATGGCGTTCTGCAGGGAGTGCACGTCACGATCGTAGTTGCGTGCTTTACGCAAACCGTCTTCGAGGTGGTCGATGTTTTCGACGTCTTTGCGTTTGTACGCACGCCACAACAAGAAGTTGAAGAGCAGCCACGAGTTACGTGATGGTTGGAAGAAGCGCTCGATGTACTTGTTGAAAGTCTCGAACAGCACGGCCGCGAAGACCGTGAAGATGACCACGACACCCGTCAACAAGATGCAGTAGCCTAGCCAACACGCGAGCACGGTGACCCAGAACATCAGACGGCCTCCGGCGGCGTGTAGCGGCGGTAGCCCTGGAAGCCCTGCATGGGCCACTTGGGCGTCTCCGTCCAGGGGCCGCGCAGGCGCATGTAGTGGCCCGCCTTCATCTTGCGCTGGGTGGTCGAGCACGTCCAGTCGGACGGCAGGAACACGTGGCCCTCGTACACCAGGTAGCCCCGCACGAAGCCGTCGTAGACGATGTACATGCGGTCTCCGGGCTGCATCATCTGCGGCTTGCCCTGGAAGCGCACGTTCTTGGTCTCGCCCATGTTGTTCGCGAGCACGTCCATCTCGCGCATGAAGTCGTCCCAGGAGAACGCCTTGGGGATGGTGATCGCGAAGTTAGGCATTGACGTGGAACTCCGTGCCGTACTGCATCTTCTGCAGCAGCGCGCCGTGCTCGTAGCTGCCACGTGTCGCACGCACCTCGATCGTGAACGTGTCGTACAGGGGCATGATGGGCGTCGTGCCATCGGGGCTCTGGGGCACGGGCGGATCGCCAACGAAAGGCGTGTCCGGGTGCATCTTGTAGCCAACCACGCGGCCGTTCATGTGAACCTCCTTGATGCGAATGTGCGTCGAACGTGATGCGAACCGTGTGAACTAGAAGCGGTACGTGCGCCGCTTGAACATGAAGCGGTTGAGGAACGGCGAGCCGCCGCAAACTTCCCAACCCTGCTTGCCTCGCTCGTTAAGCCACACCTCGAAGTGCTTGTCCTTGGCGAGCGGGAACTCCTCCACCTTGTATTCCCAGACCTCGCGGGAAGCTCCCCGGTTGGCGACGATGGGCGTGGTGATGCCGGTGTCGCTGCGGTAGGTGCTGCGGTCCACGTCGTTGGCCTTGGTAGGCTTGACGACCATCAAGGTGCCGGCGAGCACGACGGCGAGGGAAGCGGCGGTGATACGGGTCATGATGCGTCCTCCTTTGTGCGAAGGACACATCATACCATACGAGCGTTAGTCGTCGAACGGGTCGCTGACGCCGTCGTCACCGGTGTACTCGCGACGAGCGCGGTCTTCGGCTTCTTCCTCGCTCTCGTCATCCTCTTCTTCGTGCTCGTCGTCCAGCTCTTCTTCCTCGTAAGAGTACAGCGGATCGTCGTCGGTCTCCAGGTCCTCGACGTTCATGTTGGCGGCCTTGGCGAGCTTGAGCTGCTCCTGCTTGAAGAACTCCACGCGCACATCCCACGCATCGTTGTCTCGCACGTCGAGGATTGCACGCTTCACGATGAGCGAGATGAGACGCGGCGACAACGCGTCAAGCTCCCAGCACGGCGCCGTGCTCGCGCAATCCTCGTTAGGCGCGTGCTTGGTGTCGCCGCAAGCCAAGCAGTAGTCCGTCGGCTCCGCGTCCCAGAACGTGGCGATGTACTCCGGCGAGCGCGAGTCCTTGTCTTTGGTCGGGTTGGTAGGGGGCTTGTAGCGCAGCACCTGGTCGTAGTTCAGACCGACACGGCGCACATCCACGGGACGTTCCGCGAAACGCGCGAGACGCGTGATGTGGTCTTCCGTCATGTGGATGCCCGAGGGATCGTGGTCCCCCAGGTAGATGATGGTGGTCTCCTGGCCGAACACCTCCGCGTACCGCTTGATGCGCTGGCCGGCGAGCCACTCTTCCGTGGCCGACATGTAGCCCTTGCACGCGATGTAGGGCACGTCGAGCGGGTGGCACACGCGTCGCACGGCGTTCAAGAGGGCCTTCTTCTCGACCCACACCTCGACGCGACGCGGCTGGTTGTCCCACATGTCGATGTGGAACTGCGGCATCACGATCTCCATGAAGCGCTGCGCGTTCTTCCACTGCGGGCGCGTCACCAGCTCGCGCTCCTGATCCTCCAGCGCCGTCCACGACACGAGGCCGCACTCGCGAGCGTTCGTGAGCGTGCGTCCCAACAGGTCGTAGTTCTTGTCGGTGTTGGCGTACCAGTTACGTGACACGAACTGGTAGTGCATCTGACGCAGGTTGAGGATCAAGCCATCTTGCGCGTAGTCCGCGATCAACTCGTTGGCGCGCTTGATCATCAGCAGGGTTTCTGCTTTGAAGTTCATCTCCTTGTACGCTTTGTACACGTGGCTCTCCTGTGATGCGAAGGGGTTACATGTGATAGATGTCGAGTGGGATGCGAACGTAAACCTTATGAGTTGAAGTTTTTCGTGACCCAGTCGCCGTGGTCCATGGGACGGTAGTTGGCAGTGTCGGCGGGGGCGGGCTTGTCCAGCTCCTGCATGATGCCGTCCTCCAACGCCTTCTTGCGCAGGTCGAGCACGATCTGGTGCACGTGCTCGTGGAAGGTCTCGATGTCCACGCGCGTGTGGCGGTCGTTGTGGGCCGTGCAGAGCGGAATCAACGGAAGCGTGGACGGCACGGGGTCGTGCGTCAGCAGGAACTCGTCCTTCACGAAGTAGCCCACCGCGGGCTCCAGGCACAGGCCGTGGTGACAGCGGCCGTGCTTCCAGCGCTCGTCATTGTGCACGTGGTGCGTGCGATCGGGCTGCGCGGGCCGCTCGACCAGCGGGTAGCCAGCTTGCTCATAGCTACGCGCCACGAACTCCGCGCCGGTCAGGCGCAGCACCTGGTTGCGCTTCTCCCAGCCCCACACGAACCCTACGATGAAGAGGCCCGTGCAGACGAGGCCCAGCCCGATACTCATACGCTTGTCTCCTTCTAATCGTGGAACGGTCGGCCGATCGGGCCGTCGTCGTAGCCGGGCTCGTCCTCCGCACCCATCGAGCTGACGATGGGGCGGTCATTGTAGGGCTCGTCCAGGTTCACCTGGACCATCTGCTCCCCCGTGTACGTGACGGTGAGGTTCGGGTCCACGCTGATGGTGGCCGGATCCTTGGTGAAGTCGATCGTCGCTTGCCAGTCCGCCTCGATCTTCACGTACGGCTTGCCGATCTCTTCCAGCACCTGTTCGAGCGTGAGCGTGTGCGGCGTCGGGATGCCGGCCTCGCGGCGACGCTCCAGCTCCGCGTTCGCACGCTTCACGTTGTCGTTGTGCCCGCCGTCCGGGCCTTCGCCCTTGGTCACGCCGAACCACCAGTCGTTGTCGCCAGGATCCTTCCACACGCCACGCGGCCCGTCGTCTCCCACGACCACGACGTTGTTGCGTGCGGGCTGCTCGTGCTGCAGCTTCACGACCTGGTCCGGGCACATCCACACGACCTGGTGCACGCCTTTGCGCGTGACGCAGATGGGCTGGCGCCACTTGCCGCACCCCTGACACAGGCCGCCTACATGTAGCTTCACAGGCGTACTCCTTTCGGCACGACGACGTTCAGCTCGCGCTTCTTGTCGGCGGTCATCTTGCTGCCCCAGCGACCGTCAACCTCGCCGAACGCGAGCGCTTCCCAGTCGCCATAGGTCTCGCAAATACTCAACACGAATCCCATTCGTACACACTGCTTCATCGTCTGGTAGCAACCCAGCTCGCGCGAGTGCTCGCCCTCGACGCTTACACGAGCCGTCCACACGTAGCTCGCATCGAATAAGTTACGACGGCCACCGACACTACCACGAATGTCGCCAACTTTGCACGTGACCTTGCGTGTTTCTGTCGAGCACACCTGCTCGATCAGTTTGGCAAGGCGCGTGCGCAGCGCGCCGTCGTTCCATTCGCGAGCCATTGGTTACGCGTTGCCCGTGACGGTTGCTTCGAAGCGCGTGCCAGGCATCACGACCACGCCCGCGTCGCCCGGCGCCAGGATGCCCGCGAACGGGTTGGCAGCGTTCGCATATGTGACGCTGTAGAGCGGGTGGGCGACGTCATCGTCGCTGTGGCCCAGCAGACGGCGAATGACGTCGTACGTGACGAGCGCGTTCTCCAGCACGTGAGGCGTGCCGTTGAGCGTGATGGTCACGCCCTTCGCGTTCTTGCGCACGTCGTTGATGAGATCCTGCAGCATCTCGACGAGTGCGGCCTCCGCTTCCTGGCGCGTGTCGAACACGGTGTAGCGGAAGCCTGTACCGCTACGCGGTCCGATCTCACCGTAGCGCGCCCAGTCTTCCTGTTGCTTGGGCACCTCGCGGATGCGCATGTCGGCGATGTAGAAGCTCTTCGCCTCGTCGGGCAGCTCGCGGCAGATCAGTTCCGCGGCTTGCTCGTGCGAGAGCTTGACGCTGTAGCGCTCGTCGTACTTGGAGCCTCCCACGACCAGCGACAGCTTAGGGCCCTCGAAGCTGTGGTGCATCTCGACACGTGCCGTGCGCAAGATGAACCCTTCGACCCACGAGCTGTTGCGCTTGATGTTCTCCAACTGGCGGTAGTCCACGTACAGCCAACGGTGCAGCACGTCCCACGACACGGTGTGCAGCGTAACCCCCTTGTTGTTGACGACGTGCACACCAGCGTCGTCATGAGACAGCGTGGTCTGGATGTTATCCATTGGTCAAGTGCTCCTTGACGATGCGGTACGCACGCGTCGCCGACGCCTTCCAGCGATCGACCACGTTGGAGCCGCTGGTGACGAGGTCGTCCCACGTGGGCATCGGCTTGCCGTCCCACGTCTTGAAGTCGCACTCCTCGCCGTACGCGTTGTACATCTGGCACGCCAGGTAGTCGATGTTCAGCGCGTCCTCGTTGGCGGGCCTGGGCTTCAGCAGGTCGAGGATGGCCTTGCCGTCGAGGCCACGCAGTTCAAAGACGACGTGGCAGAAGGAGTCCTTGACGGCCGCCGAACTGCCCGCGAAGCATTCGCCGAGGGTGATCAGGGCGCGTTCGAACAGCGTCGTCATCTACTCGCCCTCCTGGACGTCGGCCGTGATCGTCACCTGCTCGAACGCCTGCATCGGGCCGTTGGGCGTGTCGATGGTCACCACCTTCACGCCAATCGGGTCGCCAGGCGGCAACGCGGGCGGGTTGACGTTGTACCAGTTCTTGGCGATGTCCTTGTGGTTGATGCCGTTCTGGTCGAGCCGCTGACGCAAGCGCAGCGTCTCCTTCTGGAGGTCGGACGCCAGCTCGTGCAGCTTGGCGCGCGTGTTGAAGAGTTCGTCCGCGATGATGTTCCGCAGCCCGCGATGCAGGGTTTCCGGGGCGAGCGCGGCGAGATCTTCGAGCATCCCGGCCAGATCTTCCGGCGTGTCGAAGATGGTGGGCTGGGGGTGCGCGAGCAGGGTGTCGGCCAGCTTGAGCGCGGCCTTGTGCGCCGGGCCGTCCACGAGCGCCTGGGCCTGCTCCTTGATGAGCTGGTCCATCGTCTTGCCCGTGCCGTCGTCGAGGAGCCTGCTCTGGGGCACGGCGGGCGCGTGCACGAGGTTGCCGTTGGCGTCGGGCACGATGTTCGAGCCGTCGGCCAGCGTGATGCCGCCCCACGCACCCTTGAGGTCCACGTTCAAGATGCCGGCGAGGGTCGGCGCGACGCTCAACGTGCCGTTCACCTTCTCCAAGCCGGGGCCGGCAACGACGCCACGCTCCACGTACGCCACGAGCGCGTCGAACGCGGCGGTCTGCACCTTGGACGCTTCGGCGAGGACTTCCTCGTTGCCGACCGAACCCAAGCTGCGCAGGCCCGCGTGGTTGTCACGTGCGGTGTTGTAGGCGTCAACGAGACGCGCGAACTCCTTCTGCCACGTCTCCATGTTACACGCCCTCCGTGTCGTCGGCCTGGTCGCCGTACTTGACCATCGACGTGTCGTCCTCTTGCTGGCGCTCGTCACTGGCGTGCAGCTTGGCCGTCTTGCGGATCTGCTCGTCCGCGCGCAGCGTCGAGAGCACGGCCTCTTGATCGAGGGCTTGACTGATCGAGCTGGCGTCGATGGTCTGGCGTTCGCGCGGCAGCTTGGCGATCGGCACGGTGCCTGACTCCAAAGGCCCTGCCTGGTTGGCGTTGCGGCCCAACAGGATGTCGCCGCCGTTGGGCGTGGACAGCGCCAGGTCGTTGAGCTGCTTCTTGTCTTGCGACGTGGGCAGCTTCTTGTTGATGAAGTCGTCGAAGGCGGTCACGTGAGTCTCCTTGTCTTGATGTCGGGGTACTTGGGGTTGGTACGCGTGCTCTTGTAATAGATGTCCGTGCGCGGATCGTCTAGCATCGTCGTGGTCGTGGGATTGTTCAAACGCCACAACTTCAGCTCGAACTCCAGCTCGCGCATACGCGAACAGATGAGCAGGTACACCTGGCCGCTCGTGTTCACACGTGCACGCTGCTTAACGAGGTCCTGCAGTTCACACGAATACTCCAGCGCCATCCCGGCGTTGGTGATGGTCTTGACGGGCTCCAGCAGGAAGCGCTCCTCGAACGGCGTGAAGACACACGCACCGTTAGGCATCGGCGTTGCCCTGCTGGATGTTGTCGAGCAGCTCCGTGAGCGTGGGGATGTCCTCCGCCTTGTAGGGCAGCGGCAGGTTGTCAAGCTGCGGGGGCAAGGCCACGGGCGGGTTGTTGAGGAAGTACGCCATGTAGGCCGTGCGGATGGCGCTCTTACGCAGCGGCACGTAGTCCGTCTTGTCGAGCAGCTCTTCCAGCTCCATCAACGAGTTGGGGTCCGACCAGCCGTTCATGGCGATGAAGTCGTGGAACTCCTGCAGCTTCTCGTCCATCGCCTTGATGATGGCGCGATCCATCACCGTACGCGTGTTGCGGAACACGATGAGCTTGCCCTCGTCCTCCAGCTCGCGCTGCTTCTTGGCGATGGCCTCCCAGTCGGGCAGCGGCACCTCGCACAGCTCCTGCAGGTGCAACGTCTCGCCCATGGACATGTCGAGCGCCTTGGCGATGTTGGCCGCGACGCTCACGGGCGTCTTCTCCTTGCCGCGCATGTAGTCGCAGAACTTGGCGGCGCGCAGGCCCACCAACTCGCTCATCTGGCGCAGGCCGATGCCACGCTCGCGCATCACCTTGCGCACCACTTCGCCCAGCGGATAGGGCGCGGGCGGGTATGCTACTTCGTCCATGGTTCCTCCGTTGTACGTCATCCTACGAGCAAGCATAACACACGTGACGTGTCAATGACTAGCCGTAGGACAGCTCCTCGTCGTCAGCGAGTTGCAAGCGCAGGCGCAACGCATCGTTGGCCGCCGTGCGTGACGTGTAGACCTCCGCGTTGGGGTTCGTGGTTTTGTAGTCTCTGCTCACCGCAACGATGCGTCCGGTGAGGTCGATGACGTAATAGCTGCTCGCACGACGTGCCATACCATCCTCCTGAACGTGAATCGAATGAACTGCTAATGTGAGAAAGGTGGGCGCACACGGCACCCACCTCGTTTGTTACCTGGTTACGTTATGACGATGCCGCTTCGTCCGTACCCGCGGACGACTCTTGGGAAGCAGTTTGGGCAGGGCCGTCGTTCGTAGCCTCGTCCACAGGCGAGGCACTGGTAGGGCTGTCGTTGGTCGTGCCCACCTCCTCAACCGCGGCAGACGTGCTCGTCGCTTCGGTAGGAGAGGTCGGCGCCGCATCCGAGACAGGTTCGCTCTTCGATGTAGAAGACGTGTCCACCGTAGGGCTCGCGGTGCTCGTGGCGGCCTCCTGCAGCTTCTTCACCTCCGCCATCAGCTCAAATTGCGTGCGTGCCGCCAGCTTGGCCCGAATGTCCGCGATACCCGCATCGTCCACGCCCGACGACCGCAAGAACGCTTCACCCGCGGACGAGAGCGTGCGGTTGCCCGCCTCGTCCACGAGCACGTGCGGTTCACCAGAGGGGATCGTCGAGGCCGCATCGGAAGTAGCACTCGCAGCTTCCGTCGCCGCCGACGCGGCATCGAGAGGGTCCGCGGGTTCGGTCACCTGCTCGCACGACCAGGTCACGTGGTGGTCGGGGTACGCGCTGGACAGTAGCATCCGAACCGCGTCCTCGTTCGTCCCTTCCCATGCGCGCTTGAACGTCTCGTACGAGCCGTCCTGCGTGATGATCTTGCCGGCCACGACGATGCCACCCGCGGCGATGGCGGCGTTGACGAGGTCGGGATCATCACCTTCGTAGGGCAGCTCGTTCAGGTCGAGCACGCGGCCTTCACCGTTGGCGGCCTGGTCGATGCCGCGCTGCAGCGATGCGGCGTCCTCGCCCTCCAGCTCCGGCAGCGATTCCATGGGCTGGCCGGACAGGAAGGTCATGTCCTCCTGCGTGATGGGCGGCGCGTCCACCGGCGGGTTGACGGGCTGGTACGCTTCCGGCACGTACTCGCTGCCGTCCTCGTTCGTGACGCGCGTCTTGCCGTTCGTGCTGCCACGCGCGATCTCCGTGGGCGCGCTCATCGGCTCGCCGTTCTGCAGCACGTCCGCGCCGTTCTCGACCACCTGGTTGGCGGCGAGGTCACGCACCTTCTGCTCGTCGGCCTTGGCCTTCGCCATCGCGCGCAACTCCGCCATCTGGATCGCGTTGTAGAAGTTGTGCTTCAAGCGCTCCAGCAGGCCGATGTAGATGTCCACGTTGCCGTCGGTGGCGGGGTCGAACGCGAACTCCACCTCCGGGAACACCTGGGCCTGCAGCGCGAACAGCTTCTGCTCCGCGGTGGGCTCGCCGTCCCCGATCGCGGCCTGAAGATCCGTCACGATGCGCGCGGCGTGGCTCGTGATCTTCAAGATGGTCTTGCCCTGGTTGGCGTTCGACTCCACGAACGCCTGCGCGAACTGCGCGAACATCGCTTGCTGCACGGCGGGGATCGGCATCTCCTGATCGCCGATCAGGAACTTGCCATCGGGCTGGATGGTGAAGATGGGCTGGCCGTTGTTGTCGGTGAAGACCAACGGCTCGTCGGCGACGCGAACGTTCAAGGGAGATGCTCCTTTCAGGGTGCGATCAGGGTGCCAATGTGGATCGAAGCGAGACGCTTGGGCGCTCGCATGAACTTCTTCCAAGGAATGCGAACCAGCTTCAGGTAAGGGTCACGGACCTTCGCCACGCGGTAGCAGCCGTGCCGACGAGCGTTGTGGTACAGCACGATCACGTCACCGGCACGCACCTCCGTCATCGTCTCCATCTGACGCAAGGCGGCCTCGTGGTCGAGACGTGTGTGGTACGTGTAGGCCGTGTAAGCGACCGTCGCCGACGTCATTTGTCCCCCTCGATCTCGATCTTGAAGCCCTTCCCGTCGATCAGCTTCTTAAGCAATCGGGCCTGCTCCTGATCGCGATCCACCGTGCTCTTGGGCGTCTGGTTGGCGAACGGGAAAAGGGACTTGAAGATGCTCTTGGCCGTGTTCATGGTCGCTTCGATGAAGGTCTTTTGACTTTCAGACGGAACGGTGGCCCACAACGCATGAATTATAACATTGACTTCATCAAGACGTCGTTCGTTTTCACGTTGAAGTGCCAGTTGCATGTACGCGTCTTGTAAGCTGTGGCGTGGTGGAAGCTTGACGCCACGTAGGTAAGCCTGCGAGCGCAAGCTGCCCCACGTGGTGTCTAGGACTTTCCCAGCGTATCGACCCCCATCGCACGGTGAGCGCGCTGACGCCACACGTTGCCCGCGTGCAGGTACATGTTCCACAACGGGTGGCACAGCTCCGTCAAGTAACCGAGACGCTCGTCGAACGTGCTCGACTCGTCGAACGACACACGCGCGTCGCCACGGAACTCCGCCGCGAAGCGTGCGATGGAACGCAGTTCGTTCTCGCGAACGGTCAGCACGTCGCCGCCCTGCTCCTTGCGGATCTGGGTGATGATGGATTCCGCCCACTTGTCCGCCGCGTCGATCACGTCCTTGTTGACCGCGGTGAAGTACAGCTCGCTGCGGCCGCCGAACACCTTGATGGCCTGCAGCACGGGCTCGCTGTGCACGAGGTCCTCGCCGAGCTGCAGCAGATCGTCCTCGCTGATGTCGTCGTCGATGCGCTGCGCGCACACCTCTTCGGCGAGGCCGTCGATGCGCGCGGAGATGTCGGTCAGCTTGCGGTAGAACGCGTCGGGGTACTGGCCGAAGTGCGCCATCCGCAGCAAGAGCTGCTGGAAGATCGAGAACTTGTTGACGTCCACGTTGGCGAGCGCGAGCGCGGGGCTCTTGCCGTTGCCGTCGTCGTCGAGCGCGAGCGCGAGGTGCGCACGCGTCTGCTGCTCGAAGTACACGACGTCCGACGCGTCCTTGTTCTTGCGCAGGAAGTCGTCCTGCCATTCGCGCACCGCGTCGTTCTCCGCGAACGTCAGCACGTGCATGCGCACCGTCTTCTTGCCACGCGCGATCGGGAACGACAGGCGCGCTTGCCCCGTCGCGAGCAGCATCTGTTCCATCATGGTGCGCGCGTCGTCGGAGTAGTTGCCGATGTAGCCGTCCGGCAGGATCGAACCGTTCCACTGGCAGTGACGGTGCGTCGGCAACAGCGTCAACTTGCCATCGATCGTGCCGGGCTTGAAGCCTTCGCGCACGAGTCCTTGCTGCGCGCACTCCATGCACTTGCCGTGCACGATGGTGCGCTCGATCGTCAGTTCGAACACCTGTTCGTCCGACGGTTCGACGTCGGGGATCTGCGCGACCTCCAAGACGTCATTGGTGTGTGCGCGGATCGCCTTGATGCTCACGGGATCGGACGTTTCGCCAGGCAGGCGCAAGGAGAGCGTGTCGTCAACCCCCACGTCGTGGACGAGAAACTTACCATCTTGGGCCGCCAGACGACCCAGGGCCACGTAACGGACGGCCCCACTCCAGACTTTATGCAGCACGCGAATGATCTCCGAAAGTGATACGATGACAAGCCTTCAATTGTGAGCTATTATACACTAGCAGGCAACTGCTGATTAAAAACGTGACATTCGTTAGAAAAGTTCACGTCCACACGTGTCGCATCACGTGCATCACATTCGCATCACATTCGTTTCACAACACGACACGTCAGTGTCACAAGAGAATCACGTGAGATGATCCGACTCAATATCATCAACGGCGACAAGATCGTAAATGTGCCTCTTAACGTGGCCTCGACCGATCACGTGAGAGCCACGCAATCGGCACACGGTTACCTCGTGGGAACCACGAAACAGCTCAACTATGTGCCACGTGATATGGCGTGGTATGTGGACAGCGACGACGAGAACGTGCCCATCGACATCACCGGGATGTTCGGAGAGCCTCTCGACATCGAAGACGTACGTGTACTCGTGCAAAGTTTGCGCGAGGGCATCGACGCGAAAACGTTCAAGCGCGACAAGGCGGCGAAGGCGTTGCACAATCGCTTCCGCACCAAGCTGCGCGAGATGGAAAAGGCCGAACGCGACAAGAAGGAAGAGAAGAAGGACACGCGCGCATGAGCACGATTCAGAAGCAGTTCGACGACATCGTCAACGCGACCACCGGCAAGCGCTGGGAGCTGACGACCGCCCCTTCGGAAGAGGGCGCGCCCCCGGTCTACATGGTGGTGGCCGTGGACGAGAAGGACCCGAACGTGGGCGACCCGGTGTTCGTGGGGCACGTGTCGGGATTGACGGACGCGGAGGCCCAGGCCAACGCGGTGCTGATCAAGGCCGTCAAGAACACGTGGCCCACGGTCCTGGTGCAGCTCGACAAGCAGACCAACATCATCAACGCGGCGATCGACCTGATCGCGTCGGCCGACATCCTCGTGACCGACAAGCACGAGCAGCAGGTCAACGCGTTGCTGGCGGCCCTGCAGGCGGGCGGCTACCAGACGGAGGCGCTGATGCACCCGTCGGCGCAGGAGTACCTGCAGCAGACGACCGGCTAATCCGATGAAGGCCGTCTCCGAGGAGTACCTCGAAGAGCGCGTCAGGCATAGGTTTGCAGCCCACCCCATCGACGAGGTCCTGATGGCATACCTGCGCAAGCAGAACTGCCTCTCGAAGATGGAGTGGATGCACACGCGATTGAGCGGCAAGCAGTTCATCGCGTGGCTCGCCACCCAGCGTATCGACGACGTGGGCGCGATCAACCGCGAGGTCGTAGACCGCTATATCCGCGTGCTCTCCGTGACGAAGCACGCCTCCCGCACGATGTGCCTGAAGCTGCTGCACCTGCGAGGCTTCCTGGCCTACATCCACGAGCAGGGGCTCGTGAAGGACCACCCGTTCGACGTGTCCTACAAGGAGCTGCAGACCCTGCTGGTCGAGGAGCCCCTGGATACGCCACCTGCCGTGCTGCGAGCGTCCGTGGACTCCAAGTCCGTGGAGGCGTTCTTCCTCTACATGTTAGAACGTGCAGACGGCAATCTCGAAGCCCTGGTGGACTTCACCTTGGGCGACTTCGTGCGCGGCAAGCGTGGGCCCACCATCTTCGGGCAGCTCGTGTCGGAGCGCGAGTTCCAGTGGGTGTACGAGCACGTGAAGGCCCTGACGGGCGTCAAGCTGTTCAATCCCAAGGCAAGCCCTGCCACGTGGAAGAAGAAGCTCTTCGCGAACCCCAAGGGTGGGCCACGTGACGTGCGCTACTTCAAGAACCTGTTGCGACGCAGCTACTTCTTCCACCTCTACGTCACGGACGCGCCGTCGCGTGCGATCGTGGAGATCTTCTTCCCGTACCGTCAGCGCCGGGCGAGCCGACGGATGGAAATGAGCGACGTCGTGGACCTCGCCTCGCCTACCCAGTTCGAGAACACGCGAGACGCCCATCTCGCCAAGTACATGAGGTCGTGATGATCAAGAGTAAGAAGCGTCCTGCCATCGTCTTCACCATCGACGGCGTCGTGCGACGGCTCAAGAAGGAAGTGGGCCAAGCCTACGCGGAGAAGCACGGGATGGCACCGCCCGTGCCCACCAAGGTCGGCGAGCAAGAGCTGATCATGCCCGTGGTGGACTTCATCCGCGAGCAGTGCCTGGCACGGGGCGCCACGCCCATCGCCATCGACATGGCGCCCTACATCGAGATGGGCCAGATGGACATGGCCGGCTACATGAAGGTGCAGCAGGAGCTGCTCACGATGCTGCGCAAGTGCGAGGTGCCCGACCCGCAGTTCTACTTCTGCCACCACGCGCCCCAGGAGCGCATCGCGGGGCTGGATGCCAAGGGGCGCGCCGTCTTCGAGTACGACCCCGTCTGCAAGTGCCGCTTCCCCAACGCGAACCTCATCCACCAGGCGCTGTACGAGCAGAACGTGCCCGTGCACGTGTGGGAGTCCACCGGCAAGATGCGCGTGCTTCCGCCCAGCCTGTTCATCTTCCACCCGCAGCGCCCCGAAGAGAGGTACGCGGCCCTGGGCGGTTGCGGCTTCGATCTCGTGAACCTGATCGCGATCCTCGACGGTTCGTTCGGTTTGAAGGACAAGGTGGACCACGCGCACCTCAAGCTGGCACGTGAAATGCAAGACAACATGCGGCAGAACGGCCACCTGTTCGGCAAGAAGGTGTCGCTCGACGGTGCACGCAACGCGGCGATGACGATCGAGATTGCGAAAAATTAAGTGCACGCACGTTGACACACGAGACGGTCACGACGTAAGATAACCAGCAACCAAGTTCCACTACCTTAAAGGAGCAGTCCCCATGCCCATCACCGAAGAGAAGGCCCTCGAAGTCTTCGGCCAGCTCGTGAGCCGAGTTGGTGCTGCGACCACCGAAGGTGGCGCGGCCATCACCCTGACCGACGCCACCGCGGCGTACGGCCAGTTCCTGGACACCCACAACAAGTTCTTCCCGGAGCCCCCGGCGGTCGTCGTCGAGGTCAAGAAGGCCAAGCGCAAGCGCCGCGGTGGTCCCCCGCCGGGTTGGCCGGTCGGCGTCGGCAAGGAGGCGTACGCCACCTGGGCCGAGCAGCAGAAGAAGGCCGGTCGCGCCGAAGCGGAGATCACCCCGCAGCAGTACCAGAAGGAAGACCGCGCGGCCCGCGCCGCTGCCAAGCGTGGTGAGAAGGGTGCTTCGGCCCCTGCCGCGGAGAAGCAGCCGGCCGCGAAGGCTCCCGCGAAGGACGCCACCAAGGCGCCCGCCGCGGAGAAGGCCCCTGCTGCCAAGGAGTCCGCCAAGACCGAGACCAAGGCGGCGACGCCTGCCAAGGCCGCGGACAAGGCGCCCGCGAAGGATGCCGGCAAGGTGGCGGTCGGCACCGCTTCGTAACCTCTCCAACCTCCATACACGTGAATGCCTCGCTCTCTTCGGAGAGCGGGGCGTTTTCTTTACATCGCTTTACGTCAAACTTGCTTGACGGTTACGTGAGCCACGTGTATAGTTAGGTCGAGCGGTAACCTTCCCGGGTTATCAAACGCACTACAGTCGCATCCCAACAAGTGAAGAGAGGAGGCGTTCACGCATGTGGCACGTCAACAACCGCTAGAGTTCAAGAAGTTGTCGATCAACTTGACGAAGCGGCAGCACAAAGAGTTTACAGAACGTGCCGATAAACTTGGCATACCTCTCGCTGAATACGTGCGCCGCGTGTTAGACGCTCACCTCGAACGAAAGGAATAGCGCAACGCTATGAGTACCATCGCCCCACTGGGCCAACTCAAGCCGATGGGCACGACCAACATCCAAGGTCGCAACGTGCCCACGGCCCAGGCCATGCTCACCCGCGCGCACCGCGACGCGACGGATCGCGGCCTCATCCTCGTCGGCATGGACAGCACGCTCGTGCTGCCGCCCGCGCCGCCGAACATGCTCGTGATCGTGAAGGTCACGCTCTTCTTCCGCTTCTACACGGACACGGAGCACAAGGGCCCGCTGCTCAAGTGGGAAGCCCTGGGCGACGCGGACACGCAGACCGGCGGACGCGTGAGCGGTCGTCTCGTGGCGCTCGCCGAGACGCGCGGCACGAGCCGTGCGCTGTCGCTCGCGCTGAACCTCGACCAGGAAGCCCTGGAGAGCGGCGTGTCGCAGGCCCCGCAGCAGGGTCAGTTCCAGCCGCAGCAGCAGCAGTTCCAGCAGCCCGGTGCGGCGCCCCAGTACCAGCAGGCGCCTCAAGGCGGCGGCCAGGGTGGCTGGGACGGCATGTTCAAGTGGGGCAAGCACTCCGGCAAGCACGTCAGCGATCCGTCCATCTCCATGGACGACCTGATGTGGAACTACAACAACCTCACGCTCCAGGACCGCCAGACGCCGGACATGGTCAAGCGCAACGTGGTCATGGCGGAGATCCAGCGCCGGCAAGGTGGCGGTGGCGCCGCGCCGATGGCGCAGCCGCAGCAGCAGCAGCAGCAGTACCAGCAGGCCGCTCCGCAGTACGCGCAGCCCCCGCAGGCGATGCCGATGGGCGCTCCCCCGCCGATGCCCGGCTTCGCGCCGCAGCCGTTGCCGCAGCCCCAGGGTGCGCCGGTGTTCAACCAGCAGCAGCCGATGGCCGGCATGCCGATGGGCGCGCCGCCTCCGATGCCGATGGGCCAACCGATGGGTCAGCCCGGCATGCCCGCGCCCGGGATGCCCGTCCCCGGCATGGCGCTCGACCCGGCCACCGTGGCGCGCATCACCGGCACCGCCGCCCAGAAGGGCATGGCCATCCCGCAGCTCAACCAGTACGTCATGACGACGTTCGGGGTGGGCGACGTGGGCCTCCTGCAGCCCGCGCAGGCCCAGCAACTCGAAGCCGTTCTCGCCAGCATGCAGAACGTCGCGTAACGCAAGGAGATCAAGAACATGGCGAAGAACCAAGCCGTCGAGACGTTCATGAACAACCTCACCAGCATCGACTACATGAACGGGGCCACCCTGAAGCTCGCCGTGGACTCCAACGGCCACAAGGCGGGCACGCCGGTCCAAAACCTCTCGACGTACGTGCTCAAGCCCACGGGCCAACTCTACATGGTGGTCGTGCCCGAAGGTGCTGATCTCGAAGAGGGCAGCATCACGGTCGAAACCACCACCCTCGTCAACCTGGATGGCACCCCTCTTCCCGCCGCCCTGCCGGTGGGTCCCAACGGAGAAGTTCAACCCATGACCACCCCGACCTTCAACGCCACGCAAGCGGCGCCTGCGTACCCCGCGGCCAACGTGGATGCGGTGACGCAGATCTTCCAGCAGATGGCGCCCCAGCACCCCATCAGCCAGGAGTTCCACCAGTTCTACATGCAGGTGATCGGCGCTGCCAACCCGCAGTACCTCCAGCAGTTCATGACCAGCCAGGGTCTCGTGGCCCAGCCCTGGACGCCGGAGCAGACCGCGCACCTGTACAAGCTGGTGTCCGACATGGCCCAGCAGCCGCCCTCCCCCAACGCGCTCGCGCTGCTCCAGCAGGCCGCGCAGCCCCCGCAGCAGCAGGTGCAGTACCAGGCGCCTCCGCAGCAGGGCTTCCAGCCCCAGGGCGCGCCCGCGGGCTTCACGCCCCCGGCGGTGGACCCCAACGCCCAGCAGCCGCAGTGGAACTACCAGGCCCAGCCGAACGGCCAGTTCGGGCAAGCCCAACCCGGTGCGTTCCCCGGCGGTCAGGCCGCGGTGCCTGGTGCCGCTGCGCCCGTGGACACGGGCGTGCAGGCGATGCCGACCTTCAACCCCCAGGCCCTGCCCGGCCAGCCCGCGGGTGCGCCCGCGCTGCCGGCGGTCCCGGTGGGCGCGGACGGCAAGCCCCTGACCAAGCGCCAGCAGACCGCGCTGAAGAAGAAGCAGGAGAAGGAAGCGGCGGCCCAGGCTGCTGCCGCGGGTCAGCCCGCGCCCGCGTCGTCCAGCGGTGCGCTGTCGCCCGTGCAGCTCAAGGCCCTGGCCGCGCTGACGGAGGTCTACCTGCTGGACCCCGCCAACTTCGACGCCAACCTGGAGGCGGCGGTCGAGGCCCTGGAGTCGTTGACGCCGTAAGCCACGCCACCCTTACGTGGGCCACTACCTTCGGGTGGTGGCCCTTGTCACACGATAACGCGTTTGCGTGTGTTATGGCCTGGTGACAGCGAGCCATACCACACGATGGAGGTACTATGGATCCCAAGTTGCTACGCTGCCCTACCGATGAGAGCCACGTGAGCTTCACCAACGGCAACCCCTTCACCATGGGCAACACGATGGGTGGCACGTCCGGGTCGGTCAATTCGTTCACGCAGGACGGCAAGTGGCGGTGCACCACGTGCTATGCCGTGGCAGAGCGTGTACCCAGCGAGGCCGAACGTGTGATGGGTTCGGTGGTGCTTCGTGCGGTGCTGGTTAAGAGGACGTGCTTGACCGAATACGTCCCTGTTAAGTACGATGAGATACGCAGCATCATGTCGTTGTTGCCCCGCGATGTACTCGAACGAGTACAAGCCGCCGCACTTAATCCGCATCCAGAAGCCTGATGATCTCCATCGACATCCACCCTTTCACGACGGTCGTCTACGGGATTCCCTTTGGGAGTCCCGTCGAGACGTATCTGCAGCGACAAGTCGGCTACACGATTCCGAACTCGCACCAACACCCCGACGTGAAGAGTGGCAAGTGGGACGGTCACGTCACGGTGCTCAACCGTCACGCACCGTACCTCTCTGTGCACACCGTGCCCACGGGCCTGGTGCACATGCTGCTTGAACATCTCGCGCTGTGCCAGGCCCCCGTGCAACTCTACAACAATATCTTGCCGCTCGCGCCCGACCCGGCGTTGGAGCACCTGGCGCACCTGGACCACGAGCACGTCGTCCAGCTCCGGGCCTATCAGCAGATTGCACTAATGAAAATGATCATGGGCTACATGCTGCCCACGACGGGTCTCATTCATCCTCGTGTGGGTGGCGTGCTGCGCGCGGGCACTGGCGCGGGCAAGACCAAGACGTCCATCAAGATCGCGCAGACACTACGTGTTCCGTTCGCGTTCTTCGTGAACGATAACAACGACCTGCTCTTACAAGCACATGACGAGTTCCAGCGTGCACTTGCCCCGGAGCCCATCGGGATGATCGGTGGCGGTAAGTGCGACCTAAAGCTCATCAACATCGTGAGCGTTGACAGCGTTCACGGCTACTATCGTGCGAAGAACGGCGTGCTCAACACAAAGGGTGTGCCGTACGAGATGCCCAGCAGCGCGCCCGTCGTCGAGAAGCTCGTGACGCAGACGCGTGCCGCGATGTTTGACGAGTGCCACAGCCTGGGCGCCAAGACGCCGTTCGAGTGCGTGAGCCTGTTCAACCGCGTGAGCTTCATGGGCGGACTCTCCGCGAGCCCCTGGCGTGACGACGGGATGGACATCCTCATCCAGGCCGCGTGTGGCCCCATCGTGCACACCATCACGGCGAGCGAGCTGATCGACCTGGGCTGGTTGGTGCCGCCGCTCGTGCGCATCCACGAGATACCCCCGCCGCCGGGCTGCACGAAGGACTTCGGTGACTTCGACTTCGCGTACAAGACGTTCATCCGTGACTACGATAAGCGTCATCAGATCATAGCGAACATCGTGAACGAGCACGTGAGCTTGTACAATCGCACGGTGCTCGTGCTCGTGAAGCACGACCTACATGGCCAGGCGCTGCAGAAGTTCATCCCCAAGAGCACGCTCGTCGTGGGCTCTCGCGTGAGCAAGACCAAGCGCAAGAAGCTGTGGGACCAGATGCGCAACCGCGAGATCAACGTCATCATCGCGACCACGCTCGCCGACCAGGGTCTCGACATCCCGGAGCTGGATGTGGTCGCGCTCGCGGGCGGTGGCAAGAGCAGCACGCGTGCCCTGCAGCGCACCGGCCGCCCGCTGCGCACCACGGACGGCAAGAACCGCTTCGACCCGACCTACAACGGCAAGACGGTGGCCTTCGTGGAGGAGTTCGACGACAAGCACCGCACCCTCGAAGCCCACTTCTCGCGTCGTATGGCGATCTACGGCACCGAACCCGCGTTCAAGTACGAAAGAATCAGGCACCTATGACCGACAGGTTCGAGACCGCCATCGCCCGCGTCACCGCGGCCTACAAGGCGCAACGCGAGCAGGAGAAGGCTACGTCCGTTCCAACGAAGCTCGTGCTGCCTGACGACGACAAGCCGCGTATCATCTTGCCATCGAGCAGCATCACGCTGACGCGCGAGCAAGAGTCCGTGGTCAAGCAGATTCGTTACTGGTGGAACCACTTGCGGTTACAACAGCTCGTGTTCACCGTCGCGGGTTACGCGGGTGTGGGCAAGAGCACGGTCTTGAAACAGGCCATCGAATCCCTGGGGTTGAAGCCGAACGACGTGCAGTACATGACGTATACCGGCAAGGCCGCGCTCGTGCTCACGAACAAGGGCACGCCCGCCGAGACCATTCACAAGACCATCTACGTGCCCATCACGGAGAAGTACACGTGTCCGCACACGGGGCGCCAGAAGGAACGTGTGAAGGGCTTCAAGCTGCGCACGCCCGACACGATCCCGTGGCGGCTGTTCGTGGTGGACGAGGTCTCGATGGTCAGCCGCAAGGTGCTCGCGGACCTGCTCTCCTTGGGCACGCCCGTGTTGCTGCTGGGCGACCCGGAGCAGCTCCCGCCGGTCAAGGACCGCATGAACCCGTTCCTGCAGAAGCCGGATGCCGTGCTGACGCAGGTGCACCGCCAGGCCGCGGACAACCCCATCCTGTGGGCCAGCATGCAGGTGCGCCAGGGCTACCAGCTCCCCTACGGCGTGTACAGCCCGCAGTTCCGCGTCATCCCCTACAACTACCTCATGCAGAGCGACCTGCAGCACGCGGACCAGATCATCTGCGGGCTGAACCGCACCAAGGACCACCTGAACGGCGTGATGCGCCAGATGCTGGGGTTCGAGGGCTTGCCCAAGAAGGGCGACAAGCTGATCAACCGCAAGAACGACTGGGAGGAGCGCAGCACCAACGGCGGCCTCCCGCTGATCAACGGCTGGCACTGCCGCGTCCTCAAGGACGTGCCCAGCCGCGACGTGGACCGCCACGAGCGCACGCTCTACTTGAGCGTCCAGGGCTGGGAGGACACCCAGCACGAGTTCCGCGAGCTGGTCTGCAGCCTGGACTGGTTCGAGCCCCAGGACGAGGTGAAGCCGGACAACCACAACCCGCACTACAACCTGGAGTACGGCTACGCCATCACATGTCATAAAAGCCAGGGCTCCGAGTGGAAGCGTGTCATATACATCTACGAGCCCTTCGGCGACCAGAACACGCGTCGGCAACTTTTGTACACGGGGATCACCCGCGCGGCGGACGAACTCGTGCTCGTTCAATAAATAATTAGACCCCCTCCCCCGCGTGATCGACACGGTTTTCGTGTTCGGTCACGCGTTTTTCATGCGTTCGCGCAGGGGTCCCCCTGTAATTTTCGGGCCGTGCGCGAGGGGGACCCCCTTGAATTTATTTTGTACAGTTTAACCGCAACTTTACCTTTCTTATTTTGTTCATAATTATAGACCCTCCCCAACGACGCGTTCGACGTCCCGAAAATACCCCACCCCCTCCCCGCGCATGTGGAACACCCGTTCCACAAACACGACGAGGACCCCCTCGAATTACGAGCGCGTGTGGAACACCCGTTCCACTTTTCGGTCGAGGACCCCATCGAATTTCGCGTGTTTGTGGAACACCCGTTCCACACGTACGAGACGTGCGCGATAAAATACCAGGGGACCCCTCCGATCACCAGCACGTAACACGGCCCGCAAACCACGTATCCGCGCCAATGTGACACGAACCTACTGGGTTTGCGGGCCGGACCCCGTGGACCATCGAAATTCGAAACAGGCACGCCGCCGAATTTTACAGCGTGAGTTGATATACCAACGACAAGACGTCACCAACCTTTCCTATTTATTTATTTATTTTGTAAGACTATCAAATAAAATATATATATATATATAGTGATTTAATTGGGGACCCCCTCCCCCTTGTTCTCCCTATGGTGTTGTTGGTGGCGGTCCTCGTATGGTGTTCTTGTTCCAGGGGGTGGGTGGTTATTTTCTGGATTCTCCCTATAGCTTTGTTGTTTCGGCGGCCGGCGATCGAAAAAGTTGCGAAAATAAAAATGGTGATCAGCAGGCAACCGTGCAAACAAGCGTTCGAGATCCGAACACCCCGCGGCACCTACATGGGCGCCCTCCGATCTCACCCACCAACCACCCAATCCACCGATCCATACCCTAACTCCCCCACTCCAGCACCTCACCCAACCACTCTCTAACTACCCTATTTCCCTCCGTGGGTGGGTGGCGGGTACTCCGAGACCTTCCGGGTCAAAACAACCGCCTTCCTAGCCCTCTCATCCCCATCCACCAACGCCTCGCATGTATATGAATGCAGATCGCCTGACTCGTTGACCCAGCGACGATGAACCTCCAGCCGTTCTTCGACGCCGCGTCGTCCGATCATCATGAGCCACGACACCATAGTCTCAACGACAAAGTTTGTTCACCCATGCTCTCTTGACAGGTATCGGGGCATCTGCGAAGATAGGCTCCCGACCCGGGGACCCGCCTCAAGTTCGCACCCCATCCACATCCCACCCGCACCCTCTCACGCCCCAAGCACAAACACCCCCTCCCCCTCATTTCCGACCGCCCCCGGCCGCATCACGCATCACCCGGGACCCGGAAACACCAGGAGCCCGAAGGGTTTCAACTTTTGTGCGGCGAAAGTTATGCGTGCGGCCACGCGGCCAAAATAAATACCCCTCCCCCTCCCACCCTCCTCGCAGAAGGACCCCGCATGCCCTTCAACGCCCAAGCCTGCATCGCTGCTCGCACGGCCCTGAACCTCACCCAGCACGAGCTGGCGATGCGCGTGCGCTACCTCGACGACCAGGGCAACCCCAAGATGCTGCGCGAGGAGTACCTGTCTCGCTACGAGCGCGGCAAGCGCCAGCCCGAAACCAGCATCTACCTCGCTATCTGTCGCGT